TGGATAAGTTCCTGCATACAACATACGTAGAGAAATGTTGTTAGTAGCAACATTGGAAAGAACATCTCGATGCATGAAAGACGGAACAATCCAACCCGTTGAGGTATTCACCTGCGTATAAATTTGAAACCACGGACCGGCAGGTGTAGGAGCTTCGTAGAAATACCAAACATCAGAGCCACTCGATGACGGAACGTTATCTAACAAGACATAACGATTAATCGTAGGGACAAAGAATACGCGACCACCATAACCGTTGAAAACAGTCGTGTAAATCGCCGTTTTACCGGTATCAGAAGCGGTCCAATTCGTATCGGTAACGAAATCAGTAGGTGTTGGGTAAGCCGGACCTATCCAATACTGAAACGAGGCGGAATTTTGTGCATCAAACTGAATTCTAGGAATCCGCATCAAGTATAGATGCGTTAAATCAGCCGAATCCCGAAAAGTGATGTAGACAAATCCATTTGCACCATCAATTTGATTTCCCGCTGTGTTGTAACCTAGAGTACCATCGTCAGCCGCATAAAGCACTGGGTCAGAAAAGCCATAGGTAGACTGGGCATATTCATAAGTTCCTGCTGCGGGACGAGAACCATTCGCATTAAAAGTTGTGGGAGTTGTCCAATTATTCCACGTCGCTCCGTGGTCCGTTGATTTGATGATGTTACCGTCCCAGTTGGCGCTTACATTGTCTTGGCGATTAGTAAATACGAAAAGATTTCCGTTTATCCCAAACACACCGTAGGATTTACCCTGCATAGGAGTTCCGCCAGGTCCGTCTGTCCCATCGGAAGTATTCACACCAAGATAGTTCGAAAGAATATTAACGAGAGAACCTGCGAACGTGGTTTCGTTGGTGAATTTTCCTACTTGTAAATTCGCCCCTGCGTTGGCTGTACCAGTTAAACCATACCCATCATTCATAGATACATAGGTAGAACCATCGTTCGATACAAAACTGTATAAGGAGTCTCCACCGCTGGCATTGCCGAAAGTCCCCTGCACTCCACTATCTGTCGCCGAAAGAATTGGTATGCGAGTTTGAGCGACATTCGTGGTCACATTTTGTGGTGTGGAAGTCGTTGCGCCCGAAGTCACGGTGCAGGAATAGAGTGTATTGGGCAAAAGTCCTGTGACGATGGCTTGGTGCGAAGTCCCACTAGCCGCTACACCATTATCAATTCCTGCCTTGGCTCCCGCGTGAATGTTGGAATCCGCAGCAATATCCGTCGTCCAAGTCGCCACGATGGTCGTGTCAGTGACAGTGTATGTAAGAGCGGAGATAACTGGGTTTGGCATCAAAACACCTCAAGCGCAGCTAAGAGAAGGTTAACTCTCAACGTAAGAATGAATCCAATGAAAGGCTTTGCAAACCTCCGCTTCGGAGGTTCCGAATCTCTTGACTACCCAGCCTTTCTTCCTGAGCTTTCGATCTCGCTTGGCATAATCAGTTAGATTGATTGAATGCCAATACGCACCATCCAGCTCAATACAAATTTTTCGATTCGGGTCCGCAACATCGAGTGAATACCTTCCAAAAGGGACTTCCAGCCTAAATCCTTTAATCCCAGCTCTACAGAGTTTCCTCAAAAGGGATTTCTGAGGTTTAGAAGGCCTCTGTCTCAGAATACCAGATTCTCTCCACTTTTCTGCTTGCCTCTTCATTTGAAGAGATGCAGCCTTGTGTTCCGACTTCTTCTCCCATCTTCGGCCAAGACCTTCCTGAAGTCCTTTTATGGCGTTCCTTTTGTACTCAGGGTCACTCATTCTAGATTTCATCACAGGCCGCATACGCTTAGCCTGGGCCTCTCTTTTCTCAGGAGTCCAAGAGTCTTTCATTCGTCTGTGCCATTCCGGGCTTCTTAAATGATCTCTGTGAGCCTCTTTCCAAGCCGTTCCTGTTAGATAAGGCATATAAACTCTACGACTCCACATATCTATAAGTCACAGTCAGCGCAGTGATTGGACCCGCACCACCAGCATAGGTGCTGTCCAGAGCCATCTGGGTTTCAAGAAAGTCCTGACTCCCTTCCCCTGTGTTGGGATTGCTGAGAACAGTTCCCGCGTTAATGGCCAGAGGAGAGCTTGACGTGTACAGAGTCGCAAGATTGGCAGCCCGGTTTGGAGCTGTGTCTGTAAATCCGGTGATGCCGCTCTGGTCTGCAGAAGTAGCTACTACATAGATACCAACAGACTGGACTCGGGCATACACATACTGTCCTGTAGCAGGTGTTCCAGTTAGAAACCAGACCAAATCTGAAATCGCCCCGAGAGGTGGAGTAGTCCAGTTCTCCTTGGAGGACTTCCTCCAACCGAAACTCAAGCCGGTCAGAGGGACAGGAATCGGGTTGTTGGCATCCTGAATGTCGTTATCTGCCTGCTTATGGCGGACAGTAGAGCCTGTTACGTCACCACCGGCACTGCCTGGTGAAGCTCCGTGATAGTAGCGTGTTTGTTGGCTAGCAGACATTTCTCACTCTCCTTCATACGAAATGTGGACTGTACTACTCAAAGTTATCTTTCCGCTGGGGCTGACAATCGTCAGAAATTTGTCTCCTGTTTTAGTCTCGACACCGATAATATGCCGAGAGATTTTCATCTTCAAAGTCGCGTTGTCATCTGTAAGCCAGTGAGCAATAAACCTCTCCCCAAGGTCTAGCCGGATGCGGCATTCGATGATACTTTGCAGAGGGGTGTGCTGCTTAGCAAACGCGGTAGGAATCAGGGAGAATCTCATCACGCGTTCCCGGTCGAGGCTAGAAGTCGAGATAGCTAGATTCAAATCGGGAACAAAACTGGCATCCTTAACTGCTCTCATCATGACGTGTTCTTCAAATTGGCAGGCAGGCTTTCCATCGTTGTAGAGAGCCTCCCATACAAAGAGCAGCTTTCCTCCGTCTGTCTTTCCAAGAACGAAAGCTCCCAGCGGACTCAAGTACCATCGCTCCATAATTAGTGTTTCCTCCTCTTCTGATACACAATCTTGCCGAAATGTCCAGACTTATTATTTGATTCAAGGACTTCAACGCTCTTCACTCTTCGCAGTTTTCCCTTCCTTAGTGCGTAGACCGGGATACCTTTCTTGATGGCATGGCGAGCTTCTGAATAGACACCCGTAGTCAGTTTCTTGCCACGAGTAGGTTTGATGACGACAGCTTTCGCCCGGTCTATCTTCTCGTGAAAGTAGCCCATCCCCAATTCAGCATGTCGCTTCGTTTTAGAAAAGTCAACCCGGTCACCCTCGAATGCTTCCCGGATTGTCTCTAAGTCACGGTCTTCGGCATCCGTTCCGTAGCGGCCTATTTCCCTCGCGTAATAGATTCCCTTGGACCTGCGAGACTCCCGAAGGAAAGAGCCTACACGCGACTCAAATGTCCTAGCTTCTCTCCGTCTCCGGGGAGGCCTATCGGTTGCTAAGGAATGCTTCCCTGTCTTCCTGTCCGTCTGAAGGTGGGCTTTCTGTCCGGAAGGAGAACGGACGATAGAAGAGACCATATCAGTAGCCCCACCAAGCCCAGCCATACGGGCAAACGACTTTAGAATAGTCCACCCCAGCTCTTTGAGAGCCTGCAAAGCTTCCCCATGATGCTCAGCACTAGACCTAGCCGGCAGTCCTTGTTGATTTCTCTGCTGGGCTTCAGCCTGTTGCTTCGCATGAAGGCCATTCAAAGCTTTGAGAGTTCCGTGCGTAGCAGACATCATGGACATCGTTTTCGGGTCGTTTGCTAAGTCCCGTTTCTGGATAGGTTTGTTCTTCTGAACAGCGTGCCTACCGTGAGCACTCTTCGGACTCTTTCCGCCTCTAGCTCCTGGTTTCTCTACGTCTTTCCGGACGTGACGAATGCCCCACTTCATTCCTTTCACTCCGTGTTCCAGCATGTCCTCAGGGAGCTGGAGTGAAGCTGCTTCTTTTGACTTCTGAAAACCACTCCACCCTTTAATCAAACCCTCTTTTTCCAATTTGTCGAACGCTTTTTGATAAGGAATTCCGAGAGTCTTCGCAATCTTATCAATGCTATACCCTGCTTTGTATAAATCCCCAGCACCCACTCCCATTTTCTTAGTAGGCCCAGACCCTGGACCTCCTTCCCGGACTTCCGGATTCACCATTTGGTCCTGATGGTGTCCGAGAATCGCCTTCTTCATCGACTGGTCTAGTCCGGTAGCTCCAACGTGTGTTGGGATAGATTCGCGCAGCCGAGAACCTAGCACCTCCGCAAATTTATCAAGAGCCTCCTGCCCTCTGTAAAATGTCCTTCCCTGCTCATCAAACATACAGCAGCCCTCTACGCTGCGATTTGTAGTAAATCGTGTTCAAGAGTCGCAAGATCCAACCCTGCCGGGTCCACGTTACTCGTAGCGTCAAGAAAGTCAGGGCTGATAATCGCGTAACACTCGGAGCCATATTCCATCCAGAATCGCTTCGTCAGCCTCTGTGTCGTGCCCCAAGTAACGCAGGTGATAAGATCACTCTCATCAAAGTCAAAGAAGGGCACGCAATGTCCACCCCAGCTTCCGGGCTGGTTATTGTCAGGGTCAGCGCTTACCACATCCCAGACTGCCTGGTTCTGCGCAGTCCTTGGGAGCTCAATTCCGGTGTAGACTCCGCCAAATAGCCAGATAGCAAGCTTCAGGTGTTCCCAGTTTGTCGGGTCAATCGAAACGTAGGAGGAAATCTTCTCCCCACCAAAGCCAACCTTCTTGGCATAGTTCAGAACGGTCAGCTCATCCCCACCTTGGTCTGTTGTAGGGTCAGCCGGATTGTAGCCACAGGAGGCTTCATAGAAAGCTAGAGTATCCGCATCAGTAGGGATGTAAGGGGCTTTCCCAACTGCTTTCGTCCAGAGCTGACGCATATGTCCAAGTCCAGCAGCGGTGCAGTCCCCAAGGTCGTTGTTTAGGAGCATCGGCCAGCTCGCAACAAGGATAGACCAGCTGTACTTGGTAGGAGGCGGGGGAAGATCGGGGGTCAGATATCTCGCTAACCTCAGAGTTCTAGCATCGTGCCGGACAGATTTTTTGCCCAATCGCATTTCTGATTGGTTCAACATTTTAGCCTCCTAACTCTGACTTTTTGGCCAACCAAGACCTCGTAATAGCCTCAGAATGGTGCCGACGGTATTCCGGGTCCAAAAATCGTTTCTTTGTTGATTCACTTTCCTTACGACGGGATTCCTTTGACCAGATTCTGCAGCTATTTGCCTCGCCAATCTTGCGACAAGTTTCCTCTCCAAGATGTCTACCAATACGAGCTTTGGACATTTTTATACGAGTTTCCTGGGAAACTTTGTGGCCTTTGTTCGCTTCGCTGATCTTGAGACAATGCTCTTTAGACAGTTTCTTTCCTTTATGGGCTTTGCTAATCTTGAGACGAGCCTCTTCAGAATGCCTGCGGCCCAATTGATGATTATCTTTGCCCTTCCTGAGTTCGCTCAGCTTATGGCGATGTTCTTCCGATTTTGGTTTGTCCCTCATAGCTTTAGACATCTTGCGGCGAGTTTCCTTAGAACGCCGTATTCCCTTCAGAGCCTCGCCTGATGTTCGCCCTCTAGGAAATCTAGCAACTCTGAGAATCTCTAGATATATTGCGGCTCTTCGACAAAGTTCTGGGCTGTCGCAAAAGAATCCAATCCCAGAGTTACATCTGCCACAGAGAACTCCCCGAAACCCTCCTGTTCTATGGTCGTGATCTAGGGCAGGCCTATCTGGGGTGTCATCTCCGCATATCGCACAACGGCCTTCTTGAAGTTTTAGAAAATCCTTTTTCAAATCCCGCCTTTGACGTCCTCCGTATGACATTCAGAGTCTCCTTGGATTAGATTGCGTTTACAACAACTGCGTAAGTCGGAACAGACACTCCATTAACAATCGCGTTCCCCCCAGTAGGGTGTAGTTTGAACCTCAACCCCTCGTGCTCAACGCTTACATCATCCGCCCCAGTAGATGCTGTTGTCGTAAGAGCGAATGTTCCATCACCGTTGTCGTGCGCGAGAACCCGGTAGCCTTGCACTTCTAGAGTTTGATCTGCCACTCCTGCACCTCCTGAAATGTCGTGAGTGGAAATGGAAAATGTCCCATCCCCCAAATCTTTCGCCTTGAATCTCAAGCATTGGAATTCTACAGTCAGGTCGCTCATTTCATTTCCCACCAGTCTGAGCAGTAAGAATCAGCTTCAGCGGGCAACAGATTAGAGCCATTCCACAAGATAAAATACTTGTTCGTGCAACTCTTTCCATCCTTGCCTAGATATTCACAGTTTGCGCAACAGGAGCCACCCTTCGGCACTTTCATTCCAGGCTGATGATCAACAGGATACTTTACAGTACCACCAACCTCCCGGAAATCGCTGAACGTTGCTTCTCGGAGGCGTCGAATCAAATTCAATCCTTGTTGTACTGCGACCAGGAGACGGCATAGGGGTTGTCTACACCTGGAACTTTCTTGAGGGCCTTTACCTGCTCTTCCCTCCCTGGAGGCGCTTTCTCTCGGGCGCAGGCTTCCTTGTAGAATCGGGATAGCCTTGCTCCAAAGGACGATTCAGCAACGCGGATTCCCTTGTTCGGTGCAGAGACAGGTGTGTATGCTTCCCCAAGAGGACCACGCTTGCCTTTCTTCGCATCCTTCCGGAGGTTCTCAGGCTTCGCAGCAGCCGTCATCTTCTTTTTCTTAAAGCCTCGGGGATTCTGAGTGCCCATTGATTCCTGGTTGATCTTCTTTGCAGGCTTCTTAGGGCGCAGGAATTTCATCCCTGCTTCCCGAAGCTGTCGGATCATTCCACCACCAGCAGAGGCAGGAAACATCGGGCCAGGATCATCGTACGGGTTGTCATTTACAGGAAAAATCGTAATCACAAGTAGCGGCTCCTTGCCTAACCTAATTTACCTTTACAGACAAAAAAGAAAGGGGTGAACCTTTCGGCCACCCCTCTCTTCAATACTGATTAGACCAATAGATTCTTGTTAGGCAGGGACGCCGAACAGGATGCCTTCGGTCTTGACCAGGCTGGGGTCAATCTCAATCGTGTCAGCCGCATCAGGAATACCGGAATCGCTTCCGTCTGCATTCGAGATATGCGACGTGATTGCAATTGGCTTGAGTGGGTTCGCGGGAGGATTGGCAGACGCAGCCTTTCCACTTGCGATAGAGGGTGAACCATCTGGAGCCGGACGGAGAGTGGTGTCGGGGGTGAGAACAACCGTTGTCGGGTCAGCCGATGTTACTGCCACCGTCTGTCCTGCAACAAGTTGGTCGCTCTTCAATCCGTGATCATCCGTGCCGGAGACGAAGTAATCAACTGAAAGATTGTCTGGCATTTTCAAAGGCATAGTTTTGTTTCCTCTCGTTTCTGATTTTACTACTTTGGCACCGCAAAGATAATCGTCTGACTTGTCACCGGACCCGGAGGAGGCGGTACCACTTCAGCGGCTATCTCTCTTAGAAGGGTTGATTGCTCATCAAGCTGTTGAGATATTCGGGCCAGACTCTCGCCTTGCTTGTCAAGCTTCTTCTCTATCTCCCTCAGCCTCTCCTTGAGGTCAGGGAGACTGCTAAGGGGAGTTAGAGCCTTCATAAGAAAATTAATGATCTCCTGCAACAGTTTGGACATTCTTGCCTCACTGTAAGTTTACTTACTAAATGGGCTACTTCAGACGGACTGTCTGCCCATTCGCTGCCATGATCGCGTTGAACTGGCTAACGAAGTCAGCCTTGTTCTTCGCCGGAGCTGTCGTGCCAATCGCAGCAGCCAGCTCTGGAGAGCGACTTGCCTTCAGCATGACCTTTGCGTTTGCCGAAACCTTTGGCTCCAGTTTGCCCTGGATACTCTTCAGTGTAGCCAGGAGCAGAGCGAATCCACCCTTCACTGCCAGAAGAATGGCTCCCGACAGGCTAACCGGGATAGCGCTGAGAACTTGTGTAAGCCCTCCCTGCAAAGCATCCAGAGCTGCGATAACTTTGTCGAGGAGAGTTGTTGTTGGGTCTGATGTATGCTGGTAATTCGCAATAGCTGTCGAAACCGCATTCCACAGACTATCAGCAGTGCTTACTGAAACAGCGAGTACACTGCCAGCAATTGGGTTGATAAGCGACACGATGCTGTCAAATGCTGACAATCCGACAGGCATCCACGTTGTAAGTTCGTCCAGAGCGTTGCAGCCTTCAAGAACAAATACTGAACCCCCCGCAGTTGCGAGAAGCGCAGCAGACCCCAAAGTTCCTTTTCCCGAAACTTCAAAGAACTGTCTACGATTCAATTCCATTCTGTTTCCTCCTTGTTAGGATACTGCTTTTCCAAAAATTCTATCCCGGAGACTAGCTCGGCCCCGGACTCCAAAAATACGCAACAAGCTAGAAACGTGAAATTTCACCGTCCTTTCGCTTACACTCAGAGCTGAAGCTATCTCCTTGTTACTCTGCGAACGTAGAATCCCAGACAACACTTCATTTTCCCGTTTTGTAAGGTTTGGAATTTCCTCTCCATCGTTTGTCTCCCTAACTTCTATCAGCTTCCTCGTCTTGTAGAAAGAAACTACAAGCACGAGACGTATTGGGATTTCAATCTCGCCAACGTCTGCGTCTACCGGAATCCGAATAGGTACAATGTTAGGAAGCTTCTGAAACTTCCGTTGTTGTACTTTTTCCCTTCTCAAGCCAGACATTTTGACTCCTCTAGCCTAACAACACCCTCATCGCTATGGGCAGTAGAGACTTCCAAGACCTTACAGCCTAGCTCCATTCCAGAACTACAGAAGAATCTATGCGGAGTTTCTGGCTTGATTCTGATCGTCTCCCCTTTATGTAGGATTCTCAACATCCTTATACCCAGAGCGACTGTCTTCTGCTCAAAAGTCTCCAGATAGCAGCACCCTTCCAAAATGTGAAATGTCTCATCCTTGATTTTGTGGTAGTGTAGAGAGGAGCACCCTTTACAGTTGATATACAGAATCTTCGCGCAATAGAGTTCAGTGTTGGTAATCCAACATTCCCGGCCCCAGACCTTGTCAACTCTCTTGATGTAATCAGATACCAGAGATTCCAAATGCTACTCCTTCGCGGATTGTAAAAGCTGCCCTGCAGTTACCACAGTGTACGCTGCCTTCTAACGTCAACGGATTCTTCTTCAAGACCTTCCTAGCCAACGGAGGGTATGGAGCCTCAGAATCGCAGAACGGGCAGCGCATTACGAGAACAGGAAGCCCAAACGTCTCTGTGAAGGCGTAATCACCTTGATTCTCCAGCTTTTGCCAGTCAGTCTTGTATTGCAGAGGGGCTAGGCTATTCTTTCTCTCTACAAATAAGTTACTCATAAAGTTCTTCTGGTTTGACTACATACGTCCCCAAATGCCGGACAGATATCCCTGCTGCCTTGTTAGCGTACTCTGCCGCTTTTATCATCAACTCCTGTTCTGTGTAGCCATCATGTTCTTTCATCAACCACTCGTATACGAAGGCTGCCATGAAAACATCCCCTGCCCCAGAGACATCATAAACTTGCTGCTGCTTTGTAGGTACAGGGGTTTTATTCACTGTACAACCCCGAGGCCCTAACTTACGAATCACATTCAGATAGTCTCCGTGGTTCAGGTCAAGATGTTCATCCTCATTCGGGAATATAAAAGTAGCTCCCTTCCACCAATCAAGATTGTGCTTAGAATCAACAAATGTAGGAAGGCCGATACCTAGAATGTCCTTAGCAAACTGGGAGAAGAAAGTCCCTTTCCCATAATCGCTTATGACTATAGCTTCACAATTAAATTTGAGACAGAGGATTTCATCCCACAAGTACGCAGAATTTGCTAATCGAAAACTGTCCCGGTCTATCCGACAGATCAGAGTGCGCTCTGCAAATACCCTAAGCTTTTCACTCACACTCCCGTGGAGGTAGCCTACTACATTACTCGATTTGAAGAGGGCACGCAGCTGGTCTACCACAAGACCAGCGCCACCTTCACTAGAAGTTTCCTTTTCAACATACAGAACAGGCGCGCAGGCTTCTGGGCAGAGGCGGGTTGCCTTGCACCATCTGTAGTTGTCAATAATCCGATCACCAATCACGAGTATTCTCATTGTATTTGCGCCTTCCAAGTTTTCTTCGCAGCCTGAACCCGTTCCCGGTGAGCTACTTCCCGCAACTCTTCCTCCTGGTGGTAGGGGCAGGTCTGCACATCGTCGCCTATCAGCACTTTGCACAACTCTCCTGGTCCTACTTTACATTTCGGGCAGGTAGTGTTCTGGAGATGAAACCCAAACTCAGGAACAAGCTCAACAGGCACTCCAAATTCTCTGGACATTTCGGTAAGTGCTTCCTGCCTCGCCTGCTGGGCTGAACCAAATATGCTACGTAGGAGTTCATTTGTAAGCTCACCAGCAGTAAGAGGAATCATTCGTGGCCTTCTTGTCGTAGGAGTTCGGAGAAGGCACGGGTGCTTACGCTTAAACCGTTCTTGACAATCGTTAGAACAGAAGTCTAGGGCGTAACCAGCATCTACAAACTCATCCCGAGACCATCCTACTGGAATTTCGCGGGACTCTGCCTCAGCACACTCTAGCAGCTTCGTCTTCCCGCAGGTTTCGCACGCAAATGAAATTCTGTCAATCACTGGCTCCTCTTCTATTTGAATAGAACGCCTGGATAGCATTAATTATCCACCGGAGAGGGCGATGCCGGCGTTCCCATCTCTGTTCCGTTTCCCTGATCAACTGGTTGACTTGATGGAAGTACGCTTGCCCTGAATATGATTGCTTCATCCGGCTCCTCCGCTTTCGTCTCGTTGATAAAGTTGAAACGTCCGTGCCCTAGTTCAACTAGGCGGAATTCCTGCTGAGGAAGTTGACGCTCTAGGACGTCAGACATCTCTTCAAGAATGCGCTGTATACCATCCTCGTTGAACACATGCCCTTTCGCAGCTTTACAAACCTTGGTATGGAGCACTTTCTTGTTCCCCAAGGCGAATACCTTCAGCGTCAGCCTTCTCCAAGGCGTTGACGGTGACTTCGGTTTTTCTGGGACTAGTGACATTGTTACCCTTCTACAGAATCAGAAACTTGTAGACCAAGAACCCTGCCAATCCCCCCAGCAGTAAGAAACAGAAGTCTTCAAAGTCACTCCCCCGAGTTGCAGCATTCTCGTGCACAGGGTCCCAGAAGAATTCATGCCAAACTGCGTAGGGGATGTTCGTGCATACTGCTAGTATTACCCCAGCCCATCTGTGTTGCAGTACGTGATTAGAAAACGTAGCGCAGAAAATCATCAAGAAGAACCACGCACCAAAATGGGCAATCTGTGCCACTTGATCGAAGAATTCTGGGTCAATTCCTCCTGGCTCACTCAGGTTGTTGTAGTTGGTTGCTAGGTACTTCGCTGTTTTGCTCATCGTCTCCCCTTTCAGTCAAAAGTTTCATCATGAGGCGAGTTCCGGGAAGTGTTAGATGTCCTTCCCGGAACTCTTTACTATACAAATGAATCTTGACTCTCAAGCAGCCACCCTTGACTTCATAATCTTGAGAAGCTGTCTTTGAATCTCATTCCTGAGCCAAGGGTCTTTCTTGAAGTGTCGCTTTGCATCTTTCTTCTTGGTAAGGACCAAAAAGGTTTTGTGGGTAATGTTCTTCCCTGATTTCAGATAGGAGAGAATCAAATACCTATTCTCCCACTTAGGCGTCTTTCTCGTCTTTTTCTTTCCCATCCTTTCCTCCTCTAGAATTGAATTTTGTTACGAAATGTTTCCGCATCTCGTTTCTTCACAAACTCCCGGATGTGCCTCAGATCAGTGTCCTCGTGGACTCGCCCCTGCTTCCCATCCTTAAAATAAACGTATACGAATCCAGGAGACTTTGCCGAAGTGACTGCCTCAACAGTCTGGTCTGACTGCTTCCATTTCTTCGTAACGATGTCGAGACAATCCTGGCACATCAGAGTCTCTTTTCGACGCGGCAGAGTAGCCTTCTGATCTCGCCATTGTCAGCATTTCCTTCCTGGGGAGTGTTGTCTGGACTGAAGAAATGCTCTGCATCCCGTTTCGTGGGGAACATAGTAAACTTCTCAGTCAGAGTCTCCTTCGTCTGCGGCTGATCCCCTACAGTCATTCCGCTTACAATTTCCACTTTTCGGAATACCTGGATTACCACATACTCATACTGCATTGGAATTCTTGTTCGCTTTGTTCTTTTCGTTACCTTTTTCATTTTGGCTCCTTTGCTCTATACAGATTTTACAGCTCAAATAATGAAGACTGTTCGCATCTAGCAGCTTTCCCTCATGTTCAAAATTCTCCCAGAAAACAATCGCGTGTCCTTCCTTCCTCAACCGGACAAATTCCTTCTCTGCTTCAACAATTTCCTCCGCTGTCGTGTAAGTCTTGTACCCTAGGTTGACCATACCTACACCTTTTGCCACATCTCCTCGATAATCTCGCACTGTCTTTCAGACGGAACCCACTTGCCCTTGCTCGCCTTGTACTTCGCTGACCATTCCTCCAGCCTGTCTTGCTCCCAGGAAGAGAGCTTTTCAGCATTCTCTTCAAGCTCTTCAAAGATTTCATCGAGCTTGCTAAGATCAAGTGTATGACTCATACCCCTCTTTACTCCTTCTTGAATTCTTTGAGCTTCGCCTTGACATCCAAAAGTGACTTGTGCCACCACGTTGGAGTAGACTTCTGACACTTCACAGTCGAAAATCTGATAAAGCGGGCGAATTTGGCCTGCATCGTCACATCCAGCTTGGCCTTGTGGTCGATGGCTTCAATCGCCGTACCGACGCAGTCGCTACACAGCCCAGTACGCACATCAACACGCCGCGAGCAACTACAGCCAAGGCAGCGTTGGCCCTTAATCATACGAAGGACAATCATCTTTAGCAGCTCCTCTCTAAGCTCGTCAGCACACCGCAACCATCGTAGAACTCGCTCATTCTTGCTTACTGTCAATCGAAATGACGTGCAAGGGATTCGCCGTAAATAGTGGCGGATTCTTCACGTCAGCAAGCACTGCATCAAACCTTTCCGGATTCTGCCAGCGCCATTGTCCAATGTTTTCCAAGAGTACGCTGCGCGCTTGATCCTCATCTCGCGCCATCAGCAGAAAGTCAATGCCTTGCGACTTCCAATGATACAGTTTCATTCTTTCCTCCTTGTTCCCTTCTCCCGCAGATCAATCCCTTTGCTCGCGCTGGGCGGAACGCTCCAATGGACAACCAAACTCATCCAATTCTTCAGCGCATTTCTTTGAGCAAGTCCACTCGCCGTCATAACAAGCCATGCTCACAATGCAATTCTTACTTAGACTTGCGAGTTTCCCGCAATTGGCACATCTGCCTCCGGGGTCAGTTGTTGGCGCTCCAACAAAGCGTGAATTGCGTCCATACTTTGGCGAAGAGTCAACCCAATAGCCGAAGTCAATCGGTCCTGCGCTACCTCCATCTTCATTGCTCACCTTCCACCCCCCGCCTTCCCGGGCGCTGGCGCATCCGACATCCCGAAGTGACACGTACAAGTGCAAGCTCCAACTAAACGAATGTGATTCTTACAGCCACAGAGAGGACAGACGAAGGGCGCTGGCTCCGTGGCCGAATTAACCAAAGCTGAGTTCTCAATTGTTTTCTGGGCTTGTCTATTATAGAAAGCATCTTTGAACGATTGTGGAACCTCGGGAACTGGCTTTGCTGGCGGAAAAGGTTTCATTTCTACGCGACCGCCATCCGTTGCAATCACGGGAATGTTGTGGCCTTTGGGGATTTGTAGGGGCGCTGGCGGCTCGCCCGGGAGCAGGGCACGTAGTCGTATATTAATTATTTCAATAACATTTGCTAGGGTTACCGTCATCGGACTGATGCAATGCATCACTTCCTCGTGGGGCACGTCTACAGCGCCCGGTTTCTCATGCCATTTGCCAGAGATTCTCACTCGCTCTTGATGCATTAAGGAGAGCAACTCTATCTTCAACCTCTTAATCCCCCGCGCTTCGGCCTCGGCCTGCACCTTGGTGTCGTGGGCCACTAGTTCTTGCTCAATGTCATATTCTGCACATTGGCGCGTATCCGTATGACCCTGCACCAGCAGTCCATAGTCTTGAATAATGAGCACCAATTTTTCAGCTAGTTTCTCCATCAAGTCCCCCGGCTCCGTGGTGGGTGGCGCTTCTGGCAATATGCCTGTGGGAGTAATAAATTTACGCGAATCACAGTGAGGTCCAGCGTGCCCTTTGGCTGAATTGCATTCGTAGATTTCCCACTTGAATCCACACGGAATAAATTGCCCGAGCGCAGGCGTTTCTACGCCAGGACAGTATTCCTCACAACAGCCTTGGCAATGCTTGTGACGACGCGGACCAAGATACAGTTTTAGCTTGGGCTGTGAGGGTGCTTGGGCGAGAAGGGCGTTGAGCACATCTGCTTTCTCTTTCCAATATCTCAGTCCCTCAGTAATAGAAGTTTTGCCAGCCGCAAACACGTCCCGCACCTGCTCCTCACTCAGCGTCAGCTTGGGCTGCGCGGCTAGATGAAATGGCAACAAAGTTTTATGAGGTAACCTTTTTCCGTTTGCTGCCGCACTCAGTTGGTCTAACACCTTCGCTGGGGCATTCAACACCCCACAGACCTGATACAATTCAGCCACCAACTTCTTCAGTTCGCTCATTGGCTTCCCTTCTCGCGCTTCGCTACAGTTTGTCTCTCATGGCTTTCCAATTTCGGCCCACCATTACCTCCCTTGGCGCTCAACGCGGCGAGATGCTCCCGGTGCTCTGCGCTGGTATGTTGAGGGAAACCACTTTCGTCAAAGCACCATTTCACCTCATCCAGCCGCACCTCGCGCTCGAGAGCGGTGAGGAGGGCTACTAGCGAATCTAAATCCCCACATAGCCACGCCCTATTGCCTCGTGGCGTAATGAATTGCTTGTCCAGATATTCCCTCGCTTTCTGCTCGTTGTCCATCGCTTGCCTCACTTCGCTCTCGTCATCGTGAAGTTCTTACCCCTGATGTTCCCGTCCTTGGCGATGCGACCCGTCAGCTTCGTCTCTATCTCGTCTGAACCGCAGACGAGGGTGAAACTAACTCTCCCCTTGCTCGTTTTTCCATCCTTAATGTCGCACTGATACCCATCCTCTTTTAAGCCAGCGGTATATGTTCCTTGGAACCCGCTGGCGGAGGTTGTTAGTCTAGCGATGCCCGGTTCTCCGGGGTCTATCCCCACGAGAATCCATTTACCGGACACCTCAACAGTTTGCGCCACTGCGATTCCCATAAGCAGAACAGAGGCGACGATTAGAACCAACAACTTGAATTTAGTCTTCATTTCCTCCCCCTTTACCTAGATAGAACGCTGAAAGTCGGATAATTGGTCTATGGGAGCACAGAAATCCGTATGGTGTAGCCTGACGCCTTTCACCCTTCGCTGTCCTCTAGACTACGTTGCCTGGAGTAACTTCCTCAACTACCACTATGTGTTTGTAGCGATTCGTCTTCCACCTACTGCCTGGTACGAGCTTCGGCATATTCTCCCTGACGACAGTATCGCAAAATACTACCATCACCATACCCACTCTAGCCGCACATCCAGCAACCACGCCAGCGCAGCAATCGCGCAGATTACAATCACCGCTGCGATTACGACCATCGAGAGCATCGCCAGGAAGACAGTCACGAATCTCTTCACTAGTTCATCAATCACTGTTTTCCACTCCTACCTAAATAATACGCCCAATGAACGCTACTTGTTGACTTTCACCAGAGCATGTGGCATTTCTCTCTTTTTGAATATAAAAACAAATTTTTATCCTGGTAATGCTGCCCTTCCAGGAATTGGCACATTATCAACGAATTTCTGAATCTCATCGTAATACACTGTTGCACCTGCAATCAGCTCGAAAGAAACCGTAGTCACGTCACCTGCGTAGCCTATAATAGTATATGCGTTACGGATAGGCGTTGCTGCGACCTCAATCCTGATATTCCGGCCCCGCCCACCAAACCATAGGTTTTCCGGGATGTCTACACCAAACTTACGCAATTCTGCTCCCTCCTCATCATTTTCCATCTGAATAAGGAATTTCATAGTGCCTCCTAGGAATTGATTTGAAAAAATACCCAATCAACGAAGTTTGTTGCATTCTGCGGCCCTTTTAGCATTTATTCTCAAAATTTGCTGATATTATGAGATGTACTAAGCCCCCCAAGCAGGAGTCCCTCCCAACAGTACAATCCGGTCAACTACCATTCTGCTGTTGCTGGAGTGTTTGCTACTGGTAGGATTGTATTACTGTTGGTTCTGGCTGGAGTGTTCTTCCCTTTCAAAGCAGCAGCAGCAGGCAGCAGGCACAGCAATGCGCTGCATCTGAGAATAGAATCACACAAGTACCCAACAGTGCCAACATTACTGCCTTGCTCCACAGGGAATAGGTTCAATCAGGCAGGAATAACACGTACAGAAGCAGCGATAGCAGCAGATTGTACTAAAACTTTCTACTGCTACTGCTGTGACTTGCTGATATGCCGCTGCTGAGCACACCCAGCTAAGTTCTGTAGCAGAATTAGCTGGGAATGTTTGCTACTGTTGAGGCTTTGAAGTGGATTCAGCTAAGTTACCAAGTACAACCAGCAAACTAGCAGATGCTATAGGTTTTAGCAGTTGCTATCAGTTTTATTAGCAGAACTATCAATTACTACCACTTTCAGCAGTTGCTATCGCTTTCAGAAGCAGAACTAGCAGTTCCTAGTAGTTTCTACTACTTTGTTGCCGGATTGCTACAGATATCACGTATCAACCGTTCTAGCATACGCTACATAGAAGCATTCAGAACGTTTTGGGAATTGCCTTAGACAGTACTGTAGGAATCTTCTTGCATTCCTCCTTCCCTCTGTTATTGTTCTCATATATCTCGCGTCCTTTCAGTTGAATTCTCCCCTAGAAATGCGGAAGGTGGTGCAATTCGCAACGCTGTAACAACTAGTAATGCGGCAGAGTGCAACAAGCAATTCCTAGCTGGTTCCTTGCTAGCTTTTGCCGTCCCAGTAGGGTACCACTGGTTGGAAATTCAGTAGCAGCCTGCCAACTGCTAGGTGGGTTTAAAGTGATATCTGCCGAATGGTCTAGGCTGGCCCAGACTACTATTTCTAGGCCTAGGCTATTAGTCGGCTTTCGCATCATTGTGCTCTTCATCTGATGACTCTCCCTCATCATCAGCAGCGATAGCAAACCTCTTTTCCATTTTAGCTTCAGTAGACCTTTCCACTGCTTTCACGAGTTTCTTCGTCATGTCTGCGATAGAGCCTCTATCAAGAACACTATAGCCCAGTGCGAGCGCGGTTACACGCATTCCTTCGCGCTGACCTTTGCCAATCGCAGTCGTTACGTCGGCAACAAGTTCAGTAACAATGACGCTGATTCGCTTCTTGTGCTCTGCTAGGCCGACTTCTGAATCACCTTTGCTAGAGCCAAAGGCTGTTTCGGAGTCAAGGATGCGCTTGACATACTGATCGTGGAGCGATAGCTGGGCCATTGTGATTCTCCTTATTCTGCTTCAACTGTTAGGCTAGTTGATGCTATTGATGGGTAGAATGCTGGGGTGCTGAAGGTGCCATTAGGAAAGACTGCGCGGACGTAATAGACAGTATTGCTAGGTGGAACGGATGAAACTCCTTGTGAAGCAGTAAACGATTGCGGAGTGCTACAGCCCGCTACTGCTAGGCTTCCTACCTTGAGAAGGATTTTCCGATCTGGGGTTGTTCCGTACTCAAAGGATGCAGGAGAGCCGAATGTAACACAATCGTAAGTCCAATTGTAGGTAACATTGTGGGCGCAAGAGGCTAATGCTACAAGGCAGAGTAACACTAGCCCCAAGAGTTTGAGAAGTTTCATTGTGCTGCCCTCCTTGCTTCAGACCAAGGCTTGCCTTTCCGCGCTTTGCTCATTCTGCGGCGTGCTTCCTCAGAATGGTGGTAGCCTAGCGTAGGCGGAATTTGCTTAGCACGAGCTCCCCTCATCTTGCGACGGGTTTCCTTAGAAGGATGCTTACCTTTCATAGCTTTGCTTAACTTAAGGCGAGTTTCCTTAGAAGGGTGATGGCCTAGGCGGTTCTGATGGCCTTTCATAGCCTCACTCCTTGTTTGTTTTCTAGGGAATCGAGCAATTCTTGGGGTTTGTAGATATTGGATAGCCTTCTGTAGGAGTTCAGGGCTATCACAAAAGAAGCCAAGGCCAGCGTTACACCCGTTACAGAGAACTCCTCGATAACCTCCTGTCCTATGGTCATGATCTAGAGTGGGATGGTCAGGAGGGGCATCACCGCAGATGGCGCAATGCCCTTCCTGGAGTTTCAGGAAATCCTTTTTCAGCTTCCAAATTGGGTGACTATAGTGTGCCATCTCCTTAGTTCACTGTCACCACAAAGTTCGTCGGTGCGTTAGACAGCGGCTGAGCAAGGGTTCCTGCCGCAGTATTGGACGCTGTTGACTCTCCTGCCGAGTTCAACGCTGTTGCGTAATAGCAATACGTCCCTGGAGAAATTCCAGAGTCTGTATAAGTTGTAACGGTGACTGGGCTCGAATTCAGCTTTGTGAACCCTGTAGTCCCTGTTGGGCAGGCTCCTACTAGCTTGTAGACGTTGTAGCCTGTTGGGGTGCAGGCTGAACCGTCAACGCAGAGAGTTGGAGCCGTCCAAGATAAGGCTACGCTATGAGTTGTGGCTCCCATCTTGCCTGCCGGAACTGTAACCTGCTTCTGCATAACTTTCGTCTGCGCGAAGCAGCTAAAGACTAGGACAAAGAGAAATGCAAGTACTGATGCTGCGAATCGTTTCTTCATTGTTGCTCCTTGTTAGATTTGACTACTGACTAAACTCTTCTTGCTTACTGGCCCCGAAACCTTGCGGCGTCATCCGTTTGCCTAAGCCTCTTGGATGGCCCTGGTGGTCTTCAACGTGCTCAACTCGTGGGCGTTGCACCCTATCGCCGTCCTGCTGTTTGAAAGGCTCCATCCCTTCCCGCTTGCGTTTGCGTTCACGAGGAAAGCGCATAATTGGGACTTCGCTCTCGTGGTTGAAGTTGCCGCTTCGCAGTGACTTGCGGGCGTCGGTCACTTTGCCGCTGAGGCTTCTCTGATCCCGAATCTTGTCAGGAGTTTCGATACGATCTGCTCTGCGTCCGATTGCGTGACGCTCGAATCGTAGATTTGCAGCCTCTCGCTTAATGTTTGTTGCAACGTCTCTCGGGTCAGCAGGCCAAGGTACTCGCTTGCCATCTGCCGTTGAGGCATTATGTGTAGTTGCAAATGAGGAAACACCGCTGTACGTTGACGTTCCTGGAGCAGTTGCTGGAGCCTCTCTAGATTCGCGGATAGAGGCGAGAGCACGGCCAAAACCCATTCCACTTGATCCCTTACCACTAGCTCCTGACGCGCTACCTCCACCAGCCATTCCTCCCGCTTTGCCTTCTGCCTTTTGCTGCATACTATCAACGCCCTTGGTGACCTGTTGGTAGGCAGTGTTGATGAGGAATTCCTTCTGCGCGTCTTCGTTTGCGATTTCTTCCTGTTCTTCGTCATAGTCATAACTCGTGAACTGCATCTCCTTCGCTGCCGCTGCTGCAACACGCCTGTGACTCCACCAGCTCATCGACTCGCCAAACGCCAGGTCCTTCAGCTTCTCAGAGCGATTCTCTTCAGCCAGCGCTGGATACGTTGCCTCAACTTTGATGTCAAGGTCACCTGGAATCTCCTTGCGCTCAGCAGCCCGGACGAATACACGCTGGGCATCCTGGTAGAAGAACTGCTCCATCAGCTCTTGGTAGTCCTCGAAAGTCTTGATATCTGGCTCAGTCTCGACAATCGCTCCAGCCTTCCCGCCCTCACCCCCACTTCCCCCAAGATACCGCATCGAGATACCAGAGCCCATCGAGATGAACTGAAGAATCAGGTCACCATCGGCTTGCGTATCACTCGCCCCAATTTCAGCAGCAACACCTTTCAGTTCTGCGGCCTTGTTGTGGATAAACCAACTACCAGGAATTGGTGGAGTGTTGAACTGTTGCTGAACCTGTTGAACTGCTGCTGCGTCGCCCTCAACCGAAATATCGAGGACGAACAGGTTGGCCATCTTGTTGCGAACGATGCGATCATCTATGTATTCTTTCATGCGCCGCAGATAGCCAAGGACGGTGAACAGCTGACTACGCCCACGCTTCTCTGTCGAGGTGACATTGATCTTCATGTGATAGTAATGCAAGGCAGGAATTTGTCTGATGATAAACTTAATCGTAGGAATGGGCAAATCCACATACCACTGGTATTGCGTCGGGTACTGCTGGTGACAGTTGTGAACAAATACTCCGCTGGACAAAGCGAAGTTGTGGAACCGTTCCACAGTCAAATCGTAAACCGTATGGATTCCTGCGGGCACCACAGAGACTACCTTGTGGTTGGAGAATCGTCCTCTGTCATCATGTTTCTGAGGATAGCTTCGATTAAGCATCCTCTCTCTCTTTTGAGGGTCCTTCCAAGCAGCTTTTATTTTCTGACGATGTCTTTCCTTGTAGATGGGGTCTTGGAAATACTCTCTGATGCTCTCTGCCCTGGATTGCTGAGCAGCTAGGATTCTCTCCTGGTGCCAAGAGGCTAGCAAACGTCTTTCCTGTTTAGTCTGGGCCAAACGAGGAGAGCGGATAATGTATTCGCCCTTTTCAGAGTTTGCTGCTTTCCGCATAGCGTTGACAGCCTTGGCTCGCTTCAGAGGGTCAGCCCAGAATTCCTTATGGCTTTGGGATTGTAGTTGCCGTCTCTCTTTCGTCTTCCAAGAGCGATCTCTCCCTGCATGCATCTTTGCTATTGTTTCAGGGGTTGGCTTGGGGAGGTCGTCATAAACTCCGTCAGCCCAATCTTTCTTTTTCGATTCACTTATCTTAGCATAGTATTCGGCAAAGTGTTCAGGGTCTCTTAGCGTATAGAAGGCTCTTGCCTTGGCGTTATTCTCTCCTACTGTGGCCAGCCAGATGTTCTCTGGGCTGTTGTTCGCTTGATTCTCATCAAAATGGTCTATTACAATCCCGTGCTCTTTGTAGATGCTCTTTTTCCAGCCTCTGAACTCAGAAGCAACCCGCTGGTGTGTTTGTTCCCAGCCTTGGTCAGGTTGATAGACTTGCTCGTAGCCTCTCTTGCGATAAAGAGGCATCAGGCCCATCCCTGGCTTCAAGTCCTCCGCGTTTAGGTAGGTTTCTCCATCACGCAGAAGATAAGGGTGGTCAAAGGATACGATGTCGCTCTTACCGTTATCTAGAGTGACTTTTACACAGCGCCGTTTCCCAGTCTTCCATACTTTGGTAATTTGTCCAGGGACGACCAGATGGCGCTCTTCATCGAAAGAATATGCCCAGAGCTTTTTCCCTCGTTTGAATTCCCTCCGTGCCTTCCTGACGGAAAGTTCCCGACCATCCAGTAGGGAGATTTTTGTTGGTCCCGAGAGGCAGTAGAATTCATTTTGGACATCGTCTGGGTCTGTAATCACCTCCCAGATTGTTGAAGGGTCCAAGCTCCGAAGCCTCAATCCCCAAGGAGCATCGTAGTAGCGGATGAACTGTTCCCCAAAGATTACCAAGTCTTGCAGTATTTGTTTCGATGTCGTGTGCAAAGAATTCTTCATCCAGTGTCTATCCAAAGCATCCTGGCAAGCTACAGTGTAATCCTGGTAGACAGGGACAGGCTGCCCGTTAATCGGATGCGGCTGCATCTGTCCTGTCTTTTGCTCAGCACGCATTACTGTTAGCCGAACGCCCTTACCTAATGTGAATTGTTTAATCACGTCTACAATTCTTTTTGCGCACGGATTATGTGTCCATGCCTCGAATGCTTTACTGTGCATGTCGAGATAGTCAAAGTAATACAGCTGCTTGTTGTAAGGGCCAGCAATCAGCGGTGTGAATGGTGGGACCCTTCCGCCCGTTTCAAAGCTCATCCCTCCATCCCAGTCAGGCTGCAGGCTTCCTGTGAAGCCCCCAATATCACTTTCGCGGAAACGCTTCATCAAGACTTTGTCCCGCGCGTTGACAGCAGTTACCAGCTTGGGATTGAACCTAATGCCGATTGGTGTGCTCTGATCGGCTGCTTCCTTGAGCTTCGTTTTCTTCGCCATCCGTATGATCTGCTGCACGCTGGCTGCTGACTCACGGAGTCTCTTGTAGTGGTCACTCTTGATATACTCCACCATCGTGGGATAGTGTGCTTCGCGGAAGATGCCTTTACGCATCTGGTTCTCGGTGGAGATGATGAGCTTGGCATCGATGTCCATCACGACAGCTTCTCGGAGGTAGGTAATGCCGTTGCCTTGCGCCGTCTTGTCAATGTTACCAAAGTCCTTCAAGGATTGCAGGTAGGTGCCAGTATCAACCAGCCCAGGCATCATCGCAGCGTAAGGCTTCATTTTCGGCTTCTCGTCTGCAAAAGAGAAGGTGTTTGTCAGGAGAGGCGCACCTTCATCGATGTAATCCTTGCCCGAATTGAAATCATCTTTCTTCTTTGTCTCTTTTGCGCGAGCCTCGATGATTTGCCGATGCTTCTCCGTAGTGAAAGGCAAAGCTCCGGTGATAGCTTTGCTGTTGCCAGGATTATTGACGCCTGTTGCCATGAAGTCCCTCAGCTAAATTTACCGCAACGGCAAGGCTTTGCCCGTCGCATCTTTACGTTGTAGAAACTCTCTCCAGTACAGTGCTGGAACGACTAGCAGTTTGCCCGTGTCCAGCCTCAATCGTACATCAGGCTCCCCCCGGTAGACAGGCAGGCGCGGTCCTCTTCTATGCTCAATAATTTGACTTGAAAACATCACTTGAGAACTCCCAATACTTTGTTATACTGCTTGTCTGAAAATTTATTGTGTAAAAGAGGAATATGGATGACTTTCCAGCCTTCGTCTCGAAGATATTTGTCTCTTTTGGAATGGTCTTTCCCTTTATGCCAATATTCGCCATCAATCTCTATAGCCGTCTTGGTGGGAAGATGGGCAATGTCTACTGAATATGTTCCTATATGGTATTCCAATTTGACCCCAGATACACCACCACAACAAAGTTTTCGGAAGAAAGATTTTTGAGGCCTAGATGTAGCATGTCCGCAAGCGCACGCCCGGAGCATCTTCTCTACAAATTTAGGGTCTTCCCATTGGCGATGTACACTTCTAAGCATCAGCTTTCGGTGCTTAACAGACTTCCATTGGCGATTGGCAGTTCTTTTTGAGACCAAACGTTGTTTACGTTTTCTTTCAGGATTCCTCCAACTCCTCTTCTGTGCATTAGACATCTTCTTTCGCCATTTAGGGTTCGACAGATTCCGTTTCGCAGTTTTAATCGCTGCTTCACTTCGATTTTTCTTGGCCTGCTCAGCTTCGGGAGAATTCCAGAATGCATCTCTCTTTTTTTGTGCAGCACGACTACTAACTGCTTTACGCATCTTGTCCTGCCAAGCCTTAGTCCGCCAACGCCTTTTCAAAGAAGCTCTAATTGCCCTGTACCATTTTGCACTTCTTTGAACCATCAAATCCTCTGATCAATACACGCTTTTGAATACATCGAACTGGCTCCCTCCTGCAACTCCTACTCCAGGGATGTTCCACTTGCGCCCTGTACCTCCCGCAATAGCGATAGAGAATCCTGGGCTGATTCCCCCCGCATATTCCTTCGCTACAAACTCTTCCCCTGTGCACATCAGGACTACGCCTACTATTGCGTCCACTGTATCATCATGATCCCCGTAGGGAAAGTCAACCGCTTCCCGCATAAAGCGTTTGAATGCTGGATGAGCCCCGATTTGACCGTTGGAATCCTTGACTCCCCGGATGCGGACGCGGCCTGTCTCAAAATGCGGAGTTGCTAGCTGCGCCCGGTAGAGCTTGTCTCCTGTATACTTGACTGGGACAACTGGGACGCCTTGTTCGAATGCTGCCTGCCCAAGTGCCCACTGGAACGCCACATTTTCAATCCCAACCATCGAAGCATGCCAGTAGAGCCATTCCCTCTTGATTACGCGGACCTGCTCGGGGAAAGGTATCTGGGCTCGATACAGGTCCAGAAGATACACTAAGGCTTTGATGCGTTCTGCCGTTGCGATGACAAACCAGTCTGCTTTGATTGACCCATCAGGATTCTTCCTGGCTTGCGGGTCCTTCTCACTCAACAGAGCGAGATCACAGAACTGACGTGGCTTGAGTGCTATCAATTAGTGTCCGCGCAGGCGCGTGTCTTTCTTACCAGTCTTCCTCATATGTCTTTCAAGTGCTTCCACCCCTTTGAGAGAACGGCTTGCATACATAGATACTTGGTTGTCTTCATCTGGAGCAAACCTAGAATCAGGTGGATGCTCAGTTTGCTTCTTCACCTCTGTCAACCGTTTGACTGCCATTCTTTTCCTCCTCTGTTAGGAACTCTTCTGAATGAAGTTCTTCAAAGCCATAGCTTTTTGGGTCTTGTTTAGGAATCCGAATTATGGTCTTGTCCACACCATGTCGAATTCGGACGTAGTTAGCAACAGAAGTCTCGGTCACGCTGACTCCACCAGGGACAATTTCACCAGGCCTACGGATTTGTACGTTCATTGTATCTCCGGGAAGAAACCTTCAGAGATTCTCTGCTTGAGTGATTTCTTCTTTCCATTCTTCAGATATCGAGAACTGGTAGACTCGTGAGTCATCAAAGACTTGTAATGCTTTCCGTCTAGCCTGTTCATACTACCATCTCCCCCGTTCTCCTGCCCTTGCTTGTTCTGGAAGTTCTTCGGATAGCGGATTGCCCGGTCGTCAATGTATAACTCTGCTGGAGGCTTGACGTTTGTGACTTGGGCCTTCACTCCTTGCTTCTTCAGCCAGTCAGAGATTTCGTCCTGCATCTTGATAGGACGCGCTGTTAAGACTACCAGCTTGTAGCCTTGCCTTACAATCTGCTTGGCTAGGTCAATCCCTGGCTTGAGAGGCTCACCAATCTTCGTAATCGGGTCTCCTGTCTCGTGATAAGCGAGTACACCATCGAAGTCCATACAGGCGGTGTTCCCTAGCGGCTGCTTAGACTTCTTGAGGAGCTTGTTGATATGGTCTACAACTTGCTGACCTTGAAGAATCATACGCTCCCACCTTTGTGACAAACGCAAGGGCAAGGACGCGTCAAAGGTTTCCCATCCCGCTTGCAGCCACAGCCTTGGCAAATACTTGCCACAAGAGAGCAGCTGCTGGATTTCGCAGCAGGCTTCTCGTTGAACTGATAAGGCTGCGTCTCATCTACCTGGGACAAAGGGGAGCGTTTCCTGAATTCGATTACACTCATGCTGCCTCGCTTGTCTCTGGAATTAAATAAAAATAGCCGTCCTGGTCATTCTGCCAAATCTGCTCTGAATCGAAGAAGCGTAACCAATCAATATTGAATATTGCTCCTTCTTCAGCGCTAATCTCGTTCTGCTTCTCCCTATCGAACGATACGCTGCCCTGTGCTACTCTATCCATCAGCAGTTCCCGGATTCCCCACCCGAAAATTCTGGGCTTTCCATCAGGCTCGAATACCAACGCGCCGTCATCGTCAACTGCCTGGCTGCTAGGCCAAAGCACTTCGTAATCATCCGTCAGCAGCTCAACGTCAGTAATCGTTTCCTCATACGTGATTTCGTGAAGGCCTCGGACATGTCGGCCACGGTCTGTAACGTAGAGCCAGCCCTGAATCATCTTGTCGGGTGCTGCTGGGTCCGGTATCATCGGGTACTTGATGACTGCCCGCTCGATGTTCTTCTTCCAGACAGGGGATTTGATGCAAGTGTTGTAGAGGTCCCGGCGATTCTTTCGTGTGCCCGTCATCCGTATCTTCGTGTAATTCTCACGGAGGTTCCAAATTGTGCCCCAGAACCAGTTTTCAATCGCGTCCATACGCTCGCTGGTCCTAGTATTTTCATCGTCAAGGATGTCGTCTAGGTTAATATGGTCGAAGTGCGCCCCAGTGATTGCCCCGAGGACGCCTACCATTTCATAGGTATGGTCCTTCTCCGCCTTGTCAATGATTGTCCTTTGGCAATCGAATTCTCTCTGAAGCCAGTGGGACTGGTCGCGGATATCCCCAAAATCCTCCTTCAACCAGACGTTAGCATCGATGGTGCTCTGTGTCTGGCTAGCATATTTGAGTGCTGCCTTATCGGTCTTGGAGACTTGGAGGAATCGCTCCGTTACACTCTCACATTTTCCTCGGACCAGGTTCGCATAGATTTCATACAGCGGGGCACCATAGGAGAATATCCAGGACTTGCCGTGATCTCGGGGGGCTAACTCTAGAAGGAATTTGACGTTCCAGAGAGCAATCCAGTTACGCTGGTGCAGAGGAAGTCTGAACCCAAGATAGTAGAGTAGGAAGAACTCAGGAGATTGCGGCACCAAGGCTCTCCGAAACTCTGGAGAGATGTACCGCCGAATCAGCTGTCTGACTCCGTTGATGCCCTTTGCCTGGCTGATTTCGTCAACCAGTTTTTGCTTGTTGTTCTTCTTCACTTGCTCCCTGCGGTGGAGGAAGTTCCTTCAAGACTTTTACATCAATGATCTTCAGATGTTCTGCCGGGGCCTGTATGCCCTTTGCCTGCCCTAGTAGAGCCTCGATGAAGAGCTTGGTGGTGTTACTATCGAGGTGATGGGATACATCTATGGCTTCCTGAACCTGAATGGTACTCTTTACGTCCTTCTGGATATCGGTGCTCCGGCGGTACTTCCCCCGGCCAGTTAGCAGCTTCTCCGCTGCGTTGTAGGCTAGATATGGGTCGCGGCTGCCTAGCGTTTCTTCTACAACGCGGATGGCCCTGCCTAGGTTACCGTCTAGCCGCATCTCAGAGTTCTCCCGAATCTTATGAGCATATCTTCGGAAATACTCCCGGAACAAGCGGTGCCCATTCAGCCAGCGATAATAGGTAGTCTGGCTGACCTTGTATTTCTTGAGGGCTTCTTGAATCGGAGCACCAGCAATAATCGTCTTGATGAGCTTCTTCATCCGAGGCGTTACAGTCTTCCAACGCTTAGGCTGTAAGCCCATTGCCAGAATAGCCTTCGCACGCTTGTTGACTGTGAGATGTTGGAGATTCGGAATCGCCATGGGGTATTCCTCATACGTTCTGGGGAAGCGTTGGATTTTCTTTTCTTTCGACACAGAACCTCTCAGCCTAAGTTACCTTTAGGCAGAACTAGCAGAGCCAGAACTTTGAGGCTCATCCCTGTAGAATTTCCGCTGTAGGATATAGGCTGCTGCTGTAAGCTGGCCTATAACGTGGGAGGGCCGCATCGGAATTGCGACGTCACTATCCGCCATCTTTGAAATCCATTCAACGTTCAGATTGCCCTTGGAGTCTTCTGTGATTTGGACTCTCAGCTGTGTACTCCGCAAGCCGAATTCCGTTACGGGTTTTGTCGGCTTCTCCTCCCGTGAGAATCGGACTTCTGGCTTCTTGTCTTCCTTGTTATTCTTTCCCATCGCTCTCCTTTTTGTGGTTCTGGTATCCTTGTTGAAGACTACGGCAAACTTACGTCCGCTTTCAACGCCGTCACAAGACACTCCAATGAGCAAAAGTCTTCTCCTTGATCCTTCCATCCTACAGAGTGCATATAATTGCTGCCCTTTGCTCTTGGCCTTTCTAGCCAAACATTCAACTGACCCTTTAGCTGAAGCCAATTTTCGTGTCTTTGCTGCTCTTCGTTCTGAGATTCCTTGCCGCACACGTTACAGATTGTTACCGTTTTCTTACTCATCATTCCCCTTCTCTTTCCAAGCGTTGAACAATTCGCTAAAAAACTCCAACTCTACCGTGACCAAAGCACTGATATCGTGAGTTGCCCGAAGTTCAATCTGCCGCTGAGCTATCTTGTCTTTTGCTTTTCGGAGTGCCTTCTTGGTAAGCTTCCGCTCTAGCTCCGAAGACATCTTGAAATAGGACCCTTTCCGTTTCCGGTATTTTGCAAGGTACAGCTTGACGATTCTGTCCTTGTAGCTCTCTAGGTCCTTCTTCAGCGTTCCCCGGCGGGTGATCTTGGATGAAAATATGAGATGCTTGCCCTTCTGACAGTATTTCGTCTTGGCTTCAGCGAAGAATGCGTGAATGTTCAGCGTGCCCTTGCGCTTCTTGCATTCTATAGCGACTTGGCGAACTTTAGGATATCGCGTCCGGACCTTCTTGGGAAAGAGAACATCGTCAGCCTCTTTGCCATAGTTCTCCGTGGTGCGGAATCGGCGCTTGCCTCCTAGGGCTTCTGCTACCAATTTTTCAAACCCTTTCCAATCTGACTTGTTCACAACGTCCACCGAGTGCGGCGTTTCACTTTGATCTTTCCCTTTGGGCTGAGTTTCCCTACATTCTGGTCCGCCTCGCGTAGCTTCTTGTTCTGTCTAACCCGCTTCCGCATAGCATGGTAGATTTTCCGAACTTCTGCTCGGTCAATATCGTACTGCTCAGCAAGAGCCTTCCCCAGCCGTCTCGATTCGGCTGCGCTCCTGGATTTGATAAGAGTTTCGTACACAGCACAATCACGCATTGCCTCTTCAATCTTAACTGTGCTAGGAATCTGCAGCGTAGTCCCTGCAAAGACTTGCAAGAGCTTTTCTGTGTTGCTGCTCCCAAACATCTTGAAGAATTCATTGATCAAGGTGTTGGGGTAGAACAGCATCAACTTCGTGACGTTGAATGGCTTCTGCATTGTCCTTTGCCTGAAGAAGTTTCTTTCTGGTTACTACTAGCGTGTAGTCAATGTAGCCTTGAATGTCTCTCCGGTTGAGCCCTAGCATCCGTAACTCTCTTAGAACCTGAGTGCGCTTGTAGAACAGTTCACCGCTTGCTATTGACCTTCGGATGATACGGAGAGCTTTCGTATGCAATCTTTTTCTAGCGACTACAAAACCATTCGAGGCGAAAGCTATCGCCAGCGATTTACTGATGGAGTTCAATATCAGCTGGTTCTCTGGGCTCTGGAATATGTTCTGCGGCTGCGACTCTGCCTCGTGGAGGACATCTTCATCAGTGGAGAGGCTCAGGTTTGTCTTGGACAGATATTCATTCTTGGATATCGCAAGATTTGAGATTACCGTCCATATAAATGCGAAAGCGTTGCTCCTTCCCGGCTGATACTTGGGAAGAGCTTTGATAAGTTTCAGTGCCATTTCCTGGCGGAGGTCATTTTGCAAATCGGGCTGGCTGAAAAGATACCGCTTCTTAGCAATCACAGCATCAATCAGAGGGAGAGAGCGCCTAACGATTTTGTTACGCAAATGCAGGTCCTTGGTATTCCTAGCATATCTATCAAGAAGGGCAGTCATCGCGGCATTGTTGAATCCCCACCGCCTGCGTTTGCTCACGGGCTGAACTCCACTCTTGAAGCCTTATGTTCTTTGATAACAGTCCAAGTCTTAGCTAGCTGGCTTTTCAACCCACGTTCGTGCGTAACAATGAATACGCTCCCCCGTTGTTCCTGAAGGATACTCAATGCCCGCTCCCTGCCTCCAGCGTCCAGATGGTCGAGCATTTCGTCAACGAACAGGATGTTAGAAGCCCTCGCAAGCCAGGAGAAAACAAGCAGCACGCAAAGGTCAGCTCTCCGTCTACCTCCTGAAGACTCCCCAATATAGCTGCTAGCACCAGATGGGCTATTGTACTGAAGGTTGAGTAATTCTCGTTCCTCTCCAGTTTTGGTTTCCTGCGTTGCACTGAGCTGGATTGTCGTCCCATCTCCAAATATCTCCCTTGAATAGCCTGCGAGCTTGTGGTTGAGAGTTGGGAGGATTTCCCTGATGATGAGCGCCTTGACTCCCCTGGGACCAAACCCTTCCTCCCAGAAGCGATAGTCTTTCACCCACTGCTCTAGCCGGGATTGCTGCTGTTCAAGGACAAGGAGTCTGGAGAGACTTTTAGAGTAGCTTGTTGCGAGGAGGTCATGCTGAATAGAAAAGGGAGCGTTACTATTCCCAGATTCCGCCAAACGTGTTTCCAGCCCTTTGAGTAACGACTCCCTTTCTTGGATTTTTCTAAAGTATCCCTTTTGTTTTTCTTGTAGGCGCTTTAGTCTGCTGCGCCCATAGGCTACCTCCTCTTCAAGCTGTCTTGCAGCCAGTTTCGCTTTCGAGAGGCGAGTCTTCCATTGCTGCCTTTCGGACACGACGTGTTTACGGAATGCCTGAACGGAATCTTCGCCTATCTGCTGACCACAAGCAGTACATCTTCGCCCAATCAACCTCTGCCGGCTATGGAGTTGTGCCTTCAGCTGGGCTAAAGTCTCACGGCACAAAGAGATTTCCGCCACGCCTTGTCCCAATTGGACAGACTTCTCCTGTACCTGCTGCTCTAACTTCCCCAGCTTACTTGCAGGCACTTTCTCCGGTAGGGAGAGGTGACGGAGCCTTCTCCTAAGTTTACCGATTTGCTCTTTCTCTGTAAGCTTTTGTTCCCTGACTCTATGGGTTAGGAATTCAAGGTTGGATTTCGTGCCTTTGATAAGGCCCGAAAGGTCACGCTGCTCTAATTGTGCAGCCACCAGGCTTTTCTCTGCAACAACTCTCCTATCCTTTGCTCTTTCAAGGGCAGAATCGAATTGCTCGAATCGGAGAAACGAGTCAAGGATTCTCTTGCGCTCTGAATCCGTAAGGAGAGCAAAAGGCTTGCGTCCACCTTCATAACCTCCAAAGACGGTACTGGAGATGAAGCCGGAGAAGTCAACGCCCAATGCAGCTTCCACAGCCTGCTGCGTATCTGCCTCATGACGGTACGCCAGCGGCTTTCCTTCGCGGAACAAAAACAACTTATTGGAATGTTTATGGTGTCTACGGTATCGTCGCACCACCCAGGCCACTTTCTGCACTCGGAAGCGAACCTCCACGCGGCAATCTTTCTTGCCAGAAAAGCGATAAACGACTTGATCATGTTTAAGACCACGGAGTGTCCTCCCGTAAAGGCACCAGCTAAGTGCCTCTACCAAAGTTGACTTCCCTACCATGTTGGGCCCTTCAATGCGAACGACTCCCTGCCTATCAAGAGGGATGCGTTGCCTGCTCTTGTAAGACATGAAATTTGCTAGAATCAAATCTAGGAACCTCACCATCAAGTTTCCTTCTGGCTTCTCCTAGTTGTACTGTCTACCACTTTAGGATATTGGTAGAATGTTTCCCCAAACTGGGCAAAGAATTGCTCTTCAGTAAGAGGCTCCCAGTCCTTGCAAAGAGCGCATATGCGTGAGGGTTTTCTCTCATCACTCCAAGTATGGAGTACAGCAAGACAAGGCCTCCAAATGTGCTTACAGATTTGGGTTTGTGGGGAGAAAAAATTCTTGAGGCGTTTTAAGAATGATTTCATCTAGACATCTCCTTCATACAGCCTTAGCCCTAGCTTGCGTGTTTGAGTTCGGCAATTCTTTCGTTTAGCATATCGCTGTATTGCTCGGAGGGGGTTGAAGGCCAGAGAGCTTGTAGATATTTCACCAGACTCATCCTCTCGTCTAGCTTCAAGTTTGAATCGGATGCCCAAAGATTTCGCAGCCGCTTCAATATATGCCTGTCGGCTAGAACTTCCCGTTGAAATTTGGACTGAATAGTAGTCATTTTCGTGCTCCTTAGTTTTCTCTTTCAACTGCTCAACGCTCGAAACCTTGATCCTGTGGAACTGAGGGAGCCCAGTGTGCACTTTTTTGAGACCTTTGTCAGATACTATCCAGATTCCCGGATGGTGGATTTCTCCAAAAGAGTGCTGTAAAGGACTCCCTAGATATAAAACGCCCTTTGCGAGAAACTGAGAATGGTGGTAGTCGCTGAGTAGGACTAGGCGGAATTCCCGGTAGCGGAGGTCCCGGAGCTTGATAGGATTCCTAACGAGATAGCCTTTGGGCCCTGTCTTTGCTCCCTGCACTCCGCAATGAGCAACCAGACAGTACTCTTTAGAGGCTTGGAGGGATTTGATGGTCTCTTTGAATCGCTCCGGGGAAGACATCCAAGGTACGACCCAGACGCAGCCCCAGACCAGCGCAGGCTTCTCTATCACCCTGGCTATCTTCCGGAATGGGGTGAGAGAGTGGCAGAGCTTACCGTCTAGTTCTGCATAGACATCGTGGTTCCCGAGGTTGATGACGATTTCCAGACCCGCGTCGTATAGCATCTCCAGCTTCCGGTAGAGAGCATTGTACGTCTCAACTTCAATCCACCCACTGTCCTCTAGAATATCCCCGTTCAGGAGGATTCTCTTGATCTGATGCTCTCTCGCTGTTTTGAGGATGGTGTCAAACACCTTGAGGCAATTATAGAGGCGTGAGTTCATCCCGTCCTTGCGAGTGTAGGAAAATTGCTGCCAGCTCTTTACCTGAAGATCACCCGTAGCTACAAAAGGTTCCACTAAGCGTTGCCCTCAATTTGAAATTCTGATGTGAATTCGAGTATCTCAACAGGTATCGGTTTCGCCTGGTCCTTCGCATGGACACACAGAGCCTTAAATTCTTCCACCGTGCCTGCCCTGCGATATCGCAGCAGGGCTATCGTCGCAGGAAGCACCCATAGCTCTAGGCCGATTGCAATTTGTGGGAACTTGAAACGCCCGTCATCTGTCTCGTTCTTGCTGACTCTACACTTTTGCAAAATCACTTAGACGCTCCCCACATCCGTAGTGTCTGTCTCCATACCAATCTCATAAGGCACTAGTGTTTCGTACACCTTTGTTGTTCGAGCCTTGTTGCAACCCCGACAGCGGTAATGATGCCGGCTACCAACATACATCTTTTGAGCCGGAGCAAAGCTAGTCGCAGGTTTGATGTAGGACACCCACTCAATCTTTATTTCCACATCATCGTGGTTGAAACAATGCAGCAATCGTTCCCAAAATGTCATCTCTTCCCAAGGTTTCATCCGATTTTCACCGTGCGCGGAAACCTCCGCGTCCTTTCCTCGTCTCTGTCTTTCAGCAGGTACTTCTCGCCCTTGAGAACTTGTTTCATGTTGTCAAGGTGCAATCCGTAAGCTTCCCGTAGGAAACGGAAATCCTCCACATCGTGAGGTACTGTTTTTCTGTAGCCCCGGGAGCCTTCCTCGTGGCCGTCTTCGGGGATGTGCACTGCTTCGTGGAGCATCAGGAATACCTTGAAATAGTCCTCCGCAGCATCGTACCGCGTTGACCAGACGGATATCACATAGTCATAGTCGGGCAGAAGCAACGACCAGGGTTTGCGGTTCGGATAAATTCTTGCGCCTACCTTGCTAGACGCGCTGGTATATCCTACCAGAGCTATCCGGCTCGTATGCACGTGCCCGAGGATTGTTGGGAAGAGCTTCTTGGCCCGTTTCAGGTCTGCCCTGTAATCGTCTCTCAGCTCCCAGAATTTGCTAGTGCGGCCCACCTACTTTTCCCTCATCATCTTACAGCAGGGGCATCTCCAGGAAACAAATAGGAAATGCCCTAGCCTAGCCCACCAAGGCCAGCGGTTCATCTGATCTTCATGCTGAGCCATTGCTAGGGCTTTGGGGAAGACTTCCTTTTTGAATCGCTCCCAATTCTCTTCACTCACGGGGGAATCTCCTTTGCTTCCAGCTATCATACCGTTTCGCGCATTCCTCATTGCAGAAATTCCGGCGGTACTTAGCACTGTAAATATGTGTCGGTTTCAAGCAGATGCAGGTCTGCTTGTCTAGCCTCGGGAATCGCCTCATCAAGCTTCTTCTGGCCTAGCAATATCAAGTAGCACCTTCAGGTTCTTGCCAGATTGCTTGAGAAGGTCCCACATCTTAGTGCAGACTGAAGCGTGATCAACCTTTTCCGCCGCATACTTCTTTCTAGTTTTTCCTGTACGGCTGAATTGTTTCCCACACTCACAACGTCCTCCGTATTTCAATTTTCACCTCACTTCGTATCAAGTTCCTCAAATGGTGTAATCCATTGAGCGAAATTCTTCAGTAGTGACTGGAACGACTTGCTGATGAAGTAGCGCGTAATCTCAGCTTTGTCAATCTTGCCGCGCTGTCGTACAGCCTCAAAGACAACCCGGCGTACCTTTTTCTCTTCTGGGTGATTATAGGAAGAAACAGAAAGGTCCATAAGCATCAGATTCAAATAGTATCTCTCGCGGACTCCTTTTCCATAGAGCAGCCGGTAGCGGTTGCCCCGCTTGTAGACTTTCTTCTCCACCTCGGGGGTGAACAGCTCTTCCATATCCTTGTAGGAAGCTAGAAGCTCCCGGATGGTTGTCTCGCCTAGACCTTTAGCAATTCCTGGAATGTTGTCACTCCCATCTCCTATCGCTGCCCGAAGCTGAAGAAATTGATGCGGGGTGAGTCCCACCTTCTGCCGGAAGTTGCCGTGCGTATAGAGTTGCGTCTTTATCGGACTCCATACGCTGGTATTCTCTTGAACCAGTTGGAACATATCCATGTCCGAGGAAACAACAATCCGCTGCCCGTTCAAAGCTTTCTCCTGGCATATCATAGCTATCAAATCGTCAGCTTCTGTCTGAGGGAAGTACAGCTGCGAAAGATTCAGCTGCCGGAGGACTCGCTGGCACTCCTCGATTTGAGTGATGGTACTCTGAAATTGTTTTTCCTCTTCCTTCGTAAAGTGCTGATGTCGGTGGGCCTTATATTCAGGGAACTTCTGCTTGCGGTAGGCACTATGCCCTGTATCCCAGCAGACAATCCCAACATCCGGCTGAAACTGAGCTAGCATTCCGTGGATAGCATTCAGAGCGCCATAGACAACTTGGACTGGTTTTCCGTTCGCTGTAAGAATCGGGAGGCGCTTGGCAATGCGCCAACAGAGATTGTGACCGTCAATGATGATGGTTTTCATATCAGGTCCATTGTCGCTTGCCTTCCGTACACTTGTGCCGCTGATAGATACTTCCCATCCTTGTAAGTCATCATTCCCCAAAACCACGAAGCCATATGTTCTGGGCCGCAGCAACAATCTATAGTTGCATCTATCATCCAGAGTGCATCGGCTCCAAAGTTCAGACAATTTCTTCCGTAAGCAAGAGAAACTGCACCAAGAGGACTACATGCAACTCCTACTGCCTGCTCTAGCCCACATACTTCGCACATCAACTTTTCGCCTCCGGGAAAAGTCTGGTCATGGAGTTCCTTCGCTTTGTGGTAACTAATCAACCCACTCATTCCCCCTCCAGACAACTCGCCTTACGCAATGCAGAGTCAATCTCCTCCTGATGCCTCGAATAGTATTTGGCGAGACTGCTGCGGGTCACGACATCCTTCCCGAAACGGTAAGTGGATTTGTTGCGAGTGAAAACTCCCCGGTCAACTGCGTACTCCCAAACTGCTTGAACTTTGTCTATCCCCTTCCCCCAGAGAATCGGAAACTGACAGCGCGTTTCATTTAGTCCTACCTTGTTTTTCACCACTTGCAATTCAATGAGTGCTCCGATTCTGTCCCCATCTCCGTTCTTGAGGCTTTTGATCTTCGCCGTTCGGCAGCGTACCCAGGAGTAGAATTTGAGAGCTTTTCCGCCATAGGTAGTCTCTTTGCTGCCCCAGGTCACGCCTATGTTTGTCCGGGTTTGATTGACACAGATCAGGCAGACTCCGTTTGTCCGTAGGAACTTCACCATACGCCTGAAAAACCTCGATATTTGCAGAGCTGATCTCCCCATATCGCTCTTATCCAAGCTGGCTTTTTCCTCTATCTCGCTCCTGGTAGGTGTTGACGCTACAGAATCCCAGCCAAATACGATGGGTGTCGTCTTATCCTTCTCCCGAAGCGTTTTCACTGTCTCACGGATGTAATCATAAATGTCCTCGATGGTCTCGCACTCGTCAAATATCAGGAGGCGCTTTACGTCAATGCCAACCTTCTTCATCCGCTTGTAGTTGGCAGAGTATTCGGTCGGAAAAAGTCCTGCATAATAGTCAAGATGTTGAGCTTCCGCTATTATGTTCTCCATCACCCCAGTTTTGAATGATCCTTCTGGCCCAAATATCTCAATGATCCCAGATGGGAACCCAAGGCCATAGCAAACGCAACAATCTACTGAAATGATCCCGCTTGGGACATAGACCAGGGGCTGCGAGAAGATAGAGTTCTCCAGAGTGGTAAGAACCCCATCGCTATGTTCCTTTTCAAACTTCTTATTGATAGCCTCTACTGCTGAGAACAAAGTCTTGTCCTGTACCCCTTTGTACCCAGATGGGCCTCTGTACCTCGGAAATCTTGGTGGCATGCTATTCCCCGCCTAGGAACTTGCCTTCAATCTCGTTCAGTTTTCGGACATCATCCAACGTTGTTGTACCTTCAAGGAGGTGGTCGCATACCTCCTTGAAAGTGTCGAGGTCTGATTCAGTCATCAGAGGAGTAACCGTCCTGAGAAATGCGACTGTTGAAGAGATTGCTCCACTGAATGACTCAATCATTTTGTTCCCTTCTCCTGTTCGCGTTAGTGATGATGATGATGATGTTGCTTCTTTTTGCGCTCTATCTTACGCTGAAGCTCCTTGTACTGCTTTTCAAGGTCATCCTCATCTGAACTGTCTTCAGAATGGTCGCTGTTATCGGACTTATCGCTGCTATCCTCGGATTTGTCAGAAGCATCCGAATCATCGGACGCATCAGACTTATCCGCATCGGAGCTATCATCTGAGTAGTCACTTCCGTCCTCCTCAGCCGCTATGTGTTTCGCAACCTTCTCCATCTTAGCAACGAAGGTTTCAATCTCTTCGCTGCTGCTCGCACTGACGATTTCATCCAGGTTGGTCAAGGTCTTGAGGAGCTTATGCCGCTCGTGCTCGTCTGAGGAGATTGGCGTCTCCTTCTCCATAACCTTGAAGTGGTAGTCCGTATCGTCCCGCCCCTTGCCTTCCCGCTTCACACGGATCAGCCGGCCATATTTCGGATGGGCTACTCCTAGGACTGATTTCCTCCGGTAGTCATCGTCAGAGAAAATTTCTAGCACAAGATTCTGCCATTTAGCAGAAAGCCGCAGGAGCTTGAATTGCCTATCCTCATACTTCCGGACTTCAATCGTACCATCGCTATGTTTCTTGACCTTGGCTCGGAGGATGTTCCAGATACTCTCAGATTTCTGCCGTAGCAGCCCAAATAGAGCCTTAGCAACGGGCGAGCGTTCCTTCTTGACTTCCTCCCAACGGCGGCAGGCTTTGCACTTCCCTGGCTTGCCTGTCTTCTCGTCAACATCGTTCTTTCCACAGTAGACTTTGTTCTTGAAATCTCCATGGAAGAGAACATCCTTCCAAACTTCGCCATCCTTCTCCCAAGGAGGCCCAATGCGGAAGTACCATTCTCCTGGGTCAAAGCTCGTCCAGGGGCGGCCACTTGTTTTCTTCTTCCTCTTGGAAAGTTCCTCACGAATTTCTTCAGCCGTCTTCGTCACTATTGCCTCCCTTAGTAATCACCTTTTTCCTTGCGCTGGTTAGCATTCAACGATTGGAGCATAGACAACCGTTGTGTAAACGCGCGCTCAGCAAACTTTAACAGCCTTTCCGAGTCCTGCCACTTCCGGAGTTTCCGGTGAAGCCTCTGATATTTTGAATTGCGGACAACGTAGTAGCGGATGTCTGTTACCCGCGTCCCTTTCTTCCCCTCACGAAGCATATTGGCATAGCGGATGAAGAGGTCAGCTTGCAGCTTCTCCATCACCTCTTCTAGCTTCGCTACCTTTCCTGATACTCTAGCCAACAATCCTGTCCATCTACCATATTTATCTGCTGCCACCTCCATCTCGTGGTCTAGATTGTCAAGGTGAATTTTCAACTCCGCATTGAGATCCTGACTCTTTATCCCGTGCACGAGAATTACCGGGGGGTCAGACTCCGAATTTTGCTTCTCTTTCCGCGACAAGGATGTGCTCCTTCATAATCTCAAAGCCGATGTCTTGCAAAGAAAGTTCTACATCAGGAACATCAAGTAGTGCGATTTGGTTCCGTTTCCCTTCAATGCGAATAGCTTCTCCCATCACAAGCCTGCGAAACTGATCTCCTGATAAACTGATTCGAATAACTTCACCCATATCCGCTCCTGTTCTAAATAGAACGCCTGTCTCATGTAAACTGGCTAGGGATTACAAATTGTCCCTTTTCGGAACCATGCTCTAGCTCCGTCATTGTTCCAAGATTAGGCCCTAAGAAACAATCAGTATCCAGCGGCACTTCGCAATACCATCCTGTCTTTTCCTCAATCCACTTCCGGTCGGTCATAAAGAGATGGTGCTGGTAAATTACGTCTTGGGCTTCCTTGTGATAGATATCTATGTAGCCCGCATCGTGGACCGTGATAATGTATTTCGACTTCATCCTGTACTTGCGAAGCCAGTCCGCCATCCGCCATCCTGCGCACCACGTCACATCTGAAGCATCCCCTTGTATCGGTGCGTTGATTCCCTGCCGAACTGCTTCCGCCCTCTGGGCTTCGTTCTCACTATCAACTTCAGGAAGCCTTCTTGGCCTAAAGAAATGGGAGAAGACAATCTTGTGTTTCTTGATGTAGTTCTCACGCTCTAGACGGTAGGCTAGACAATCGTCATACTTGCCAAAATACCTATTGATGAATTTCTCTGCCCAACGCTTTGATTTCTGAAAGTCTGCCGCAAGGGCTTCTGGCCCCCGTCCGTAAAGCACCCCAAAGGATACCATCGACTTAGAATCAGTCCGCTTCTGCTTCTGCTCCTCTTTCGGGAGAGCGTTCCACTGTTCCTCTGTAAGCTCAAATCCCGCCATCGCTCCCATCTTGTGCGGGTCCTTACCAGACAGAAACTCCTCCAACATCACATCGTCTTTTGCCCGGTCACAGAACAAGCGCATTTCGATTTGCCTGGAATCCTGTTCCATGATGAAGTACCCATCACCATGGGAACAGAACTGAGTTCGCAACTCCATCGCCAGCTTGTTGCGCTTGGGAAAGTTTTCGTGATTCGGGTCCTCACTCGACACCCGGCCTGTTACCTGACCGTCCACCCGGTAGGTCGTATGCGTCTTCCCATCTGTACCTCGCCATCGGGGCAGAGGGTCTATGTACTTAGATTTCGCTGAGACTAGCTCGCTGCGGTCAATGATAATCGTCAGAGGCCTACTCTTCCGCTTTTTGTTGAGGCGTTCTAGGACTTCCCGTTCAACTGATTCCTGTTTCCCTGAAGGAGTCTTCCAAAGAGGCTCATAGTCTAGGATATCAAAGACCAACTTGCGTTTCTCATCTGGGGAGTTCAGGTTGATGAGTTCACGGTTGGACTCGAACAGCTCAAAGACTTTCTTCTTAGGATTTGGGATTGGCCTCTTGTAGCTATTGACCCGCTCGATGAGTTCCTTGAGGAGTTCCTTGTCCTTCCATTTCTGAAGAGCCTTGATTTCAGACAGGTTGACTAGCTTTTCGTCGTGCTCTGCAATTCTCCTCTCATAGACCTTCTCTAGCTCCTTGTTACGCTCCTTGTCAATCCTGACCCCGTTGATCTCCTGTGTAGCGGCAGTCCAATTGTGATACATAATCGGAAACTTGAAAGGACGTTCCCAGAGATGTTGCCTCTTCAGCTTTTTCCGGAGATGGAAGAACAGCCTCCGGGTTGCGATGCAGTCCTTAATGTTGTAGTCATACAGGATATCAGCCGGGACAAGGTTCAGATTCCCACCACTCTCGGGATTTGCCTCAGGATGCTCAATGCAATACTGCTGCTTAGGCCGGTCATAGTCCATCATCCCTATGAATGCAGCCAGCTCTTTCAGGCCCTTCCCACCCCTTCGTTCGTTCAGGCAGTAGGCCATCAGCTCTGTATCAGCGTAATAGCCGTGACCTTTCCTTCCGCCTAGCCAGATGTCGTGCAGCACAGCGGTGTAGACAAAATCGTATTTGCCGTAATGGAGCAACCACTTCAGGTCTTCGTCTTCCCAAAGCTCTCGGGTAGCCTCTAGGCATTCCTCAGGATGGACCTTGATACCGTCTATCTGAACGCGGCTATAGACCGGCAGGACGGCTCCTACGTTGTCCCCCCAGGAGTAGCCTATGCAGCCGATTTGAGGCTTGCGAAACCGGGCGAACGGTGAGAGTGTACTGCCTTCAATATCGGTTGAAGGATACTCGGCTTTCTTGACGATGTCTACAACTTCCTGGAGAGTCCGCTTGTCCTTGACTACAATCTGTTCAAATTTCTCCCTGCTGATAGCGTGTTTCGGCGGATAGGCAATCCGCTTCGCTGTCTTCAGCACCTCTAGGAACTGCTTGTAGTTAGCCTCTGTTTTGTTGCGCAGGTACCACGCTGGGTGGAAGGATATGACATACTGCCAAGGCCCTCCGTTCACGACGTTCCCGTGAAGCTTTAGGACTCCAGTTTTGTTGAGAACACTGCGGAGAGGAGAGGCTCCAAGGAGGATGACTACTTTCGGACGGAGCGAATGTATTTCACGAAGCAGATGGGGCCGACAGTGATTAATAGCGTAGGCTGGTAGTTTGTTCCCTGGCGGACGGCACCTAGCCGCATTGGTGAAGCGGCATTTCTTCGGGTCAATCCCAACTTCCTCGATAGCTTCCCGGAGAACAAGGCCTGCTTCTCCACACCAAGGGTAGCCATTCTCATCCTCGTGCTCACCAGGCGCTTCCCCGACAAACAGGAATACCGGCTCCTCACTGCCCTCCCCATTCATCTGTGGGGATTTGCAGCCCTTATAGAGCTGGCAAGGCTTGCAAAATCTATCAGGTTGTCGGAGAACGTTGAGACTAAGCATTATTTTGACTTAGACTTTGTTCGCTTAACTTCCTGCAAGCCTAGATGGAACCCGATGCAGGTCAACAGCTTGAAAAGTTCAACTTGAGCCTTCGCAGCCTCTTTCTCGTTCTCAGAACCTGCTTCTGTTATTAGAAAGTCCGTAGCCATCATACCAATCTTCGGGTTGAGGCCGACTTTCCTGAAAACAGAATCCCAGTCCTTTGGCCACCGCTTGTCCTTCCTTGCTGCCTTCAGCAGGACATCGCAGCGATTCCAGAATTGTTTCTGCTTGTACTCTTCAAAACGGCTCATTGCGCTTTCTCCTTCAACTCCTTGATACGGTCCATCGCGTCTTCTAGCTCAACTACGGTTGTATAGCAGAGCATAAGACAGACAACCTCCTTTTCCGCAGCAGCCAAACCATTCTGGACACTAAATATCTCTAGCTGCTGTGCCCAGCGATATTTGGGAAGAGGGAGAACTCCATCCCGGATAGACTCGATAAGCTTCTGAAGATAGTGCATTGCTTTATCGAGGTCCTGTAGTCCGTTTTTCTTACGCCAACGCGTCACATATTTCGTGACCTGCCCCTCGAAATATCCTAGATGGTTATGGGCTGCTAAGTCCCAGTGCTGAAATTTCGCCTGGTAGTGCTCTCCGCCCACCTGGTAGTCATTCGCCTTCTTGTCAGATTCCAATTTGTGCCTCCTTGGGAATGTCCTCCAAACGCGCCAGACCAACATCCCAGTGGTCCGCGTGATTCTCTTTAGCCAGACGTTCTGCTTCATTCCGAGCAGGCGTATGACTGGTAGCCTTGATAAATTTCGTATCCCAATCCCTGCGACCGTTGAAGTAGAGCTTGACTTCATACCAGTCTTCCTGAACAACAATCGGCAGGATAATCCGGTGCTCTGCCGGCTTCGTCATCACCTTCGGAAAGAAGTACCTCTTGCGAAACTCGTGAGGCTTAGGATGGAATCGCGTTGTCCGCTTCTCTGGGGCTTTCCTGGCCCGGACCTTCTTTGTCTTCCGTGTTGGTCCTGCCTTTTTCTTTTGCGTCATCGAGTAGCCTCACACAGGTGGAGTAGACTTCTTTCGATATTCCATACGTGCACTGCTCGTAATAGTTCAAAGCCAATTCCATAAACGGGGAGGGAAGGTGCAGAATTTCACTAGCGACCCACTCCGCCCTATACTGCCAACCTGGCTCTTTCACCCAGCGGAAAATAGTAAGCATTTGGGGAATGGTTTTTATCCAGTACCCATCTGGAGGGGGAGGCCATGTCGGATTTGGAAGCTCTCTTGGTTTGTCCGTCTTGAAAGCCCTAATCTTCTCTACTTTGAGGAGGACGTGTTGAAACTCTTCGTCAGTAACTGTAGAGAATCCTGGTACGCATTCGGCCTTAACACTTGCTTGATTCATCACCTCTGATTCATCAAAGGCTCTTTCGAGGATATTCCCTAGAGTCGGCTTGTAGAGTTCTTCATAATAGTGGAGATTTTGAATAATGTACGTCAGCTTCCCTATCTTCGCCCCCAGACAACCCGCTATATAGGCATGAATATGGGAGAACTGAACCGCGTTGTACGGCGCTCCCCAAATGAGGTCGCAACTCCGCTGCACTACAGTCTGGTCTAGAATCCCGTTTCTCAGCCGTAGATATATGACATTGTTGCACGGGTAGTCATTTGACTTCAGAAGATTGTCCCGCTCCGGGTCCCAAAGGCTGATAACTGCTTGTCTTGATAGAGGCTCCCGCTTTAGCTTGTCGATGGCAATGCTAATTTGGTCTACAGTTAGATATCCTCCAATTGCTGAAGGCCAGCGTCTCATCCGCAGCCCGTAGGCCCCATTGAAATCCTGCTGATTACCATCCGCAAACTTCCTCATGTTCTTGTTAAAGTAACATATCCACTCGACATTCCCGCTGCCTGAGAGAATCCAGATTACTTCAGCAAGGGCGAAGAATGGATTGAAGTTGCGTCCAGGAATCACCATCCAGCAATATCCTGGCAGCTCATAGTTCAAACAGACAGGTTCTTCTAGCTCTAAGCAAGGACCATGGCGGGTGGGAATCTCCTTCCCATGATTTGCTATTTCGCGGACCAGAGCGAAGTAGAAGTCGCCAAGACCACGGCCTGAATAAGTTTTCACAATCGTTCCTCCTCACCTAGATAGAACGCTCCCCTCTAGGAAAACGTAAGTTGCCTTGGAACCCGTTGTAGAGAGAGCGAGGCCTGCCTTCTCCCAGACGTACCCGCTCATACTTGTCCCACTCACAAAGTGCATTCTGCAAATCCTGCGCATGTATGTCCGGCATTCCTGCTTGAAAAATTTTCGGGCTGATTTTGTCGTAGAGTTCGTCTAGGCATTCCTTCCAATCCGCTTCCTTCCACTTAGCCCTCTTATCCCGCCCTATTACACGATTCAACCCTCGTTTGCTCCCAGGGCCAGAGATAGCCCAAGTTGACCAATCCTTTGCGTGCCGAAGCGTAGCATACTTCACATCAGCAATGACCTGCCCTGTCATAAAGCTTCCCATATCTTTCTGGTCGTGCAGCCTGTCGTAGAATTCCGCAAGCGTATCGCCATCTCTCGGGCGGATTTCTTTTCTTGCTCCCCACATCGGTGTCAGGACTTGCTTGGCTAGGTATCGGGCTTTCGATTGATGATCTGGACCTGCGTGAATCATATATGCTCCGGTGAAGACTTTCTCGCCGTCTTTCTTTCGCTGCTCCAATACTCTGATGAACTCGTCTGGGTGCCAAGGAACAGGATAACCTAGCTCATCTAGGGTCTCCGGCCAATTGACAAAACGTGAAACCGTCATAGCGAACCAGAGGTCCTTATCTTCCGCGTGAGGCTCCCGCCAATGCTCCCGTACCCAAATCGTGACCGTGTCTAATTCCCGGAACACGTTGCAGAACCGATAGCGCTGAAGTATTGGGTCCCGTGTCCATGGTCGAGGCTTGCCAGCTTGCTTCCGCTTGTAGATTGCGTGGCGTTCAAGGATGAAGCGAAGGAGAGGATTGATGTTCATCAGTTGCCTCTCCTTTGATTTTGATACAGACGTAGCCGTTCAGCCATATTCATCAGCTCGTTCGCCAGCTCTTCATCGCGGTAGGTGTAGTAACACTGAGTGTTGGACTTCTCTGCCATAGCTTCAAGATTGCTGATGATTTCGTCCAGGTCAACTCGGGGGCCACGGTGCTTCTTGCCGGCTTTCTTCTTATCTCGGCAGGATTTGCAGCGTTTTGGCATTTGGAATTCGGGATTTGTTGCCTGAAGACTTTTGTAGAAGCTTATCTCGCTCTCGTACATCCCCCAGTCCTCGTGGCAGTCTACGCATTGCCCCATCGAAACAAATGCTCCTCGATCTTTATCATCCCCCATTTTCTCTTCCTTTCCGCTTTCTCCACTCTACCCAACGTCTCTTCGTAGCTTTACCAATTTTTAGAAGAGCCTGCTTAGTATGCTTGTATCCTTTGCTATTTTGATTCCCAAATCCGAAATGTTTGCCCGCAGCATTTTTATTCCCTAATTTGGAGAGGCTCATCTTTTTACGGCTCATAGGAGAAAGTTTTCGCCCTAAACAGTATTGATTTCCTGTATGAAGTTTGATTAGTCTGCGGCGGTGTTCTGCAGACAATTTCTTTCCCTTCCTGTTATGATTCCCCGCCCCAATCTTATTACCCATCAATCTTATTACCCATCATCCTTCTTCTCATCTTCTTTCGAGTAGTCGCAGACATTTTAATACCCAAGGAACCATCCCCACAACCAAGCTAGAATAGTTTGTAATCCATCCTGATAAGGGATAACTCTGACATCTGCCCCTACTTCTCTGAGTCTCTTCTCACTACCTAATACGGCCTTGTATTTTGGATAGAGGGATTTGTCCGGGTCAACTGGCCGAGGGTCCTTCCGCTGAATCCTGCGCTTTACCATCCGCTGAAGGCACTTCTCTAAGGGGGTATCCATAAAGCCAAATATCCAATGCGTATGCGGTAGGCTTCTTGCCAGGTCAATCCAACGCTGGGTCAGGGTAGCAGCCAGCGCTCCCTCGAAAACAACATTCCCCCGCCTGGAAAGGTCTGTGATTGCCTTGGAAGCGTAATCGGCACGGGTGCTGCCCCTGTAATAGCTTTCGTCAATCGCGTCATAGCCGCCCGTTGTTATCCGGTAAGGCCCAAGCAGGGCTGTCTTCGTAGGCCCTGTATCGAGGACGTAGGCGAGCACCTTTCCATTCCCAGGGTTAATCAGAGGCGTATTGGAAAAGCTCTCTAGAAGGGATTTTGCTAGGGTTGTCTTGCCACTGGCATTCGTGCCCCTGATGTTGATGACGATATGCTTCAGCCGAGGAAATCGTTCCGTCATTTCCCTTTCTCCAGCTTCGACAGATTCAAAACACCCGACTCGATAACCCGCATTGCCTTCATATAGTCGTCACCCTTGAGAAAGGGCAGGTCCGGTATGCGGATAACGGGAGGCTCCGCATACGCACCAAGAGGCGAGAACTTCCGCCGATGAGCTGGAAACTTTTTCAACAGCTGCTTGTAATGTACTGGGCTCATATAGATGATGCGGTCAGCCCATTCGACCATCTTCTGAGTCACAGGCTTTGACCTTTCGTCCTCCTCTAGATAGTACGCCTGGTTGAGGCTATAGAGAGCCTCCCGGACTTTCTTCGCAATGGTTCCCTGGTAGGGGCCTTTTTGCAGCCCTGCCGATTCAACGTTCATCCCGAGGTATCGCCCGATAGCCGCTGCGACCTGAGATCGGGAACGGTTGTTGGTGCAGATAAAGAGGATACGCACTGTGCTTTCGACTCCCTTCTAGGCCCGACTGGTTTTAGGCCAGCCTATTGTTGGTAGCGGACCCAACTAGCCAGTGGCAGGGTGCTAGCAGAGTTCGTTTACGTGGGGATATAGCTAAACTGGTGTAAAGGCTAGTTTTGAGCCCTGCTAGGGGCCTATCCGGGGGAAGCGTAGGGGGCCAGTCCTCCTGGCCCTGACTATTAGCTCAACAGTAGCCTTCAGCTTCTCCGCTGGGTGAAAGTAGAAGAACTTAGCTTGGGCCGAGAAGATAGGTATATGCCGCCACTTCCTAGCCGGAGGCTTCGCATAGCTCACGACCTCCATCCCCGCTAGCATCTCGTTCACACGTTCCCGGTGTTTTTGGACAAGGGCGTAGGGCTGTTCTAGGTAGAACCAGCAGCCCGGATATTGCAGCCACTGTCGGATATTCCAATGGTCCTGGGTATGCTCCGTCTGCTGAAGGGGAGCCACCCCTAGAGGCAGAATCACCGTAGAGTCCGGAGGGGGCCAAGTGTGGACTGGCTTGAGCATCTCTTTCCAATCGCAATCTCCTCCAATATAGTTGTATCCTTGCCAGTAAGCACCTACAGCATCGGCGTAAGTCTCCGCATCCCGCAGGGAGTTCTTCTTCACAGGGACCATAGTCAGAATGGTAACCTGCTTGCCTTCCTGAATCCACTGCTCGATATGAGCCCCTAGCGAAAGGAAGGCATCATCACTGTGAGGCTCTACGATAACCAGGCGGTCATTTATGGGCACGTTTCGGCCTCCGGAAGACGCTGAGATGCCGCCCATACCAGTTGGAAGTAATTCTTTCGTCAGCTAATATCGCTTCGCACAACTCCTTGGTGACCTTCTTTTCAAAGGTGAATCCGGCAAGCACAAATAGTTGCCGCCAATAGCCTTTAGGCTTGCAGTTCACGTGGTACCGGCCCCATTCAGAAGAGTCGATGGACAGGAGCACCCATTTTGAGGAGAGCCGTTTCACCGTATCCACTAAGACTTTCTCAGAGGACTCCGGGATGTGCTCGAATACATCCCACGAGGTTACCAGGTCAAATTTTTTGTCCAAATGGAAGGACTTTGATAGGTCGTGGGCTATGTATTTCGCTCCTTCCGCGAATCTGCTGTTGAACTCAGAACCATCCACCCCATAAGCCCTTACTCCTAGCTCTGACAGCCGATTCACAAACGACATCGTACCACAACCCAGGTCAATGCAACGCTTGGGGTGAAATCTGTTGAAGATGAGCTCTGCTAGATATTTCGAGGACACGTGGGGTCCTTTTGTGGACCTGGTGCGATTTTTGAACCACTTCAGTGGATAGAGTTCACTTAGCTTTTCTTCCATAGTCGTGGGAACCTCATCGGGAAATTAGGTCTTGCAAATTCTCCGAAAAATTCTTTGGCAGCAGTATCATAAGCCTTCGCTGCGGCTATCGGATTGTCGAAGGAACCTAGATGAATAACTTTCCAATATACACAAATCTGCGCATACCATTTCCTAGCACCTTTGTGCCAAGAGACACCTTTGAATCCTGATTTGTTATTTGAATGCTTTCCTTGGTTAGCCAGATTCTGCGAGTTAGAAGCATCTCTCAAATTATCTTTTTGACAATCTAGCCCATTTCCATTCTTATGGTCTATCCCTTTGCGCCCTAATATAAAATTGTGTAGAAGAAAATTAGGAACTCCCATTTGTCCGTGAGCTGCGTACGACTTACCCTTAGAGCCAGATGTATAGTGCCATATGCCCTCAGCTGTTACACGTTCATAATCTTCGTCATCAACAAGTGCATAGGCTCTTATCTTTCCTTTTCGATTGCGAAGCGGAATTTTCTTCATCGTCTAAACTCGTCAAAAACTTCATCATATAGTTTGTAGGCTGAATGATTGTCGTTTACATATTCCCTCGCTTCCTTTCTAGGATACCCTCTCACATCATATTTCATAATCGCTTCAGGATACTTGGCCAGGTCAGAGATAGGCAGTACCAAATTATCTGGGATGGCACTTCGGAGAAGGTTTTTGTGCACTACAGGGACGCAGCCATAATATAGAGCCTCAACAATTGTGTTGTTGTAGGAACCTCTCCGGTAGGCTTTATATTTTGCCCTATGCCCTTGAAAGTCAGCCATGAATCCCGCTCTGGAAAGGATTTTTGCCCGTCTCTCTACTGAGACCCAACCATAGTAGGTTGCTAAGCCCTTCCCTGAGTATTGTGGGGCAAAAAAATCCTTACCAACGACCTTCTTCCAGCCATTTTCTTTTCTCATGTTATAGTATTCAATGCCGGAATTGTAGAGCTTTACTTCGTAACCTTTGTCGAGGAGTCGAGGTACCCCATCAAAGAAGGGTTTGATTCCTTTCACATTCTTCCATTGAGGCATCCATACAACGCGATTCTCAATGCGTTCCTTTTCGGAAGGCTTTCCGATAGGAATAAAAGGAATATAAACGGTCTGTACCGGATAGCCTGCTTTGACGAGAGGCTCTCCATAAGCAGGCTGAGTCACGAGAGTCTTCTCGCATAGCGGCAAAACTTGTTCCCCAAACTCCTTGTATGTATCCCAATAAGCATCCGAGATATAGCCGACAATCGGTATATCCAGTTTATTCAGCCTCTTTAACAAGGCCATAAAGACAGGACTGCCCCCATAAGCTTTTGTCGGATGCGGACAGAGGAAGCTCAACATCACTACATCGTAGGATGTTAGAAAGGCTAAAGTCTCTCGATAGTTTTCCCTATGGTGTGGAGCGTAGCCATCAATAGTGATGTAGGAATCCCCACCACGGATTAATTTTCTTTCAGGCAACAAGAGGGGATGTTTTGTTTTCTGGTTGGCGCTAACGAGGACGTGAAAGGTGTCACCTTTCTGGTCTGCTACCTTCCGATAGGTTCTCAGGCGAGTGTTGATGCCCCCTACGGAAGAGGTAGGCCAATGCAGGACTGCAATTTTCACGATGCTTTCCTGAAGAGGAGATAGATGCTCCTCTTGTTTGCTGATTGAGCTACTAGCCGATAGCCCAGCCCTAGGAAGCAAGTCTCCATCTCTAGAGCCGGCAGGCGTCTCGAATCGGTCAGGACTACCCAAGCGGCTTTGTCAAAGACGGCTTCTGTGACAGTTCTGTATTGCCTCTTGGCTTTACTGAGAGTCCAATCGGGGAAGTCTGCCACTACAAGGTCTGGATGCTGAAAGAGACTATCTATCACTACCGATTGAGCCCCACCAAGAGGCTCTATGATAGAGGTAGACCAGCTATGGTGCCGCCCTGCTTCCAGGATGTACGCATAGCAGCGCCTCTCATTTGAGTAGACTTCGTGCTTGTTGGGATTGAATAGCAGCTGAAGGATTTGAGCGTTGACTCCCACCCCACCAAACAGTTCAACGATGTTCTTTGGTTGCGGAGCAATTTGGCTGACGAGCTCAAAGAATCGCCTAGCTTCAGCCTCGGTCTCCCCAGGTTCGTAACGGAGCCGCCAGAATATGCCCCGCTTCGATGGCAGAGTGTTCTTCGCAACTCGGGGGAGTTTAGAGGGGAGCATGATGCGTGCTCCGGCCACAAGGATTGATTGCATCTTGTTTCTCCTCTACAACAAAAATGATGGCGGGAGGCTCCGAAGAGCAACTCCCGCCTATCAGCACTTTACCAGGACTGTACTACGCTGCTGCCTTGCAAGCCTTCCCGAAGATTTTGAGCTTGGCCCCGAGATGAGACACGTCACCCGTGAACAGAAACTTCCCGGCAATCTTCGCCTCTTGCCAGTCCGACTTCTTGAGCCCCAGCTTCTCCAGCTTGGTCTTCGGATAGAGATAGACGCGAAAGCCTTCGTCCTTGTCCGGGCGGATGAATCGTGCCCAAGGCCCACCAGGATACTTGACATAAAGCTCCCCGCTGCTCTTGGTCTCAACCTCCGCACCCAGCGCCTCTGCCTTGCTAGACACTAGGATGTCCTTCACCGCACTGGAGAGCTTACCACTCTTGGAAGACTTCTGCTTCTTTTCCTTGTGATGGTGATGCTTGTGTTCCTTTTTGGACACTTCCTTGTCCTCCTCTTTCTCGTGCTTCTTTTCTTCCCTGGGATGGTGATGCTTATGACCCTTCTCCTTCTTTCTCTTGTCTCCCTCCTCTTCCCTATTAGCTTTCAGAACTGCGATACAATTCTTGGACTCAACGCAACGCTGGCACTCTGGCACATCCGGGTCGGGGTATTTCCCGAAGCAATCTTCAATTCCGGAGGGAATCGGTATGGACGGTGCCCGGGGTTTATACGTTGCCGGGTCAATCTGTACGAGGGGGGAGCCTTTCGACTCCCCCCTCTCGCTGCTGTCGTCCGAGGCATCCTCAGAGCTATCATCCTTCTTTTCTGAAGAATCGTCCTTCTCTTTCCCGTGGTGCTTCTTGCTACCCTTCCTGCCCTTCGGAGGCTCTGGCTCCTCAGAGCTGTCGTCCTTCTTGTCGGAGGCATCAGAGGCGTCACTAGCATCGCTCTTGTCCGATGCGTCGCTAGCATCCGAGGCATCACTGGCATCTGAAGCATCAGAGGCGTCAGAAGCGTCACTGGCGTCAGAAGCTTCAGAGGAGCTATCGTCCTTCTTGTCGGATGCGTCGGAAGCATCCGATGCGTCGCTAGCGTCCGAAGAATCTGGAGCTTCAGAACTGTCGTCTGGCTCCTTCTTCTTCGTTGAGGACTTCTTGGGAGACTTCTTTGAGGACTTTGGAGTTTCTTCCTCAGAGCTGTCGTCAGACTTGTCCGGCTCCTCTTCCGAGGAATCGTCAGCAGCCTTCCCTGGTTTTGCCTTGTGCTTTTTCTTCTTGTCTACTTTCTTTTCGGCCATCTACCATCCTCCTTCAGAGTCAACAACTGCGGTTCTTATTTCGTCCACTACACGCCGCACATCCCCACTTCGCATCCCTAGATACCCCCGGATGTGTCGCAGTTTGATGCGGAAGCTCTTTGCACCCCGGACATTCTGTCCCTGGGAAATAAGTTTGTTTCTCCGGCAGAAATCCCTCCACGCAAACTCAGAAACTTGAATTGGTGGGTCTAAAAGTATTTGCAGGAACATCCGGGCTTCACAGGAGAGTATCGGATATAGAACTTCCGCCCGTTCGTGCATCCGGTAAAGGAAGTTATCTGCATAGTCTGGCCAGTTGTCTGCCTCCCCTAATTGGACCTCAACTCCGTCCCGGCTCCAAGTTCTATCAAACCGGGAAAGGTCCCGAAGGCGGTTGTATAGGGCACGTTTGAAATATCGTGCGAAATAGATTTGACCATCTGGGAATTCTTCGCAGCATTGGACCAATATGAGCAGGCCCTCTGCTTCTAGCTCCTCTGATGATCTACGGAAATGACCAGGTATCGCGTAGTGATGCGCTACCCAGTGGATGAGATTCTTGAAACGACGCAAGGCAACGTCCGTATTGTATGCCATGACGCTGGGATACGCCTCCTCCAAGGCGAGTCGGAGTCTACTACTAAACTCGGAGCGAGTAAAGGAAAATTTTCCCCTTCACCTACTTGCCTATTTTGGCTTTCCGGCGAGGCGTGGAAACCTTCTGACTCCTGGAAAGCGGTCTCTTCTTGGGAACAGCGGCTCTCTTGGTTTGCGCTTTATTCTTGCCAATTCTTCCTCCGTGTACACGACGTACTCGACTGGGATTTTTCTTCCATGCGTTGATGGAATGCTTAGGACCACGTGGCGCTTTCCGGTTGCTGGGTCTACTCTTTCGCTTTTGAACTTTGCTTCTGGGATCAGTTTTCTCAGGCTGGACAAAGTCGCATTTGCGTAATTTGACCTCGGCTCTACGGATGCGCTTTGGGAAGGACTCAGAGCCGATGAGCTTCCTGCACTTGAGACAACGGACTGTGCTTGCACCTTCTACCTCCTCTCTGCCTGATGGGCAATGGCATATCTCTGAAGGTACATCTCTTGGGAATCGGAGGGGCCTTGGATACCGCTTGATTGACCGGGGAGTTCTGACCGTTATCATACTCCAAAACCAATTTTGCCTAGTCTGGTCTTTCTGGGTCCACACTTGTACCCCAAATTTGGGGAGCAATTTGTAGACCTTTCCAGTGCGCCCGGTAACGGTATCCACAACATACGTCACTCCAGGGATGATAACTTTCTCACCGTAGGCCCCATCCATTCCCGTTTCCTCCTGATTGAATAGAACGCTGAGTTGTTGATAACAGGGGGCAGAGGGGGTGGTTCAAGCCCCCTCTTCCTACTTCTTTTTCTTCGGAGCGACCACCTTCACCTTCGCAGCCACGTACTCCTTCAAAGGTTTTGCTGGCGAAAAGCGTATCTTATTACTTGCTGGCTTCGCAGGGAACGTCTTATGCTCCCCTGTGAATGGAACGATTCCCTTTCGTTTTGGCAGGGCCTTCCGGTAGGCAACCCGGATACGGCCAATCTCCGGCAGGCGGAAGAATCGGTCATTCTTCAGACCGTGGTGAGCTTCCGTCACCAGAGCTTCGTAGATGGACCGGACAATTTTGGTTGTCTGGCCTGTTTCCTTCGCAATTGCAGTGTAGAGTTTCATCTTGCGTGATTCTCCTTTGTCTCCCTCTTTGGGGAATATGATTATGTACTTCTGCCGGGTCCGGGGTCCGCTATAGAGCTTCGCACCAAAATGCTCCTGGAGGAGGCTGATAATCTCCTCAGAAAGGTGCGTGGTGTAGCAGCCGTGAAACTTCTTCACTACGATTTCGTGAAGCTGTTCCTTGGGTACGTTGAAATAGTCAATTCCTAGACGGCGGTACAAATTCGCCATCTCGATATCGGCGTGGGCTCCTCCGTGGCGGAGGCGTTCTAGTTTATCTGTCTTTTCCTGACGGAAGAGACGGTTGTCAGCGAGACGCTTTGCTTTTTGTTCGGGAGTCTCGTTTGAGGTTATGTGGAAGGCGTGACTCATCCCCTCTTGTGCTCCTTCTGCCGTAGGAACTCTACTAAATTTTCAGTGTGCTTGCAGACGTGTGGAACTGCGTTCAGGACGGCCAGAGGCGCACGAAATTGTCCTTCAGGGCAGGTACAGAATTCGATTTGCTGACGGGTCTTGGCGTTGACGAGCAGAGTGCAGTAATAAGTCTTGCCTGAATCCCCGCTCGTTATTTTGTAGATGAATGCTGCCCAATCCTCCGGAAGTCCTAATTTCACATCATCCCGGAGCTGGACTTGGTCATACTTCCAGAGTTTAGACATTGATGGTACTCCTTCGCTGGTCGTAGTTGTAGAGGATGGCCTGAAAGACAAGCCTTGCAACTTCCTGGTTCTCTAAGGCAAGGTTGAAGACTTTGTCAAAGGACTTCTCATCATTCGCCTGGAGACTCCTAACAAGGCACTCAAATACAAACTTCTCCCAGCTCCTCATCGTCTCTGTCCTCATTGCTTCTCTCCCTTGAGGTCTCGGGAGTCGTACTCCGCTGAGATGTATTGTTTGAGACAGGTTAGGTTCCCATCAGAGCCTTCAATCAACCACCAGAAGTCCTGCATCTCTCGCACCATCTCTTCCATCTCCTCAAGCTCCTCTCTCCCACTTGCTACTGAGAAGATTCGCTGGAGTCCAAGCGGTGTCGGTTTGGAAACTAGAGGAGCAAGAAGGCGCAGACCAGCCCGTACATCCCACAGGCCTGCACGGATTCTCGAAAGCTTCTCACGGTTACTTAGCCTTGGCACGGTACGCCTCCTCCCGCTGCTTTAGCTTTAGCAGGTCATCTTCCAATCCTAGGGCCTTCGCAATCCGCAGGTAGACCTCACTCACAGTCGTATCCGCTAAGTGGATAGCTTCGCCTCCCGGAACGTTCTTGCCGTCCTCAAAGGCGTCTATCCGGATGCGGACCATCCTCCGGGGTTTCTCTACTACTCTCATAGCAACCTTCCTTTCAAGCCCTCCTCAGGAGAGGCTGAACGACCCACTTTACAGACGATTTGAGCTGGTCTAGAGGCTAGGATAGGGCTTCCCCCTACCGGAACTCGATAGGACGGTGCTTCCGGACGGCCTCGTTCAAGCCTACGACTAGGAAGAGGGCCTGCACCCTATCGTCATCTTCAGCAGGCCAAGGACCAATTACGACACAGAGGCGGGTAGCTATCTTCTCACATTGGCGCCAGGGAATCTCCGCAGTAGACTCATTAGCATAAAGTATGTATGCCAGAGGCTCCTTGTACGGTGGGGGAGGACAGGTTCCATCCTGCTTATGTGTTTGGAGGATTTCCCAGTTGACTCCTGCCAGAGCAGCCAATCTCTCCTGAAATTTCAGGAATGCTTCAGCACTCCAATGGGCACGTCCGAAGTTGAAATTGACACCTAGACTATCGTTCATCATGTTAGTTCACCTTCTCACCCAAGTTGGGGTGTGTTAGATTTTCACTTCTGAATCTTCCGTTGAACTTCCCTCAGACGGGCCTTCGTCCAGTTCCGAGCAGCCGGATGGAGCATGTATATTGGTTTGCGTAGTGGTACATAGCCACATTCCTTGAAAGTTTTCTGTGCTACCCTACCACACACTAGTATAATGTCTGGGTCAAGCCTAATCAGATTTTCCGCAAGCCAATCCGGATCGGGTTTGCCGTGATGTTTGGCCTTAGTGACTAATTCCCGACAGACATTAGTCAACAACAGCCGTTCTTTATTCTGTTCGCCCACCAGCTTGTAGAGCCTACGGCCAGAAGCGTTCAGGGGGTTGATCTTGAAGTAGCGAGGAGCACGGCCAGTTCGATAGCCCCACATCGTTTCGAGGACTGCTACGATTGGCCCCATGTCAATTCACCTTCTCTTTCGGAATTGGTTTAACTTCTGGAGTTGAGGCCGGGGGAAGAGTTGTTGCATCAGCAGGGACGGACAGGACGTGCCCGCCTTCGATGGAGAGTTTCATCATCAGGTCAACATCAGCCTGCTTTGTATTCGGAGAGTGGAGGCGCTGCATTCCGCGTTCAGGGGAGATGTAGAACATATCACCTTTCCCGAGGAGGTGTTCCGCCCCCTTGCAGTTCAGGATGGTCTTACTATCTGCTGAGGACGGGACTCGGAATGCTGCGCGAGCCGGGAAGTTGACCTTGATCTTGCCGGAAACAACATCCACAGATGGGCGCTGCGTTGCAGCTATCACGTGGATACCGGCAGCGCGGGACATTGCCGATATTTGGGCCATCTTATCGGTGAAGGACTTCTTCTCTGACAGAACGAGGTCTGCCATCTCATCGATGACGACGACAATATAAGGCCAGCAGTCATCGGGCTTTCCTTCCGCCTTCATCTTGTCGTTGTACTCCTTGAGGTTCTTACACTTGAACCCGAAGAGGTTGGAAGTCCTACGGCGCATTTCCTGAATCAGCCTCTCCATAATCGAGAGGGCGTCATAGACTCCAGCAACCGGGGGCTGCATCAGGTGAGGCAGGCCTTGGTAGTGGAAGAGTTCCACGGACTTTGGGTCAATCAGGACCAGCTTCATCTGCTTCGGGGTACGCATGTAGAGGAGAGAGGTTAGGATACCGTTGATCCAAACGGATTTGCCTGCGCCTGTTGAGCCTGCGATAAGTAGGTGAGGCATCCTCGTTAGGTCCTCTACATAGGGCTGACCGTTGGACTGGACTCCGAAGTTGATCGGCAGTTCCATATCGTCCCTGTGGGCGATTGCGGCCCCTAGGCAGTCCGCAAATTGGATCTCCGTTCTCTCCTTATTCGGTACAGAAATAGCAACCGCACTCTTGCCGTGAAGCCTCTGGATGGAGACATCTTCCGCTGCTAGACCAATGGCTAGGTCCTCGTTAATGTCCTTGATTCTCCGGAGCCGGGTATAGCGGTCAGGGCTGAACTCATACTCCGTAACGATAGGACCAACGCGGATATCCGTAACCTTCCCAGGACAATCGAAGTCGCGGGTGCGGGTCGTTATGATATCCACTACCTTCTGCTGTTCGGGGTTGGCAGCTAGTTCCCGAGGGAATCGCTGGACGCCCTTTGGGTAGGCTTTCTTGCCCTTCTCTAGTCCTTCCTTCTCTGGGTCGTACTTATCGATGAGATTCCCGCAGAGCAGGCAGCGCCTATAAAGGGTATAACGGGAAATGGAAACAGCATCCTTTCCACCTACACCTTTACAGCCTCGACAAATCGCCAGCTTGAAGCCGTTCGTATGATCCTTCATTCTCTCTTCTCCTTGCCCAGAGACCCTAAAGGGTACTCGGGCGTTTCTTAACCTGAGCACTGCCTATGTCAATCACCTTCCTACTACTCTGGCAGATCGGACAACGATTCCAATGGTCATACCACTGCAAAGTCGCGGCGATAAACCCGCCTATGGAGTTGTCCAGACGGTTTACCCTTTTCACTAGCCTGTTCTCAACTCGACATCGGCGGCTTTGCACCATGAGACCACCTCCTCCAGGTACTCGGGCTGTTGAATTGTTAGTCGTTGTAGACAGTAAGCATCACGCCGCAACGGCAGCGTCCCTGCCACATCGAGACTTTCGTCTGCCGGGTTGTCTGGAATGGTTTCAGTTCAGGGATTAGTTTCTTGCAGCACGGAGCAGCCAGCGGGACTCGGCTCTGCTCTAGGTCAGATAGCTTGCAGGAATAGGAGCCGTCTTTGTTGAGTTGCCAGACTTGTATTTGAGTAGTTTCGTTCACGGCTTCCTCGCTTTCCGGACGTACACCAAGTTGCCATTCGCGTCCTGAACAGCTATGACTTCAGTCTTAGAAGGATTAGCAGCCTTGGCTTTCGCTGCTTCTTCCTGCGCCTTCCGGGCAGCCTCTGCTATCGAGACACGGTTGTTAGCTAGACTGAGGGCTTGAAGGTTTGCCAAACGCTGCGCCTCCTCGATAGTGACGATAAGGTTAGGGCCAGACCAAGGGGAGTCATTAGTGCTTCCCCGCTCTGCTGGCTGTACGGGTCCGTGGCTGTAGGGATGGGGGCCTTCTGGCTTATAGACTGACTTCACGTTCTTGACGAGGCTGTTAGCCGAGTTGTTCCCCCAATCCGATGCCTGATTGATTGTTCCTGCATCGTTGAGAGACTGAACGTTCTGAGCCCCCGCATTGGAGGGAAGAACTGCAAAGAGAACTGCGACTGCTAGAATTGCGGATTTCATTTTCGAGTTTCCTTTCTGAATTGTTTTCTCCCACTCAATCACCAGGTTGTTCGTTTCCATACTGCCTGTCTCAGTCCTAGTCAAAGTTGTCTGCAACTTTTTGTTGTGGAGGAAACCTTGATAGGTTCTACCATCTAGTAATACCAGGACTTGGCCGGTAGGCACTACAAGTTCTGTCCGGCCATTCACCCAGTGAAACCGTACCAAACCACCGGAGTCTAATACTAGCTGAACGTCCTTCAGGAATGCCTTCAGGTTGTTTTTCATTTCAGGCCTCCTCCACTTGTCAGATTCAAGCTAGACAGCGGCTAGGATGCTCTCCTGAAAGTCTCTTGTTGCATTTCAGACGGCGCGATACAGAACGCGCCCAGATAACAAGAGTGCCTACTCTCAGATAGGCATTCAGAGCACCCGAGTCGCTGGACGGAGACGTTCCTAGCAAACTGCCTGCGGTATCCTCTTTCGAGGGCCTGATCTCCGTCTGCGCTGTTAGTGTTAGTGTTTGTAAAACTAGGTTCCACGCAGATTCACCTATACTTCGTTTTTACGTCCGTTCTGTCGGACGGTGGTAATATCTCGGGCCACCACGCCTAACCCTTTTGGATTCCTGGCTGGCTCTTTTTCCTCCGGAGAGGTATTTGTATGTTGAGCCGAGGTTCCGCACTCGAAAGTCCTTACGCGCCCTACTCGTGTACAGCGAATACAGGAGGGTTCAGACAGGCTACTCGGAAGGCTTTCGAGACTCCTACGCTTTACGGTTTGAAGTATTCGCAACCCGGTTCAACGTCAACCCTCGACTTTCCCTGTTCGGTATTTCCGCTATGCAGGCCATAAGCCATACGCGAAAAGGAGCCTAGCCCCCGAGACCGTCGTCGGTGGGGCAGAGGGTATATAAAGGATGTAGCTGAATCGGTGGAGGTGGGAACTCTCTACGGGGGAAACCCCCGTGCTACCTACTACGCAGCGGTAGCCTGCCGGATAATCTGTTTCGCCGTCCGGATGACCTGTACGGGGGTCATGTGCTTGATTCCCCGCTTCCCGTGGCGGACCTTCGCAAATCCGCGAACGAGGGCACCCGTAAGAACGAGACCAGAATTTTTGGAATTGGTTTTCATAACGTCTCCTAGGGTGATGGTTTCACCCGTAGAGAATTCCGTCTCCTACTTCTCCGCGATATGGGGTAACTCGAATTGCTTTCTCTCCCGAGGCTGTTCCCCGCCTACTCCTTCCGCCGTTTCCGAGCTAAAAAGCTCTACGCGGTAGGACTCTAGGAGAGGCCGTCCGGAACGTCTCCGGGGCCTCGGGCTTTACTTACTTTCGGCTTTGCGTCCTTAATGCCCTAGCGTTTTTCGCTCCGGTCGGACTATTTTAGGTTAGTCCGTTAGGAGGTTCTCTCCTATGTCCGTGGCCTATCCCCGCTCTGCCTTTTCGGGATACCCTTTATTTTTCAATGAGCAAAAGCTAGCGTCTAAACTCTAGCTTACAGGAATATCTTCCCCTTTTTAGAGGTAGAAGTAAAGCACTATTTTCCAGTACTTTCGTTTGAGTTACCCCCTAAAAAGCCTGGGATTATGCAGAATTTCTGTTGGCGTTCCAACAAAAAATAAACCTGTCAAAGTGAGGGTTGAATTTACCCCCCGCTGCCCCCCGGTCAAATTCTGGTGGGTAAAAAACGTTGTTAAAGCATCTTTTTAGGTATTCAAGCCTACGCATTACATTCTTCACTCCTGCTTTCTTCTCTCTGGAAAAATGGTATTCCATCACGAGTTTGTTACAACATGGAATCAATTCGTCATCCAACAACCCAAACTCGCTCCCTTCAACATCCATCTTCACCCCATCGAATATTCTCCCTGCAAAGAAATTTGCGTGTAAATTCGGAAGCCTCCCAGAAGGGTGTTCAGGCAAATTCCCTTTCACAATTGTTGCCCTGCTGAAATCTGTTTCTCTCCTCCCTTTGTAAAATTGTAGGGAGGATTTATGGAGATTCGTTATAGCAAATCTACGACAGCAAAATTCAGGAATATTCAAACGGAGGAGTCGAAAGCATTTTGGGTCAGGTTCATAGCATTCAGCCTTTGCTCCAAGAGAACGACAATATAATGCAAACGCTCCGATGTTTGCACCCAAATCTAACCATAATTCACCCTCCTCAACATCAAAGCCAAGTCCCACTCTCCGGTAGCACCTCTTCACTAGACACTCATTTAGAACACTCTCATCACTTGTCCCTGGACGAAAATACGCCTCCTCTAAACCAAATTTTCTCTTCTCAATTTTCATTCAACTTCCCCACTTCTGGAGGAGCTTTCGTATTCTCACTCCCTGAGGACCTAGAAAATAAGGCTCTAGGCATTCCAAGAATTCCTTTGCATTTTGGCCATAGAGGCGTACTCTTTCTCGGCAACTTTCTCCTTTTCCAGTTTTACGGTAGCCCCCTCCAAAATAAGTATGCACTAGTTTTGGAAAAAAGGGTTTCATATTCAATTCCACAAATCCTTTTCGGACGAATGCGCGCGACAGAACTACTCCTGCAAGAAGTGTTCTCAATTCCAAAGTCATCTTCTCTCTCATCATCTCCAGTCTCCATAAAGGAATTCCGCTTCATTCTTGTTCTTCTGGAACGTCTTCGCCTTTTCGATTATGTCCCAGGACTTTTCGCGCCCAACGGAATTGACATCCTCACCTTCCGGAAATTGAGCGATTTTAACAGCCGGGACTGCTCCTTCAAAAGCCTTCGCAATCTGGACCGCTACGTGTTTGGTATTATCCTTTTCCTGAGGGCCATCGAGCGCAACAATCAGTTCTCGCAGCCATTTCTGGTATTGCAAGATATAATCCTTCTGAATCTCAGAAATCGTCTTGCCAAAAATCCCTAACACCAAATCTCTCCGGCTCGACAAGGAAGTAATTGTCATCACATTGATGATAGACTCTACCAATACAATCCTTCTCGGCTTTGCTGCGGTTCCAAGCTGGTAGAGTAGCTCAGTCTTTTTCGTAGAGGTTGGATTGCGGAATTTTGGTTCTCTGTTCTTGTATCTCCTTGCCTGAAAATACTGGACACTGCCCTCTTCATCCAGAACTGGAAATATGAAATACCCCCAGTACTTTCCTTTCTGGCAATAGCCAACTTGAGCAGCCTGGATGATTTTCCGATGCAGGCCACGATTCTGCAAATAGATGTACAGGTCATCACTTAGGCGGTCAGGCAGCTCATCTAGGATTTCAAACTCATCAGGAAGAGATACATCACCAACCGGGGTGCGTTTCAGATTCTCGGGAATGCGGTAGGGAATTCCTTGTTTAGAGAAGAATGCCTGAAGCCTACGCTCCGTTACTCCACCTTTTTCATAGTACCAAATACAGCCTGAGTGGAAACAGCAGCCCACCCGCTTCTCTTCGTTGAAGGCAAAACGTCTAGTGGTATCATCACAGGCCGGACAGTCTGCTACGAAACCTTCCGAGGTGTCGCGAAGATTCTGAAAATGCCCTCGCAGAGTATCGTCGCTCATCTCTTCCTTGCCTTCTTCCAATTGTCCTCAGGCTGATGCTCACTCTCGTTGACGGTGAACCGGTCACGGTCCAATTCTACATTTACCACCCCGCCCATCCCAACATCTCTCGCATACATCAGATAGACTCTCGCCTGCTCCGGCTTCTGCTCGGCTTCCTCTTCTGTTTGACAAAAAGCTACTAGGAAGTCAAGAGTGAAAAGTTGAGAGATATCCTCGGCTATATCCTCTGCTGACAGCCGTTTCTTTTTCAGACCTGCCCGATTCGTCTGAGTTGCTGTCCAAACAGGAATATCCCGCTCCGTCGCAATTCCCCGGAGGTCAAGAGCTACTTGGCCTACAGATAGGCGCTGCTCATCAAATTTCTGAGTGGGCCGAAAGACACGGATGTAATCCACGAATAAAACATCAATCTTGTACCCAAATTCGGCTTCTACATCATCCAGCCAAAGGGAGATATCTTCAGCCGTCCCTTTTCCTGAAGGCCACTGCTGTATGTGAAGGCCCCCTTTCATCTGCTTATGGGACACCTTGAGCCGCCTTCTTGCTTTCTTCAAAACCTTATTCAGCTTAGACCCTGCTTCTGTTGAAAGACTTGCCTTTGTCAATTCACTTGCCGGAATTTGCGTAATCATCGAGTCGATGCGTTTCCGGTATTTCTCTTTCGAGAGTTCCCCTGTTGCAATCGCTACATTTTTCCCTTTCCAGAGTGCCCCAACTGCAAATCTTGCTAGTAGTGTGCTCTTACCAGCTTTGCTCCCTGCCAATATGATTGCAAGCTCCCCCCCACCAGGCCCCCCTCCCATTCTCCTGTCAAGCCGGGGAAGAAAGTGTGTCCCAACGACATTCCTCCTGTCTTCAGCCCAGCGATGCCTACTCATAGTGTCTCCCCAGTAATCCACCCCAAGATTTTTTGTTGAGTGAAGATTTTCAAGGGCCTTCATCCTTCGGAGAACTTTGTCAAAATCTCCCGCGTTGATATCCCGCTCTGAGTCAACCAGTGCCTTCCGGTATTTCTGATCCTTGGCAAAACGAGTAGCTTTGCTACGGACAACAAATATGTCATCCAGCTTTTCTTCGAACGCACCACGTATCACCCGTTTGTACAGCGGCCATACATCCCGCCTGCGTTTCCCAAGATAGTCCTTCACCAGCACGGACAGGGAAGCCTTGGAAATTGTAATCAGCCCCCGCTCCTGCCTCTCAACCACTTCCTCTTTCATCAGACGGCAGATATCTACGAAGATTGGGTTGGTGAAGTAGGACGGCTCAACTACCGGATGCGCTGCCCTCGGCTCCCTGATGTACCACGCCAACAACAATTTCTGAAAACTTTCACCCCAAGGATACTCATCAGCCACTGGCTATTGTCTCCTGTTAGATAGAACGCGGAGTTGGCGCTATCGTTCCAACTCAGATTTGATACCCCGAATCACGCTGTGCCGGAGCCTCGAATTTTTCCTAAGCTCCCACAAGGCCCTCCGCACGTGTCTCCACTCCCTACTACTGTACAAATAGCCTGCAATGAATAGGGGGCTCAAATCCTTGAAGATTGCGAGGAAGACTTGGCTTGATGGAACCCCAAGCTGCCTTTTGGCTTCCATAAATATCCTCGTGGAAGATTTCGCACTAGCATAGGCATCCTCCTCTGTCCATACATTGAGATACCGCTTCCAGTCCTCCTCCAGCTTGTACAACTGCCTGTCTTTCTTAACCAACCAGGTGTAGATTTCCAGAGCCTTATCGCTCGCCAGAAATGCCGGATGGGGCATGGTCCTCGAATTCTTGTAGTGGCCATACCGACAAAGCACCTTCACATACAGGCTTGGGTCTAGCTTCTTTTCAACCAGCTTCGGAGCAAGAAGCATAAATGCTCGCATTGCTCTCCAGCCTACCTTCGTCCTGTAGATATCCCAATCCCAAGTCCGCTTGTTCTTGTACGACCTGCTACGTTTGCTAACATCCTTCGATTTCGCAATCTTGTTGTACGTCAGCCTCAGAATCCCCATCACCAGCTTTTCACTTCCTGTCAATTTCCATCTCGGGAATCTCTGTGAAGTCCTTGCCATTCGCACCTCTAGGATAAAAATAAATTTTTACTGCTAAAACAGGTATCAAACTAGTATCAAACCCCTACAAAACAGGTAAAGCCAATCGAGAGAAACCTACCCTAGCCATATCAAATCCCCTTCAAACCCCCTTCAAGCCCTTTCAAACCCCTCCAACTCTAGGTATTTTCCTGCCTATATAGCCGATATCGGCGTAACAGCTACTATAGCGAATAGTAGCGTATATATCAAATAGTAGAGAATAGCAGCGAGCGTAGCGAGCTGCCTTCACACTGGCACTGTTGGAATTTTCCTACCTTCACTCTTTCGCAATTCTCAACCCAGCAAGATTGATGCGCTGCTGTTCCTTATCATCGAGCATATTGAAGTCACTTTCAAGCCTTCTCACCTCCCGGAACATAGGAGCAATCCTTCTAATCATCTCTAGCTCGTGCAATTCACCAATGATGGTATTGGCTATATGGTTGATGACCTCCCCCTCATTCAACAGGATTGTCTGCTTTGTTTCCAAATTAGCAGTGATGAAATTTGCTTCCTTACACTCATCAAAGCACCTTTCTATCAGACTCTGAAGCTCATAGCTAGTCACTACAGTCTTTGTTGTCACTTTTCCCTCCTGATGATTTTGATGTCTGCCATATCTTCCCTTTCATAGAGTTTCAGCCTCTTCACTGAATGCCGGAAGAGATATTTGTTGCCTTTGTCGATGAAATCAGTCACAAAAATTTTGTTAGGCCCCTTCTGCTTTGCCCTCAAGGTCCTCCCAAGCCTCTGGAGCACCAGCTCCATACCCTGACCCCCTGCACAGTTCACCCATGCGGAGATTTCAGGAACATCCATCCCCACGCTGAAAACGTCACTCACTACTAGAATAGGAACGCGGCCCCGCTTAAAATCGTTGATCATCCTTTCCCGTACAGGCAGAGGTGTTCTCCCGGAAAGGAACTCTGACTTCAAATCTGTTGCCTGTTCTAGCTTATGGAGGAGCTTCAGCCCGTGTTTGATACGGACTACTGTAACTAGCACTTTCAAGTCCTTTTCAAGATAGCGGAGGACCTCTTTCACTGCTGTTCTGTTGCGCTTGCTGTTCCTAACTATCCCTTTCTGGTAGGATTCTGGATAGGTTGAATACTCCTCGCAAGGAACTTCGATGAACCGGATGTAAGGCTTTGCTGAACGGCCTTTCTCAACTAGCTCCTTGTTCCGAATTTCTGCTAGGACAGGCCCTGTCAGCCCAGTGTAGTGCATCATCTTGACTTTGCTCTTCTCATCGATGGTTCCTGAAAGCCCAAAACGCATCGGAGCTTGGCAAAATTTCGTGATGCGGACAGCAGTAGCAGCCTTATTCAGATGGAATTCGTCAAAGAACAGGATGTTGCACTTCTCAAGGAATCTCTTGAACTTCCATACGTGAAGGACATTGTTAGCCGTCTGAACTGTTGCAACAATAATCCCCTTGCTAGGAATCCGCTTCCTGCCTGCCCCTAGCATTGTGACAGGAATATCAAGGTGCTTCCGGAACCTCTCTGCCGTCTGCTTTACAAGGCTTGCCCGGTGAATAATTAGCAGAACTCTCGGGGCCTTCTTCAACTGCCTATGGTACTCTGCTATGATAGCGCAAGCCATCTCTGTCTTACCTGCGTTGGTAGCGCAGTGCAGAATCCCCCTACCGTTGAAGAGAGCCTGCCGGACAGCAGACAGTTGTTCCTCCCGGACTTCAACTTCATCCTGGAAATCGAACTTCTTGAAAGTCAGATCAAACTTTGGGAGAGGCTTCCGCAGGTCGTGGATTTCAAGTTTCCCCTTATAGTGCTTCTTGACGTACTCGACTAGGCCTGATGCGAAGGTCCCTGACCTTTTATCATAAAACCGGATGTACTTGGCCTTGTTTTGAATCTCCTCAATTCTCTTCTTTCGCTCCCTCTTGTCAGGGATGCTACTGAACCAGGCGAGCCTCTTGAGAAGCTGAAAAGCACGCCATTCACCAGACTTATCTAGCACCCGCAAGATATGGTAGAGCTTCCTGCGTTCGTGCTTATCCCCACTGTATGACGTGCGGGCCTCGCGGATAGTCAGTTCAATCACGGGGTATCTCAGAGTATTTGCCCTTAATCCTCGGAAACCACTTTGACCGGGGGAATCTTACGTGGCCGTGCAGGAATAGGTCAAGCTGCCTTTTCCATATCTCTTGCTCCTTCAGCCTTTTCTCTTGCAGACCTTCTATGTAGTCCTTCCGGAGAAACCCGCAGGAGCAGTCTGGAATCCTCTGATATTCATAGCCTTTCCCATAGCCATAGTACACATCTCCAATTCTAAGCCTTGAAGCCCGCCAATGAAGGTATATCCGCTTGATAAGTCTCTTCCGGGAGCCTTTGCTCTTCAAAGCGTGTTTCTCGCATAGTTCCCGGAGACGTTCTGTTGTCTGCCTCATAGCCCAACTTGGGAGATAATCACCAGGATTCCAAGAACCATGTTTGTGCCGGTCGTACTTTGGTGCAGGATATTTCTTCCGAAGTTTGATAAACCATCGCACCATCTCCAGTTCATTCTCATCATCAATTCTTGGGAACCTGGGTTTATTCACTATCACCGGGGCCTTTCCTCCTACTCAAATAGAACGCGGGGGTTTGGTTAGGACCAGCAACAAACTCAACTTTGGCCTACGGCGTGGTTTCCTGCCCACGTGCTTTTGGGCTGTTTTGTCAAGGACACTCATCCCAACAATGGGAAAACGTGGACGTTTCTACTCATTTGAGGCGGTTTTTGAATCCCCAAGCAGCCTTACCCTACTGGGGGTGGGGGTTGCTAGCAGCAGGCCAGCTTGAAAGTGGGTTTAACCACCAATCTGCGTGGGTGCTAATCCCAGTCTAACCGTTTAGGAGTCTGTATACCACCAACAGGCATTCTCACAAGATAAATCTGCTGGGTCAAGTATCCGGAGGATTGTTGGGTCAGGCATACCCGGAGAGAATCCTGCCAGTGCAGCCCCTTTTGTGAGTGTTCCCCCGAGAGAGCCAGTCAGAAGATAGATTCTTGGCTTCCCATCAGTGTTGAGGTCAAAGTCAATAGCTGCATGTTTCTTCTTTCCAATATAGACAGACCAGAAAGCATCAGTAAACGGAATTGATGTAGCAGCCGTTAATTCCCCATAGGGAACTCGCAAGAAGCTTGGGGAGGAACCATAACTAGTAAGTCCCACTATCTGGCTTCTGAGGATAGGACCACTACTCCCCACCTTAGAATACAAAATTGGTCTGACATTTGGAGGACTCCCTCCTACCGGAAGCGAAGGAATCACTGCAGCCTTCCCCGCTTTGTTTTGATTACAGATTGCAACTGTAGTAACGGCAGGACTCTGAATGTTCTCTTGCAACAAGAATGATAGATCAGTTCCCAATATGGCAATAAGAGCATATGTAGTAATGAGGTCAGTGGAGACTCCTATAGAGTCTATTTCCGAACCAGGCCCGTCCCAGATTGTAAGAAATGGGGAGACAGTTCCTGTTGAGCCCGAGTCGGAGTCATAGCTTGCAAGAAGAGTAGGAACGGAGCCGTGCGGGGCTAGGGAGTACATCCGATAGAGTCTGTCAGAAGTGATTGGGTCAAACTCCTGTGTAACAAAGTAGATTGCCCCAGTGTCATCAGGCCAAACACTGAGGATATCAAGAGTGTTCGGGAACTCATAGCTTGTACTTGTAATAACATTTGCAAGAGCAAGGTCTGTTATGTCAAACACCTGCAAAGCTGAATCCAGTAGTATAGTGGAGGAGAATGGAGCTGTCCCTAGGTGTACACAGCAAAAGCTGATATTTGTGAAACTAGTCTCTGTTTGTTCTACAGCACTTGCAATATATGCACCAGAAGGGGAGGGTCTCTTTGCATTCAACCCATTGATGTCGCTAGCCAGATTAACTAACACAGGGTTTGTTACATCAATTCTGTAAATCTTGCTGTCCCCAAACTGTTGGATATATAAATCCGAAAAATTGCAACCCACTGGAGTGTTGTCGGGGAAAGTACCAAAGACTCGAATTGCTGTTTTCACTGCCCCACTGAAGAATGGTGGATGTATGATTTCCACCTTTGGTGCATTTGGCGAGATTGGAGCAGCCTTGTAAATCCCCCCGGCTGGCATTACGATGACCTGCTGACCTGGTACGCAAGGATAGAGTGTAGTTGCTGTAAGGAGCTGCCCACCAACCATGATAGCAGCTGTCCCATCAGAATTCACTAAGCTGACTACGCCTAGACGGTTTCCACTTGAACCCCCAACAGTCTTCTGATATTCCTGGCGGACTAGGTTGCGGATTGCACTTTTGAGGTCACTCACAGAGCAACCCGGATTCCCTCTTGAGAGGTTACAACGATGACCTGCTCCCCTATTGTCCGGACGATTGGAGTTCCAACACTCTGATAGGACCCACTAGGCGTCTCTACGTTCACTGTCCCATCAGCATTGACGGCAGATACGATTCCCTGAACATTGTTCTGTTGGCTTAGGGAGGACGATTGGATTGCTGCAATCTCCTGCCGGATTAAGGTCCGGATTGCTTCCTTGATAGGATGACCGTCTGGCATATGCCCTTACTTACCCCACACGGTGCCCCCACCGCTGGTGGCTGAGAGATTGCCGTCAGTGCTGTAATCATAGACTTCTGCGGTGATATTCAGAAGGACAGCTGACCGGGAAAGGGTCAAACCAACCGATTGAATCCTCCCGCAAACAGGCTGGTCAACCCCTTTAGGGGAGGCTCCCCCCTGCGCTGTAATCAGGAGCTGGTCCCCTGGCTGGGGCATTGTGCCCCGGTAGAGGCAGGACATTGTTGTCCGGTAGCGGGGCGAGTTGATGCGCTTGTAGTTAGAGACATATTTCAAGTAGTAGCCCTGCTGCGCTGTGCCACTCCCAAAGTTCACCTGAGAGGAAGGATTGATGACAACGGTGTTGTTAGGAATTCCAAACGGATTTACAGGGTTGCCAACAGGGAAGGTCGTTGGAAGGACCCGAGGGAAGGTCCACAGTTCCATCGTGATAGAAAAGAAATTGCTCGCTGCCTCCCCACTATCCCCCATACCATTTGGACGAAGGACCAGACAGGAGGGGAGGTCAAAGAATTGGCTGCTAAGAGAATCAAATAATGTCGTCTCATCAGCAGTGAACCCGTATATCCCTGACTCCGTCCCAGCGTTGTCAAATATGAATTCTTTTGTTGTCCCCTGCCGGGTTACTCCTGTTACCGGAGAGCCTACAAAGGGTGAGACATTTCCCGGCAGATTTAGGGATTTTATCAGCCGTGTGAAATTCGTTATGCCCCTCAAGTTAGAAGGGTTGGTGGGGGACTGAAACACCTTCCAATACCTCCCACTAGCTACTGAAGGAGCAGGATTGGAGAAGTCTGTTCCAGGGGGAGGAGTCCACTCTTCAGAGTTCCCATCTATGAGCCAACCATCCGGAATAGGGATGAAGTCAGAGGCTCCTGTCCCACTCGGAGCACCTGCCTGCACGGTGAACTTCGGCTGCTTCTGAGCGTGAGCAGAATCAAAAACGAAATCGCCAGGATTGTTGAAATTTACAGCAGTCAAGACAGGATTGAGGATGCTAGCAACATCCATCGAGTAGTCCTGAAGCTGAGATATGGAAACGATGTCTGTTACAGGGACTCTGAAGGTATTGGCGTTGGGGGGTGAAACTCCAGGGTCTACTACATAAATGCCATCATTCCGGACGATTACATCAGCTAGCATAATGCTAGCAAGCTGTTGAATCCCTGAGAGGATATTTCCCCGGAAGGTAAATCCGGAGATTGGTGGGTTCATAGTATACCAATAGAGTAGTATTGCTCCCTGCTGACTAGCAAGCTGGGAAGCCAACCCAGCACAGAAGGCGTTGACTCCCCCAGGCACTCCAACAAAGCCTGTCAGGGTAGCAGCTGGGGAAGTGCAAGGGCCTCCCACAGTCTGAACTAATCCGCCTCTCCCAAGGGAGGAGCCTGTCTGTTTCAACGTGACAACCCTACCACTCGGCAATGAGAATGAGAGATTTTCTAGCAGGTTTACGATGGAGCCTTGGAGAATGGTCGCTGAGAAGGAGCCGCCAGTCAGAGTGAAGTTTATCTGCAGGCTGATGAGGTTCTTCACCGTCAGGATGGATTGATTGTTCAGGATTACAGTTGGGTCAGGAAGGATGACATCTCTGGGAGTAACAGGAGATGTAGGTATGTATGGTGGGCCACCATAAGGGCCTAACCCAAATCCCGGAGGTCCACCAAAACCGCCCATCTTTTCTCCCTATTCTAACTTTGACCCTGAAGCTTTTCGATACACTTCTGAAGTTTCTCTATTTGTTTCTGCTGAGCCTTTACCGCATTCACGAGCGCCGCAATTACGGGGCGATCATCAAAACCAAGATATTCCGCACCGTCTTTCGCTACTTGCTTACCTACAATTGATTCCGGTATTTTCTTTTGGACATCCTGCGCGCTGAAACCCACATACTCCCTATCACTGGTATCACCCGCAACTTCCTGTCCTTTCTCGTTCCACTTATAACGGATGGGCGTTATGGACAGGATTTCATCAAGTCCACCCTTGTAGGGTACAGCGCTTTTCAGACGTTCATCCGAAGTCACGGTCAGGGTGGTTACAATTCCACCGATAGTTGCGATTGAAGTCGGCACTCCTGCCGTTTGAGTGACGCCCGGTGTTCCATTGATGTAATAAGCAGTCTCAACGTTTATGGTTCCTGTACCCTTGCCGCTTCCGGTCGGTGCCCCAACCCAGACTCCTTGTCCTGCTGAAGTATTGCCTATAGCAAATTGAAGGACATTGTTGTGGTCATAAAAACCAAGTAGATAGCCACCCGTCTGAATAGACCAATCTGCCCCTGCAACATCGTTCATACGCAGTATGGCTTGGCTCGAAGCATTCCCCACAGTGATTTGGTTTGCGCTAAGAATCGAGTTTGCAATATCAACTGTGCCTGTAAGTACTGGTGTGCCAGCAAGCACAACCGCCCCAGTTCCCGTGGTGCCGTTGCTCAGGTCGGAGGCCGCAAGGGCAGCATCTACAAACGTAGTGCCATTACTCCGTAACACATCCCCAGAAGGGGGTACAGCGGAACCAAGGATCAATCGTTTATAAGTGGTTGTTGCAAAGGGCTCTGCAAGACCGGAAGGAACTACACGAAACTCCATCTGTCCGTTACCCTCATGCATAATGAGAGCCATACCAACTTTTGCTGAGTCATCATAAACCCAATTGCCTAATTCGGGGTCATAGCGCAAATTTGAAGTAAAATTGAGTCCATTACCATCTTTCCCGAGACGTGTGTATGTACTGTCATTACCGGGACCACCAAATTGAGCCGCTTGCCAAGCAGGAACTTGAACATACAAAGGAAGACCAGTTGGTTGTAGATAATGCACTTTTTGAGTAATCAAATAGCGCAGGGAGCCTTGCGTAAAGTCTAGCCCCTCCAACTCATCGGCTATAGTGACGATGTATACTTGTGTCACTTGCCCTGTCAATGATACTTGGTAGATTGCTCCACCCAACCCGCTGGAATTGTCCGCAGCAATGAAGAAAGACTGTGTAGGTACATTGTAGGTAATACCCTGAATTCTGTTGATTGTCTGCGATAGAGACACAGTCCCCAACAACGTCAGCGTGGTTAGGTCGTATTTCCAAATCTTTGTCCCATCGCAGAAAGACGCAATATAGAGAGCAGATTGTAGGGGGACCACACAAATAGCTGAAACCTCATGCCCATCCCCTGATATGTCATTGTAGGTCAGCAACGGTAGTCCGCTTGATGTGGCATCGTAGACAGCAAGCGTTTGATGGGCAGTATCCCCGCAAACACCATCCCAATATTCTACAGGAATATATAACTTACCATTGTAGTAACAGCCGTCGCCGCAGTGGTTCACCCCAGGAGGAAGACCAGAAAACGGGGTGCTGTTTTGAGTTACAATACTCCAAGTCCCATCGTTATTCCGCTTATAGATTGTACCCGTGTCAATTGTATAATGGTACACTCCGTCAGTCGTGTAGCCTTGCTGGGACGAAGTAGCTGGCGAAGTAAAAATGTCAACCCAAGATGTAATAGAGAGGTCAGGTGCAACTGAAATCATCCCCGCAACAATCGGAGAGTCCCCCAATACAACAGCGCCGCTACCCGTCACACCGTTGCTCAGGTCGGAGGCAGCAAGCTGACTAACCGTAACCGCTGACCCCGCAGAAGTCTGTTTTAAGACTCGGGATGTACCCCCTGTTCCTGATAAGTCTGCGCCTGTACCTCCCTTGTTAAGGGCAAGTTTACTACTTGGAAACAGCCCGTCAAGGATGTCTTCGTTAGCATTTAACGGAACATCCCAATTCGCGCTACCGTTTGCCGGCTTATTCAATCCTAAATTTGGAGTAGTCGTCATTTCTATCCCCCTTCCCTACTACTAGCAATTGCCATATCATCCAAACCCCTGAGTGCCGTTTATCAAGTCGCTCCGTTCCTGCAAGATCATCTGGAGCTCGTAAACGTGAGGCTCTGTCCCCGGGATATATTTTGCGCGGAAAGCAGAAGCTGAATTAGCGAATACAACGTAGTAGGTCTTGCCGTTTGCCTGAAGTAACATTGGCCTCATACCACAGAGAGTCTCGTTGTATTGGGTAATCAGCCTCTGGCGTAGCGCGTAGCTAAGATTGGCATTTCCTAGCTGCTGCCCGAAAAGTTCCTGGAGAGCGTACTGCTGCTGCGTTGTAATTTGAACCTCTAGTAGCGCGTTCATACTTAGCTGGTCCAACACGCACTCTAGAGTGTATTCCTGAATCCCGTAGACCTTCACCTTGTCGTTGACGATTGAGTCTTCAAAGTTGTTGTTAGTCGTTGTCGTGACTGTCGTCTTTGTAACTCCGCCCACCGTTACCTTCGTGGTAGTTGTGACCGTTTCTTCCGGCTGACCAGTCTGAGCATTTGTGAAAGTCTTTTTCTCGACAAACTGCACTGTAGTTGTAACTTGCCCATACTGGTCTGTATCAGTCGTTGTCGTAGTTGTTGTACTATCCCCAGTCAGGTCATTTGTTGTCGTATCTGTTATAGACTGCGAACCATCTGGGTAGGTAGTCACCTTATGGATTGTTGTAATGATCCCGTTGAAACTTGTGGTCGTGTCAGTTACTGTACTCCCAACATTAGGTTGCACCCCAACCTGGTCCACAGTAGTGGTAGTAGTTTTCCCTGTTGGGTCCGTCTCTGTGGTAACCGTATGAAGGTCCATAATCGGGTTGCCAAATGAGTCGGTACTCTTCCCATTCAGAGTTGTAGGGAACATACTCTGCTGAGTTTTGGTTGTGGTAAGCCCCTCTGCGTCTCCCCCTGCCCATTCTTCGTTGGGAATGCCTCCCCCGCTGAACCATTGGTAGTGGGTTACCCCATCCAATGTAGTCACCTTAATAGGCTGGATGTTGTCAACAGTAGGCGGAGTGGTGAATACGTTTTTCTTTTCAACAGAGTTCTTGACCCCATTGATTGTATTCGTCTCTATCTCGCGGGAAGTAGACTGCCCGTTCCGGTTGATCTCTTGAATGCTAATTGAAGTCCGGGTAGGAGTCCCACTGTCTACTACAGTTATCGTGATGATCTGGGTATCTTGCTTCTGTTCCGTCACGGTGGTTGTAGTTAGAACGTCCCCGTTAGGCAGCTGCTGTTTCTGTACCTGGGTGCTTGTTACAACCCCCCCAGGGGAGCCATCTACCAGAGTCATCCAGGACTTCGTTCGTGTCTGCCAGCTTATCACACCCATCGTAAACGCAGTGACGATGAGATTAATCCCCTTCAGGCTGAAGAGGGAGAACGGCTTGTAGGCAGACCCAGCGAGGCTTGAAGAGAGAAAGTCCTCATCTGGGGAGAATCCAGAGCCGGGCATCTGTACTGAGTCATTCTGCTTTACCAAATAGCCATCGAGACGGACAAATCCAACAGGGGAGATTAGACTAGGGGCCTCTAACGAGCCGTTTAGGTTGACGAAACTCCCAACTGCTGTAATTGACACCAGAGCGTCAATCTGGTGAGAATCTCCCGGAGGAAGGAGAGTAGCGTTCAGCCTCACATACTGTCTTGTTGCTGGGGATTGCAGGGAAGCAGCCAGGTTAACAAAGAGCCGGGTTGCACCCTGGAGAGTTGCTGCAAGGTTTACAAATTGAAGGGTGGGTTGAAGGAGGGATGCGTTCAGCCGTACATAGCCAGTGGCTTTGACAGGCCAAATCAGATTCCCCCCCAGAGGGAGAAATGATCTGGTGGTTGTTAGGACATAGGCATCAATAGAATGAGAAAAATCTGCCATTTATCCCGCTACTGCAGTTCCCTTTGAAATGACCACTTCCTCCCCATTCGTCCCCCGCTCTATGCAAGAGTAGGATGGGACCTTCTCGACTCGCTTCCCTGGAATCAAAATCGCAGGGGTGTATTTGAACTTAGCAAGAGGATATGTGCTTCCTTGTACGTTCCCTTGGTACGTTAGCTTCATCTCGATTCCAATCCCAGACTCCAAATCCTGAGCACCGATAATCTCTGCCAGAACATTGGGAGTTGCTTGCCCAGGGTAAGCCATTGCCTCAACAACGTAGTAGTAGTTGTCATAATCCTTGAGGCAGATATACAACTTTTGGAAATGAGGGTGAGTCAGTTGAACAGCCGTCAGCTTTCTTTCCTTAGAGAGATCAGTCCAATACATCATCTTGCTATTGACTGAGTCCCCATTAGATAAATTGGCAGTCCACATAACACTTGCTCTCCTTATGTACTAGTCACCCATTGAGCTGGGGCGTCCAATACCCCAGAAAGAGGAATTGTAAAGAATACACTTGATGAAGTTGCTCCGTTGTTCGCTGGGCGGATGAAACTCCCTGCTGACCCCGGAGTAAGAGTTGTCCAGGAGGGTGCTCCTTCTGTTCCTCCTGCGGAGTTGTCGTTGAACTGCCAGGTTAGGGTTGGAGTGGCCCCAGAATACGAAATCCGAACAGCAAGAACACCGTTCATAGTATTCGTACTTGGGACGGTAGCATCTGATGGGACTTCCCAATTCAGATTCCACCGGACTGCTCCCCCTGCTCCAGGTATGGTTGTTGAAAGGTTGACGTAACTCGTCAATCCTTGAAGGCGATTAATTACTGCCCCTCCAGCTGCTGGTGCTGCAGGCTTCCAGCTAGACGTTGGAGCAGAATCTGTTGTGGCTACTCCGGACAAATATGGAATGTGCCCGTTGACAGTAGTCCCTGTGAACATCTCTTTTGAGGTGCTAGAAAACGTAGAATCATCCCAGGACTCCAGAGTTGGGTTAGCCGAAAGAGCCTGGCTGAATACAACCCGGTAGACGTTCTGGGCTGAACTACTGTTTCCTGCGCCAGTTACAGCACTCGGGATTGACACCTTGCTTTTACCTCCCTTTCCTTAAAATCACCGCAATGCCTTTACCACGGTGTTCTCGACAACTTGAGCCATCAAGTCTCCTGTCCCGGGGTCAATTCCTACGTCCACTCGACTACTCAAAGGAGTTGCTCCAAGTGCAGAAGTTACACCCTCAGCTACGGAACTAGAAACGGCATCAGCAAATCCCGCAGCAAAGGCATTCTCCATCCGGTCATTCAACGATTTGATGGCAGCAGTTAGGTCGCGGGCAGTCGCTTGATCAAATGCTACACCTCCTACTGTTCCATAGCCACCTCCACCGCTGTAACTTGGTGTAAGCCCATACGCTGGCTGCGCGGGGGTTCCTGCCCCTGTTGGAGATGCTTCTCCGGGAGACCCTGCCCCATACCGGATTTGTCCTGGCCCCAGAGCTGGCGGGAGGTTGATAGGATTTCCTGAGGACCCTGTAACCATCTTTGTAGCAGCAGCTAGCGCACTCGAAAAGCTCTGGATATTTGGAATGGCTCCTAAGATCACGTCACGGATGCGGACAGCTAAGTCAGTGAAGGAAGTATCAAGTCTCGGAATATCGCTGCCCCTCGCCAACCCTTGAGTTGCTAGACCTTCTGTTGAGCTGAGGATGCTTCCAACTACTGGAGAAGGGCCTCCAGGTGCGCGGACCTCTTCCCCACCAGCTGCAGACTTCAGAACGTCCTTCGCAGCATTGGCTGCCTCTCGCATTGTACCACTGACTTCCTTGCCGGCGATTTGCATATCAGTGACTTGTTTCGTTATCATCTGAGCCCACTGAGTAGCCCAGTCCCTCTGTGCTTGCGTTCCCCCTCCACCACCAGCGATAGACGTGGCTTGCCGGCTCTCCTCAACAAGTTTCCTTTCTGCTTCACGCCTTGCCTGGGCAAAGGTCATTTCCTCCCCGCCCTTTTTTGAGGCGTCAACCATCTGTTGGTAGCTGTCAACAACCGTCTTCGTGTAGTTCAGAGCAAGTTCAAGACGTTTCTCATACTGCTGTTTGTCAAGGTCAGCAATCTGACTGATGACCTTCATTTCCTCTTCTGCATTTCCCTTGACAGCTTCTAGCTTCTGCTTCTGAAAGTCAATCTCATCCTGGAGGCTGATCATTCGGAGTTTCTTAACAAAGGCCATTTCCTCATCAGCCTGCTTGATAGCCAAGTCCCGAACCTTGACGATCTCTGATGCAGCTCCAGTAATGTCTCCCTTCCCAAGAGCCTCAGCTGCTCTTGCTTTCCGCATCTGAATTTCATCTTGGACGGAGAGAGCACCCAGCTGCCGGCCCACCTTGTAAATCTCTTCCTGGAATTGCTTCCGCTTCTGGTAGACCTCCGCTTCAATCTTCAGCCGTTCCTCTCCTACAATCTTCTCGTCAGAGACTTTCCTTTCAAGGAGCTGGAGTTCCGTGGAGAGGCTCAAGGCTCCATTTGCTTTGAGCTGCAACTCCTCGTTGGCATACATCTCTTTCGTCTTCTGCGATACAATCTCAACAGAGCGTAGCCTGTTCTGAAGGAGTTCCTGTTCTAGCTTCTGCCGCTCTACTTCGTCAATACCGCCGTGCTCTCCACGGAGACGTTCTTGGAGAGTAACACGCTGTTGTTCGAGTTGTAGAAGTTCCTGCTCTCGGGCTATTTCTACTTCACCAAGAGTCGCTGCTCCCAATTTGTAGAGTTTCTCAAGAGCCTGCAGCCTCTGGTGAGCAAGCTGGGCTAACTTCTGTTGGTCCTCAATTTCTTTTTCAGCCAACTCTCTTGCTGCTTGGTCGGCTTCGTTTGCCTTCTCTTTTTCGAGATTCGCTTTACGCGCTGCATCCAGAATCTTTTCGTAGTTGTTGAAAATCTCCAGAGTCCCTTTTGAATAGACTCCAAGGAACTCCCCTACACCAAGCCTCAACTGATTGATAGCATTAATCCCCCCTGCAGGAACAGCAAAGGGACTGGCCGCCTCAGCAATACCTGGGTGGGCTTTTGAAAACTCTTTCGTCCAAGAGATTGCTTCGGTTATGTAGTGGATGTACTCTGAGATTTTCGGCAGGAGTGCAGTACCAATTGAAACCGATATCCCCCGCAGCGTCTGGTCTAACTCTGTAGAAGCCTGCTTGTAAGCAAGAGAAGCTGCTGCAGCAGCCTCTACATCTCCCTGCGCTTTGACTACAGACTCAGAAACCTTCGCCCACTCTTCATTCGAGAGTTTCAGGACAGGTAGGAGCTGGCCCCCCATCCTTGCCCCAACCATCTGCTGAGCAACCTGAAGTTTCTCCATCTCACTGCCAGCTGCTCCTACCTTCTGACGCGCCAAATCGAAGACTTGCGACATATTTAGAGCAGCCCCGTGGGTATCGCGGAGACTCCCAAGGACTTTCCCCAGCTTCGTTTGGAACGGGTCCATAGCAGCATTCGTCTGATGAATCTGCATTGCCAAGATTTGGAGAGAGCGTGCGCCGATTCCTGCGTTGATTCCGAACCTCTCCATCACACCAACGAGCGTTGCGGCCTGAGTAGCAGTGAGCCCCATCCGGGCACCCATGTGCTCCATCTCCAGGCCCCATTGTGCTGTTTCTTTGACAGACTGCTCAATCTTCCCGATAAATCTTTCCAGCATCGGGATGACAGAAGCCCCGAGGCCAGCTGCGATAGCCACACCCATACCGCTGAAGCTCCCCGAAATTTTCTTGGAGCTTACTTCAGCCTGCCTCTCAGCCTTAGCAGTCCCAGCTTCAAACGAAGTCAGGTCTACTTCGATGCTGAATAGAGCTTTGAGTAGGTCAATTACGGCCACGTCGTCTGTTCTCCCAATAATTTCTGCAAACTTCCGTCATCGACTTGCCACTAGCATCCTTCGTAGAATCAAACCTTGCTTTGATCTCCTCAAATGCCGCTTTGTTCGTTATCAACCTCAAGCCTAGCGAACCTCTGCCAAGAAACGGTTTTGCCTCCCCCGTTATCGGATTCTTGAGGGTGGTATTCCTATCCAGTAGCCTCTGAATCTTTTCGTAGGCACTAGGCTCTTTCGGAAGAGGCGGTGTCTCGGGTGCCACAACCGCTTCATTTCTCCCATCCTCCAAAGGCAGTACCTTTGCTACATCTTGTACGCTGGTCCTGGTGTCGAGACTGGCCCCTTTGTCGAAACCGTTACGGGGCCATTTTCCCGTGTACCTCCGGTAACAGCCTCGGAGGTATTGTCCAAGCTGGGGGAAGCTGAGCCTTCCAATGTCGAGGGGAGTGAATCCGTACTCGTTTGCAAATGTTTCAAAAATGGAAGTCCAAAAGTCGTTTTCAGCGCTTCCATTAGACTCCCCACTACTGGAAGGCTTTGCAAGTTTTTTAGTGCTTCTTCCAGTTCGTTGATTTCGATGAACGCTAGGATGATCTGCCGGGTTGCCGGCGTGTCTAGGTATTCCTCTAGATACTCGCGGGTGAGCTCCTTGTTAATAGGCTCTCCCGTCTCGGGGTGTTTCCTCTCAAATATCTTCACGCAGAGGTCATAGACATCAACCTGCATAAGGACATTCGCAACCAGACCCCAAGGGCTAGGGGTGTCCTCTTCTTTCAAAGCTTCAAGGAGAACTCCCTTTGTCGTATCGTCTAACCAGTTCTGGATTCCCCGCAGTTTAGCAATGGGGGTAGGAAGCAAGGTGAAGGTTTTGGGGCCTATGCGAATTTCCCGCCCCTGTTGCAACCACAACTCTAAACCTGATGGTTTCATAAATTTCTCCTAAGCCTCTGGTAGAGACTCTAGAATTGCCTCCTTATGAAATCGGTGCTACGAATACATCGAACTGTCCGAGCTGTTGGCCCGGATTCTTGGTGATGTCATGTTTGAACTCGAACACCGCATCAATGATTGACTCCCTCTGCTCTGGAAAGGGCAGCCGGAGGTCAAGCGGGGGATACACAACCCATCCGAGGATTTGGATGTATCCACCCTCTGGGGTTGGATGTTCAAACTTCATGTTGGAGAAGGGCATGTGCGCGTTGCCACCGAACTGCTGGCTGTAGAGAGTCCCTCCACCGGAAGGAGTCCCAACGACAGAGGCAGCACCGCCTGCAAAGTTGCGGAAATATAGCGCTGCACTTGTAGGCGCAATTTCCAACAACGGGACCGTCACATTGCAACGTTCCTCCAGGGTGAATCTCCGGAGAAGGATGATGGGGTTTCCACCAACCACGTCATATGGACGGAGGTTGTAATTGAAGGAAGCATCTCCCTTGATCTGACCCAGATTCACATAGGTTGGACCGTAGTAGATGATTCCGTTGCCCAGCAATATATTTCGCTGGTCTTGTAGCTGTAACAGACCTGAACTTTGTACACCAGGAGGCAAACTCATTTACTTGTTACTCCTTTCAATCAATACCAGCCTACGTTGCTCAACGCTTCTACACGATATGCAACGCTGACGTGGTAAACTTTGTTGGTCGGCTCGAACAACATTGGGCTACGTTCTATTTCGTAGCAGCGCTGAATCCGGACTCCTTGCCCACTCCAATTCGTATTTTGCAGACACCGGCTCAGGTACTCATACAGGATACCCATAAACTTCCGCTCGTCAACGTTTGGTCCGGGATTAGTACACGGTGCCCAAGGTTCTACGTGGAGGGTAAGGTGTCGGAAGACATTGACCAGCCCTTCCTGCGCCCCTTCTGCATAGACGAATATGCCGGGCAGAGTTGCATTAGCCCCGTAATCCTGGTATTGCCCTACTACTGCATTCGGAACTTGGGTGCTGCCGCTAACAAGTGGGTCTGAAATCAGGGGGAACTTTTTTGCCACCCCCGCAGGAAGAGCAGGGAACATGTAAGTTCTCAGCTGCTTCACGGCCAATCTGGCTACCAGTTCTGACACTTAGTTCTCACCCAAAGCTGCATCTTCAACCTGTTCAAAGTCATTCCCCAAAGTTGGCATAGGAGGGTCTTTCACAGTAACCCAACAGCCCTCTCCATTCACCGCGGCTTCAATTAGCGGGAAGATGTACTCAAACTCATCCCGTGTTCCAAAAATCTCGTCATCTTTCAGGTCCTGCGTCTCTCCTGTAAGTATGCAGCCGTTGCTGTTCTTTGGGAAGCTGCCCCAGTGCATCAGGATGTACTGCCGCGTAGGAATCTGAATCCAGGGCATCAGCCTACCAAAATGGGGAGAATCGTAGAGCTTTACTTGGAACCGGCCTGTAGGGATTGCTACATCAGTGCGCTCTAGCGTCCAGCCGATATGCTGCGAACCGTTGAGGAGTTCTCCAGGGATTCCCTCAGCGTCTTTTCGTTCACGTTGTACGAAGAGTTCCATAGGTGAGAACTTATTGTCTCACCTAAAGTTACTTGTTTCTGATGACAGAGGAAATTCGATGTTCGACTTTTTTCAAGCGGGAAATTATCGGTTCCCAGAAGCGCTCTTTGATCTCTTCATAGGCTTTCTGATGGAACCTTCTGGGCCTCATTGTTTTCGTACCGTAGAGGAGAAAGGGAGTTTCAGGAGCAGAGCTTGTAATGAAGACTTCAAACCGGCTGCGGGTTATCTGTTCTGGGGGATTGGATTGAATCCCTCTCTTCAGGACTCCCTCTTGAATATGAACCATCCTATCATCGTGAGGGAAGTCCTCAGGCTTGCCTCTCGCATAGGGGTAGCCTAATTCACGGAGGTCCTTCAAGTCGTGGTCTGTCAAGCTGATATTCTTGATGACCTGCTTCTTGTAGTTGGAGGTTACGTCCCTCAGCCCATCGAGAATAGCAGCCTGTACCTTTTCTGAGACAGAGCCAGAGGATATGATTAGCTGAAAGCCAGCGCCTTGAACTTTTCGGTCCTTTGCCATTATTGCGGTCCTGGGGTAGTCCCAAGACCAGAACGCTGGGCACGGCGCAGAACAGAATTGTACCAGACCTGTTTCGTCTTCGTACCAAACTGAATCGGGTCTAGCTGGTCTGCAACAACCCAGATTTTGCCGTTCCAGACGATTTCATCCCCAGCATACTCGGGTAGGACAGTCCCATCAGGGAGGGTATATGCAGCTGAGCAGCCTTGAAGAATAAAAGTCGAGCTGACATTCAAATCACCCGTTGTAAAATACCCACCCTTGACCGTATCGAAGACCTTAACCTGGCTAAGCCACACTGTATCGTTGCGGGAGGAGAATTTTGCTTCCCGGTAGGTCTCATTATCGTTAGAAAGATTGCCGGCTACAACCCAGCCTTGAAACTTTCTGACAAGAACGCGGCGGTTGCTATATCCTCGGGTTGAGAGCCAGGAATCTTTTGCGTTGAGGTAATCTTGCAAATTCCACAGATTGGTCGCCATAATTCCTCAACGCTGCGGCGTCACAGGGGGGAGCACAAACCCAGTGAAGGAAGTAGCAGGTTTGTAAGCTCTGCCTTGACTTTTGTAGTAGTCATCCCTTGCATTCAATCCGCTCTTCTCAAGCTTTACAGCGCGCTTATCGAAAGCCTCCGCCATCTGGGACGGACTGAAACTCTGATCCCCTGCTGAAATATCGTAACGGGTAGCAAATCTCTGCGCGAGAGCCTCTGCTGCCATTGAAGCAGCAAGCTGGGTAATCGCATCAAATAGCCCGTCAGGAATATCAGCTGGTGCTGTTCCCCCAGTTGGCAATTGGAAGCTACCTGAAATGGTAGAGGCCCCAACATAGTAGAGAGTAAAGCTAATCTTGTTCGCAGCAGAGCAGAGATAGCGGTCCCATTCAAGGTCGTCAAACCAGGTGTAGTTGAAATCCACCGCAAGCGAATCTTCCTCAAGAGGAGCAGTCGCAAATATGATCTGTCCATTCTTGGGGTTTGGTACGGTGTAGCCTACGTTGAAAGTCAGAGGGGAGCCATCAACGTAAGCCTTCGGAAAGATTGTCGGGCTGGACGCAGGATAGATTACCAGCCGCCCACCAACAATGCTGAATATCGTGTTCGTGCCGTCCTGGTTGCCCTGGAGGTCTGTAAACTGAGAGACAAATTTGGAATCGTACCAATCGTCAATCAGCCTCCGGGCCGCATCGATTCCATTTTGCTGGTTGTATTGTGGCACTTAGGAAACCTGTTTCTTTCTCTTCCCAACCAGAGAGATTCCCACGATTTTCAGAATTTCCGCAAGCACAAGAACCCCAACACCGATTACAATACCACGGATCATCAGCTGATTCTCATTGCTGATAGTTTCCAGCCTCGTTAGGCGCTCAATATTTGTTGCTCTGTCTGTTGATTCTTGGACCTCAAGCCTGTCTAGACGAGTTTGGAGAGCCTTCATTTCCTGCTCTGCTACAGTTAGCCTCTTGTCTGTGTCAAACTGCAGCCGCTGAACATCTTGAAAATCGGAGTGGGGGACGCGCTGCGACAAAACGACGTGCGAGGACATTGCCAATAACGCGAAGAACATCAAGGCCAAAATAGTCCTTCGCGCAACATTACCTGCGGTAGTCAATTCTGTCACCTCTCCTGGAGGATAGAAGCCCATTAACCCTCTCACCTAAATTTACTTTTCCAGGAGGCTGATAACTTTGTCAGCAACGACCTTCGGATTGTGCTTTACGTCCCGTTCCTTGAAGTGGACAACCCGGTAGCCGAGCTTTCGGAGATCACGGTCTCTTTTACGGTCTCTAGCTTTGTTTCGATGCCAATAGGAACCATCTACTTCAATTAGCAACTTAGATTTTGGGATCAAAAAATCAGGAAAATATGGCCCAACCCAAACTTGAAATCTGTACTTGATTTTGAGCCCTTTCAGAATCTCTATCATTCGCTGTTCGAGGCCATTCGGATGTTTTGATACACTAGAAAATACCTTTGGAAGAAACTTCCTTCTTGCAGCTATCATCTTTTCACTACGTTTCAATCCTCTGCTTATTGCTCGCCCCCAAGCTTTTGAATGTTTTCTTCCCTTACGGGTCTTACTCATCTTCTCTTTTGTTTCTTGGGTACAGACCTGGCCCATATGCGCCAGGCTAAGATTTTCACAATGTTTTTTAGAAAGCTTCTTGCCTTTATTCCACGCTTTAATTTTTCCTTGTCTCTTAAGCTTGCGAAATGTAGCTCTCAACTTCTTTGTCATTTTTGCAATTTTAGGGTCAGTTTCAGCAGTTTTTCCTTTGTTCCAGGGAGGGAAATCGTTACCATTCTCCCTTCGAACAGCCCAACCCTTGATAGCATACAAACTTCTCTGATCCGAAGACCAATCTTCAAAAGACATATCTTAGCTCAGGATTTCCATAATTTTTGAAGCAACTACTCGGGGGCTCAACTGTTCTAAACAAGGAGAAAATTTCGACCCGTTTATAGATTTGCATTGGCAAGTATCTATAAAACATGCGCTTGTGCAGCACTCCTTGCCGTCTGGTAGAAGCCCTTTCACTGATTCAACCCGGAGTCCGTGAGCGCTGGGAAAGTGCCACAAAAACGGCTGCGGCTCATGGGGGCCATACGTAACCACACAGGGTTTCCCTCTTGCTGCACGAGGGTACAGAAGCCCCGTGTCTGAACTGCAGTGCAAATCAGCTTCGATGATGACGGCTGCTGAATGGCGTATCCTGAAGACTCCCGAACAATCTTCAACATTCGCACCCCGCCAAGGCTCTCTCCGGTTTGAATCAAGGATAAGCCATAGGTAGTTTTTCGGGCATAGGCGGATGACTTCCTTCCAATGTGGGTAGTTTTTGTATGGAGTGCTCGCATACGGGAGCAGGGTAATAACCTTACGCCCTTTGTCCTTGAGGGGCTTGAGGAACTTCCGCGCTGTTTCCATCTCGTGCTCAAACGGATAGTAATAAATCGTGTTCTTTTCAGGAGGTGGGTCAATGAACGCGTGCATGCAGTACATATCCAGCGCAATCATCCGGTAGCGGGAAATGACAGAGGTAGAAGCCTGATTCACAAAGTCCAGCTCGTCTGTAGTCAGGGATTTCGGGTCCTTCGCTAGAAGGCTGACAAGAAATTCGTTGAGATGGGGCTTCGTGCGAAGGTGGATTTTGTAGTTGTACCCCCCCTTCAAGGGGACATCGTAGTCGAGCCAGCACCAGTCTTCCTTGAAGGTGTCACCGATTTCTTCCATACTGCTATACTCCATATAGTGATAGACCTTTTCGATATCAGGATTATTCTCTAGGATTTCAGGGCAAGTGCAAATGTAATGAATCTTACAAGTAGGGAATTTCTTCTTAATTTCATGTACGGCTGCTGTTGAATACAGGATGTCCCCAATTCCCCACGTGTGCTTGATAACAAGTCGCCTTCCGGACAGATTAGTTTCCCTACGAAGAGGTTCCCTCCTGCGCAATCGCTCTTGATATTCCTCCCAGGAAAATTCCTTCACGCGCTGCCCATATTCATTAATCAGAATGCGTGGCATGTATAGTAGTCCTTCCTTTCTTCACATTTTTCCAACGAATTGATTGTGCTTTTCTCATCTTGCAGCGTGCTGTCTTGGTGTGTTTATGGCCTAGGAAATTCTGGTTGCCTTTCATTCCTTCGCTTAACCTGCGCCGATGATCCTCGGTGAATTTGTACCCGAGACAATTATGGTTACCTTTCAGGGCCCTACTCTTGGCTTCGCTGTTTGTCAGCCTTCTCGGGAACCTAGCAATTCTAGGAATCCCTAGATAGTGAATAGCCCTTTGCAACAATTCAAGACTATCACAAAAGGAACCAAGCCCCATATTACATCTGATACAAAGAACTCCTCTAAATGCTCCTGTTCTATGGTTATGGTCTAGCTGAGGCCGGTCTGGGGGCTTATCCCCACAGACAGCACAGCAGCCTTCTTGAAGTTTTAGAAAATCCTTTTTCAACTCTTGGTTTTGATTAGAGTTGTATGCCATTACTCTCTCCTCCTTTCCATTTTCTTTTCCTCAGTCTGTATTGAAATTGCAACAACCCTGGACCCTTGACAAAATCTTTTGCTGAATCTTCAGGAATGTCAAAATTGAGATGTACAGTCCGTCCAATATCCCGGTTAACAGGGTCAACGAATGTGTAACGCATACGGTCCAATTTCGACGGGAACCACATTGTGTTCGGCGTGTTTACAACATCCGCCAAAAATCCGATACCTGAGGGAAACGAAAATAGGTAGTCCAGCTCTCGGATAACTTCAATCGTCCCGCCTATCTCCAGCTTCCCCACCAAGTCAAGAGAGTTGTAGCCGTTCTCTTGTAGCCATTTGTGGACGTATTCCGAAATGGCAAGATCATATTCAGCCCCAATGAATATAAAGTATGTCTCCTTCGGGAGTTCCTCGGCTACGGATTTGAGGAAGTCCCGCCACATTTCCCAGTCCCAGAACCCCCAATGCCGGGAGTTCCCATATGCTGAAGTGTAGACACCTACTTTAGGGGCATCTCCAATAGGGGATAGGAGCAAACTAGCGTGTACTTTGTCCACAGCCAGAATTTTGAAATCATAGTGGAATGTAGTCCCTCCAGGAATCCAATCTTCAACCCTGTTCCCTTCTTCAAGATGCTGGTTAATGGAGAGAAAATAATCGCCGTCAGGAATCTCTCTAAGGTCTGTTCCCGAGGGAAGAGTATTCACTACTGATGCCATCGTACCATGTGCAGAATAGCCCCCATTTTTCACCTTTGGGAGGAGGTCTAGAAAAGGGCTTAGGCGTTGAGGACCATCGAGGGAGGAACGGATTGTGATGTCCCGCCCAACATTGCACAATTTTGCATACATGGCAGAAAAATCGCCAATGCCTGGGGGAACGTAGAAGACCAACATTCAGTTTCTCCCCTTACGCAAAATCCGCCGCTTCATACGAGCTTTACTAATTTTGCGACGGGTTTCAGCAGAGCGAACAGCACCAAGCGCATACTTGTTGCCTTTTGCGGCTTCACTTCTCTTGCGGCGGGTTTCAGCAGAGAGATTTTCTCGTTTACTAGCTTCGCTTATCTTGCGGCGAGTCTCCTTGGAGAACTTTCTGCCTTTTTGGGCCTCTCTAATCTTTCTGAGACCTTCTTCAGTGTGCTTGTAGCCAAGCGAATTCTTGTTCCCTTTTTGGGATTTGCTCATCTTGAGGCGGGTTTCTTTAGAAGCTCTTTTACCTTTGTTTGCCTCACTCAACTTACGGCGGTGCTCTTTAGATTTTTTCTTGCCTTTCATTGTTTCGCTGAGCTTGTGTCGTGTTTCAGGAGAAGGGTTGCAAAGACCCCTCCCACCAGCTGTGAGATTGTATCCGTAGCGAGGACTGTTAGACTTGTACATTTGAATATATAGCGTTTCTCGTTGATTCAATTCCTCTTCTGTAACAGCGTCAGGATAGAGAACCCAAACATCAAATTTTTCAGGACCGTGTTTCTGAATTGCGCTGTATAGATATGGAGCGTTGCCATGCCCCAATATGTGCTGTTTCCAGCGCCCATCCACAGTCTGCATAGTCTTTCCGATGTAGACCTTGTTATTGATGCGGTTGCGAATTTGGTAGATGGTGTTCATATTCTACCACTTTCTATCTGTTATCTCTTTGCAAATATATTCTACGTGGTGCCTACCGTATATCAATGGAAGGTGTCGCCCAGACGCTAGCATCTTAGGATTTACCCAGGCACTCGACATCGCCTCCTCGAAAGAAATATAACATTCTGGATTCAGGGAATCTCCTTTTGCCCTCCAGAAAATACCAGTTGGGATTCCCAAATAACTTGCAAAAATACCTATCCCCGATTGATAAGAAATCGTAAAGCGTGCACGTTTGATGATAGCATAAGTCCCACCAATCCCTAATTTTCCGATAAGGTTAATCCAGTGCTTCTGGGGGAACTTCTTGACTTCGGGGGCTACATAGTAGTCATAGTACATACTGTCGTAATCTGCTCCAAGGACTACAACTCGCAATCCTAGCTTCTCTTGGCAGTACTGTCCTAGTCTTGCCCAATCCTCCCCAGACCAGATTGCTCCGCGGTTGTGCCCCTCACCGAAATTCCCAGCCAGAGGACCAGGATAGAAAGTACAGTACGGCCCAGCAGATTGATAAAGGTCATCGGCAAACAGTTCCTCCTCTTCTTCAAACCGAAACTCCTTAGCAGCATCCCAGTTGATAGGGTATTCAGGAAGCCAGTCTTCCAGCCGGATTCCTCTCTCCAAAGGAGCATTTGGCATCATAACGAAATATCTTTCCCCACAGTAATCCATCCAACCGTCAGGAAGGTAGATGTACCGCCCTTCTGAATCCACCCGTTCGTCAGGAGGATGGATATCAACTATGAGCATAGCAGCAGAGTCAACAAAAGAAAATCTCTGGACGAAGCCTAAGGCCCGGACCTGGATATGGTCGGGACCAGAGCAGTTCAAAGACACGTCAATCCTATCTGCATCGTAATGCTTCGCAACAGATTGTATCTTATGGAGAGCCCAAACTGAATCTCCGATACCCTGTGGGAGTAGAAAGTTCACATCTTCCTCCAAGAGTCTGGCAATTCCTTCTCAATCTCGATGTTCTCAAAAGGCTTCCCCTGTCGAATGCCCACTTCTTTTACCCATTGAGCCATCCGCCGCAGCCCTTCTGACAAAGAGACAGTTGAATCTGAGCCTAGAACTGTTCTGCACTTCGTATTATCGCAGAAAGCATGCAGCACTTCCTTACGAGCCGGCAGATGAATTGCTCCAGTTTTTCTCCCCATAGCTGCCTGCACGTTATGGAGAAGATTGTTCACTGTATAGGGGATGTCAGCACCAATATTGAAAACGTGATTGTATGCATCCGACCAGAACGGCGCTTTAGCAATCACCGGAACTACATCCGCAATATGGGTGAAAGCCCTTGTCTGTTCCCCGTTTCCAAAGATTGTACAAGGCTTCCCTTGAAGAATCTGGTTCATGAAAATGCCAACCACGTTCCGGTAGGGGTCTCCGATATTCTGTCGTTCACCATAGACATTGTGGGGGCGGAAGATGATGTAGTTGAGGCCGAACATCTTGTGGGCTGCTTCAAGGTCAAGCTCTACAGCATATTTTGAGATTCCATACGGGTCCTCAGGCCGGGGAATCATATCCTCTTGCATAGGAACCTGCCCCGCTCCATACACCGCAATACTGGAAGTAAACACGAAACATTTGACGTTGTGACGGATAGCAGCATTGATAAGGTTCACAGAGCCTAGAAGGTTGTTCGTGTAGTTGAATCCCCGGATGAAATGACTAAGCCCTTCAGCAGCATAAGCCGCAATGTGGAAGACGTACTCAAAATTGCTGGCTGTAAAGATGTGGTCAACTAACACAGAATCGGTAATCGAGCCGGGAAAGAAACGTGCGTATGGATTGATATTTTCTGCGAAGCCTCCGGAAAGATCATCCAACACTCCCACCTCGTACCCTGATTTGAGTAAGCAGTCAACTACGTGGCTCCCAATGAATCCTGCACCACCTGTTACGAGAATTCTCATAATTGTCCTTTCAAAAAATCTTCTGTAAAGTGCTCGTACCTTTTAAGGTTGTTCAAAAAGTGAGATGGCAGTCTAGGGTCTGTTGTCTCCCGCCAAATAAAGGGTGCACCGCCCCTTCTGAAAATGTCTTTTCCTAGTGCTATGTCTGCAGCGGCCTGGCTCTCACTCCTACTAAGAAACTCTGTACAGATGTCGTCAGACGAATGAGAGAAGCTTCCTACTTTCTCACGAATCTGTTGAGCACCCCCAAAATAGCTAAAGTGCCAGCCAGCATTTTCTATTTGTTGAGAAGACGGAATGATAGCACGTGCACTCTCAGGACCCCCCAACCGTTGTATTTCTCCTACTGTTCCAGCTACAGCCTTATTCCAGCTGTCCACATATCTATTAATGCTGTAGTGGAACATCTCTTGTTTCAGTCTAAATGTCCGTGTTATTAGCTTTGAGAGATTCTCTTTGATTGTAACAGCACGAGGGATTTCATCGCAGTCAGAGATTATGACTACATCCTCGGGGGCGGCAACCTCAAGGATTCCTCCCATCAAAGAGTTGCGTTGATAGTACTCCCTTAGCCAACCACTATCCCTCCCAGTGAATTCTGGGGTAAGGCTTTGAAGGAGAATGTGCCGTATTTTCCCTGTGAAAGGATTGAACCGCTCCCAATTCTGGTAGAGGATTGGGGGCTTCTTTTCTGCAGAGCCGACTCTCTCTAGTGATTCGACTATGACAAAGGTGTCTACAATAGGAGACATCTCATTCAAGCGGATTTCTAGCAAATCTAGTTCGTCAAAAAACATGAAAGCATCAATAAGTTTCACGTTTCACTTCACCTCTTAAACAAAACCCCAATGCCGCAATTCCGCAGAGGGTCTTCCCCGCTTTCTCCCATGTCCTGCCTTGACCGGGTATCTCTCGCCACGATTTCTACGGAGTACTTGTCCTTGCTAATCTCCAACCACACCTTACCTACCCCTGAGTTAAAGTCCACGATGTCGTGAAAACCAAGAATGGTCTCAGCATAGGGCCACCACAGCTCAAAATCTTTCCGTACAGATTCTTCAGAATGATCAGCGTCGATGAATACCGCTTGTGGGAAGGCTCCGAGAAAATCAACAGCCTCACGGACAGTTTCTTCGCTCCTACTATCTCCAGGGATGAAATACACATCCGTAGAAAGTCCTACAGGGCGGTCACCAGGCCTGTTATCAACTGTAACAATCTTTTCAATCCCCGCCTCTCTTGCAAACGCTGCTGAATACCCTTTCCAGGAGCCCAGCTCAACGTACCGATGAACTCCCAAGGCCAAGCAAAGAGCTATCCAAGTGTGATATTCCCTCCCTCTCTGGAGCATCTCGGGATGTAACTTTGGTAACATGACTAGTAGCCCCTCCCCTGCTCCTTCCAGAACTCTGCAGGGTCCCAGCCGTAGTGCTCAATGAATGACTTCAAGCAGTTGTCCCAGATTCCAATAGCTAAGTCTGAATAACCAATGCTCTGGTTGTGAAGGTGAAGATGGGGGATATTTGGGACGATCACTACAGGTTCTAGCCCTTTCAATATAGCAGCTACAGGGTAATCCATATCGTAGACTAAGCCATACTTCTCATCAAATCCCCCAACTGCTTCCCAAGCCTCTATGGGAACGATCTGACCAGTTGGCCCCAGCTTCTGATGGAGGCAAGTCTTAGCAACTCCCCGGTATTGTACATACCAGCCGTCAAACTGAACCTCCCCAACGGGCTTCTCTCCCCCAAAATACCCAACAGGCTTTCCTTCAGGGAGGAGTTTTCTCCAAAACTCTTCGCTCTCCAAATCCATAATATCCCATTTCGTTGCGTGTTGGTGCCAATGACCAGGTATTCCCCTCACGCAATCTTTATGGGGTACAAGAGCTTCCATACAGCCAAGACTTACCCCAGCAGCCTTCTGAAGTCTCTCGTCAGTGTCTAGGGCTTGAAACCATTCTGAAACGTGCTCGTGATTCTCCCACAAGGGGGAAAAGATGATGTCGTCATGGAATAAGCAGGCGTGGGTATAGCCCAGGTCCTTCATCCATCTCATTGCGGCATTGAGTGCCCCGTTGATCCAGTGATTAGTTGGGTCATTGTAACGGAGAACTTCTAGGTTAGGCTCAGCCCTAAACCAGTCAAGAGAGGGGCTATTGTTTTCTTTCCAAGTCTTGCTCTGAATATCAAGAGCAACATGGATTATCAGACGAGGTTCTGACCTACGAAGAGAACGAATGGCCCGGATAAGCTTCTGTCCCCCAGTGCTGGCAAACACTACCCCTACTCTCATCGCATACCTCTTTCAATTATCCGCTTTGCCAACGCTTCAGTAGTCAGCTTCTCATATAGAACTTTACGGAGCCTGTTGTACATATCTTGCCAAATCCCCAGGTCCCACTGAGCCTCCGGAAACTTGCTCCACACGTCGTATATCTTCCTTGCTTCAATCAGAAGTTCCTTCGGCATATGTTCCATCGTGGTAGGTGGGCAGTTTTCTAGCCCTGCAAAATATGGAATTGCACCAGCAGCTAGAATCTCATAGTGCCGCATACAATCCCATCCGCCCTTCTTCATGGTGTACCCAAAATAGCTTTCTGTGTACTGCCGGTAGTACCAAGGCTCGTCGGTGTAGATGTAAGTACTCCGGTCACGAGGGTCTAGCTGAGACATCAACCGGATTTTATCAACAATACGGATATTGTTGTCATGGATGATTTTCTCTCGGGGGATAGCAAACTGAATAGACTCCCTCGGCTGGTTGGAATCTGAAAATTCCCGCTTGAGATAGATTCCCTTGCTGTCTACTTCCTGCATCACGCGGCTATCATCCAGCCCGTCAACAAAGATGACTCGGGAAGGGGGATAAGCCGATACAACCTGATCGAAGAAAGATAAGTCATGGAAGATGTCCCCATAGACTACTATGTCAAAATAGCGGGTGGAAATCTTCTTCGGGATATCCGTCCTGTCTACAAACGAATCATGAGGCAACAAACCCCATACCGTATAGCTGCCTGGTCCTGAGGTACGGTACATTGCGCTGATCCGCTGTATGTCAACGACATCAGGCCCTAGCAAGGAGCGTAGGCCGTGAAGAAGCATATCACATTGGTAGTCGTTAAACTGCCCTTGGGATATATAAAGGACTTTCGGCATGTTAGATTCCTTGCTCTTTGCAAAATTCCCCGAGTGTTTTCCCAAACTTCTTGGTGAACGCAGCTGTTACATCACCCCACAATCCAACAGAAGGATCAGCATAACCGATACTCTGATTGTGAAGGTGTAGGAAGGGACCATCAGGGGCGTACAAGATTGGTTTGAGGTTCTTGTAAGCGCAAGCCGCAATGTAGTCGTGATCGTAATGAACCCCCCATTCCTCATCAAAGCCTCCGACAGCTTCCCACGAAGCAACAGACACAATCTGAGCTGCTGGGCCAAGACGGAAACAGCGCCCAAATTCTTGAGAGTGGCAAGCGATATATTCGACAAAGAAAGTCGGGAAATCAATCTCACCTCTGACCGGCTTTCCTCCAACATACAGCTTCTTCCACAACTCCTCACTCTCCAAGTCCATGGCATCCCACACGTGGGGAGGATAATGCCAGTTGCCTTCCGTGTGCCGAATGTTTCCTGGATTCAGAGCAAAGGTCTCCATGTATCCGAAGGAGAGGCCAGAGGCTTCCCGAGGAGTCTCCTCAGCTGCTATCCTCTCAGCCCAGTGAGAGATGTACTCTCTGTTTTCGGGTAAGGGGGAAAAGATCAGGTCATCGTGGAACAGACAGACGTGAGTATGCTTTAGGTTCTTCATCCAGAGCATAGCGTGGTTGAGAGTCCCATTGATATGAAATTTGTTCTTGAATTCCCTCACAAACGTGTTTGTCCCGTCCACCCCTGGGAGTCTCGGGTTGGTATTCCAGGTGTTACTTGATGTATCCACAGCTACGTGAATAGGGAGTTCCGGCTCCATCCTACGAAAAGAGCGAACGGCACGGCCAATCTTCTCCCCTCCTGTTGTCACAAATGCTACACCAACGCTCGTTTTCACCATACGTGTTCTCCTCGAATAACAATCAATCTATCATCTTCAACATCAGGACGGGCTGTCTCAGGCTGAACTATTTCATACCTAAAACGAAGCTGCGGGATTACCGCCTCAGGATGCCCGACATCCTCGATTACATACACCCCGTCAATACCTAGCAAAGAAGCCAGAATGTTAGCTGTTTGAATCTGATGTTGAGGCTGGTGGGAACCATCATCTACCATAAAGTCAAAGTCAGGACCAGCCCACCCTCCCGCGTTCACGAGATCAACAGTATAGCTTTGATCACATTGGAAGAATGTCATTCTCTCTTCGTGCCGTAATCTTTCAATCCAGTTCGGATTAGACTCTAAGCCATAGATGATAGCATTTGGGAAATAGTCCCTCCACATAAAGAGGCTCCAGCCCTGGTCTATCCCCAGCTCCAAGACTTTCTTGACTGATTCCCGCCTGTCCTTAAAGAGACTGTGATAGTATGGAGTGTAGTTATGCCCCCCAGGACCTTTGTCAGTGCCGTACTTGAGAGCAAGTTTGCAAAGCTCTGTTTCTTGAGCCATCCTACCCCCTTTGTAAAGGGGTGAGTTTCCCCACCCCCTCAAAAAACTAGAATTGATCTTTCAGGATGATAAATTGCGAGCCATTCAATGTAAATCTAGGGATACTACAACAGGTTGGAGGGTCTATCTCCATTTGGGGGACAACATCCGGGGATGATGTTGTAATCTCAACTGCAAAATAGTCGGTAATCCCTCCTGGGACAGTGTACTGGAAGACAGCGCGAGTCCCTGGGGGAATGGGGGTAAACGTGCCGGAGTATACCAAATTTGTAGCACAAGGAAATCCGGTACACCGCCAGATGTTAACTGTAGAGGTCTGATTATTAGGCCCCGCGTTCCAGGAGTTTATTGTAAAGGTCTCTGCAGACTGAGCAAATACAACCCCAGAGAGATAAGCATAGTTGTGAGCGGAAACAACTTGAGCCTTCACTTCCCGAACTTGGTTGAAGATTAGCCCAAAGCCCACAAGTACAAACAGCAACAGACTGATTACAGCAATTCTCTTTCTCATCTTGATTCTCCTTTTCCCATAGCGAAGGTGATGATATCCCCCCGTTCATTTCCGGGACGGATATCACTTTCTTCCCTTCCCCTATATAGAACGCGCAACCCTAGCTTTTCAGCGAGAATGCCCAGACTAGGCTCTGTCCACAGCCACAAATGCTCCTTCGCCTTCCAATGTTTCCAAGCCCGGAGTTGCGCGTCTTCCCATAGCGGCACGACTGAGACGTTCGGAGTCACCAATATAAGTACCCCGCCGCCAGTCAGGCACGCCCGTAGGCTGGACTTGAGGCTCTCTAAGGGGTCTTCTAGGTGTTCCAAAACGTCAAACATGGTGATAATGTGGGCTTTGACGTCAGAATCGAGCATTTCAATGACTTTCGACTGGATTCTCTGCCTCGCTAAACCAGCTGCTATTTGGTTCGGCTCGAAACCCACACAATTGTAGTGCTGCTCTGCGAATCGTAGGAACTCCCCTATGCAACAGCCGATATCCAGCAGAGTCTGCCCCGGACGGAGCCAGCGGGAGACTACGCCTAGGCGGGAGAGATTCAGGGGGGTATTGACTTGAGGATTGGTTGCGTATCTAAGGTAGGTTTCAGCGTAGTCTTCCCGATAGATTGTTGAATCATAGTGATACTTTGTACGGATTGCCCCGCAGCTAATGCAACGGATGTACTCTTGGTCTTCGGGGGTTATGGTGGGATGCTTGCAAATTGGGCAGGAGATGCTGCTCCCATAGAGTTTCACTGGGCTAGTTCCCCTGAATTACTGGCCGTAGGCTACTGGGAACAGCCGCTGCCCTTCAGCAATGAAGGGATTGCGGAAAGGAGTCCCGTTCTGCAGAGAACGGCGCAGACGGCGATGGCACTTCGCACGGAGCTTCTCAAATTTGACTTCGCTCTTGCTAAGTTTGACTCCGCCCTTTTTGAGTTCTCTCTCCTGTTCCCGGCTGCCGATGATCTTGCCCCCCGGCTTCACGTCAATAGCAGTCACTATGGCCCGGCGCATATTGCCCTTCTCGTCCATCAGGGTAGTTTCCTGAAGGACTGCTGGGCGCGGATGACGCTCCTCATAGGCCGCATAATCCTGGAGGGAAGCTTCGTACAGTTTCCGGATAGCTTCTGCGTCCTGGGGGAAGTTTGGAGGAATGCAGAGATAACCAAGCCCACTCCGGAAAAGAACTTTCCGCTTTTTCTTTGCCAAGTCAGACTCAGGATCACCGATGTCTACGCAAACTTTTGAGTCATAGTAGAACCGGGAACACGTGCCATCCTTACCAAGCTCCCGTTGGAGTGCGTCCCCATTCCAATTCGAGAAATAGCCGCCCTGTACTACAAAGGAAATCGCATCTGACGGAACTCCGAATTCAGATTTGCTCTTTGAAACCCGGTGTTCTGGGCCCTCAATGATTTGACCTTTTTCCCCCATCGTCCCTGTCCTGGAAAACAACTCTGTCTGCAACTCCATTTGAACCCTCCTTGCATAGACAAAGGGGCTTCGTTATGGAAGCCCCTCCGTACTAAAAGAACTTGTGCAGTGCCTTAGATTGAACCATCGTCTCCGCAGTAAATGAACCTGCTCTCAACGATGCCCACTTCAAACCTAGAGCGAGACTTGAAGCGGTACACTTCAGAACTGAAAGAGACGCCAGATGCCGGATTCTCTTGGAGGATTTCCAGGGGATCACGGCGCTGGAACACGACTGCTTTCTTGAAGTCACCCAGATACCAGGACTTGGCCGGTAGGAACCTCGACACAAGGAGCTTGTACAGCCCCTGCAGTGGGTTGATGGTCATTGTGAACCCAGTTGTGTCTGCCGTTCCCGAAGGTACGGAAGGCTGCAACGTAGAGTTCAACAGCTTCGCAGCAACGAACTTATCGAGAGTGGAAACCAGAATAGTATTCGGACTCACGAGGAACTTGTTCCCCAGCGGGTCCACGATACTCATCAGGTTGATATCTGCCGTTTCAAGGAAGGCCTGCGACAGCCGGTTGAAGCCCGCTGCAACAGTTGGGCGGTTGCCCTTGAATGTGCTGTAAGTTCCGCCTCCGCCAGTCCCGGTATAGCCGGTAGGAACTGTATCAGAGAAGCTCACGTCTGGATCAACGGTAACTCCCTGCAAAGTCCCACCAAGTCCGGTGACTTTCAAGATCACATAAATCTCTTCCATGATCTTGAAGTTCTCGCCCATCTGCGAAGCCCGGTTCTTGATCTGACCTGTCTGGTCATCGTCAAAGAGTTCCCTCTCAAACGACTCGATCATACCGACCTTCACGTTGGTGAGAACACGGCTCAGGCCGACAACTGGATTGTCCTGGAATTCCTGCCCGCGGTCAACTCTCTTAGGCAGGTTCGGACGGTACAGTGGCGCATAGTATTCCTGGAAGCGGCGGGATGCAATCTCCGTCACTAGGTCAGGGTACACTACGGGCACTGTCTGGTAGCTGTTGATTGCGTAAGTCTGGATGCCAGCCCTCAGAAGCTGTCCAAAAGCAGACTCCGCATTTGCTTCACGCAGTCTCGCGGCCTGATTGTAAACAGACTCACGAAGACGGCGGAAGCTGAGTTGAGGATTCAGCCAATCAATCTTGGCCGCTGCCTCTTCCCAAATTGTTACGGGCCTTCCGTTATGCATGTTGTCTTCGCTCCTCTGTTAAATTGTCGCGAGCCTATTGTACGGCACTGATGCAACCGCAGCGTTCTGTCCAGGAACGATTGCGATCAACAGTGGGGTTACGTGAGCAGTTGCTGAAATACCAACGGATGCGCCGGCAGTGACCGTGAAAAAGTTCTCGGGTGCGACGAAGCCGATGATGTTGTTTGCCGATGACCCTGTATGAGTGACCTCTTGAGGGTCTGCTCCAATGGTCACGGCGTCTCCTGGATAATACGTAGCGTAGTCACCCGCTGTGAACTGAATAATCCCACGGGTGATGACGGTGATCCTAGACACGGGCAAGTTCTGCCCGAGGTTGTTGATCGGGTTCGTATCATTCGAGACGCCAATGAAGTACTGCGCTGCCGCTTGAGAGCCGGCATCGCCTGCGACCATAGGAGTGGCAATCGCGGTAGCAACGACCCATTTCATCATGTCACCAGAGTTGAAGCTGGTACTTAGATTGACAGGTACGCCACTGACCCGCTCTTTTTCAACCTTAACGTTATTTAACGGCTGACTCACTTGTCATCTCCTGACTGCTATTCGTCTTCCTTCACTGGGATGCCATCGCTGGCAAGCCCGTCAAGAAGCTCAGAGTTTTCTGCTCCGGTGGGTCTCCAGGATACAACACCGCCTCTGGCTCCTGCACCATCAACGCTTTCAGACAACCTGGCAATCGCGCCTTCTGTAGCAGATTCCAAGAGGCGTGCTGCCATCTTGATCTCGTGGACCTGTTCCTTGCGGTTGAGACCATACAGGCTCTCACGCAGAGTGCGAGCAGCTCCAAGAGTCAGAATTTCCTTTTCGACGGCCAGCGAAGTCAGCTGGTTGGCAGACTTCACTGATTCGTTGAACCGCATAATGCCCTTGTAGCGGACAATCTTGCGGTCCTTCGCCCGATTCGATTCGCGGAGGCGAGCAATGAAACCCTCCAGCTTCTCGATGCGGCGATTTGCTTCACGGACGATGGGCTTTGCGAACTTCCGCGCACGGCGGTTGCGAGCAAAGCGGGAGGTTTTGATCTTGTAGGATTTGCCAACGCCTGAGGTGGAATCATCTTCCGTTCCAAAATCCTCATCGCTGTCTTCGTAACCACGGTCAGGGTCTGCACCCTTCGGAAGCGCCGAATGACCCGAGTGTCCGAGACCACCCGCGAAAGACGCCTTCTTGACTTGTGGACCTTGCGAGGAGCCATCAGCTTCACGACCACGTGAACGGTGACGGCGGTTGCGGCCAGACTCTGCGACGTTTCCTGGTCTCATCATGTCGTGTTCGTCCTCATCCTCCAATGCTTCTAGGGATTCGGACAAGTCCTCTTCGGAATCGTCGCCATCCATGCCCTCATCTTCAGAGCTGTCATCCGCTTCTGCGGCAGAAGCAGGGACACTCCGGGATGAACCTGGTGTCGGAGGAACGGCTGCGGCTGGGCCAGAAGGGCCACCACCCGGTGGCATTGCCCCCATCCCATCCTCATCTTCGTCCTCATCCTCCATCCCTTCGTCTTCCAATCCTTCGTCCTCGTCTTCCAGACCTTCTAACCCTTCGTCTTCCAGGGATTCGCGGGAGCCACGAGAAGCCTTCACCTTGCGATGCTTCCCGCCCCCGCCAAATTCAGTCTGGTCTCCGAGGTCGCTGCGAGTTTCTTCGTCCTCAACGTCCGCTTCTTCCAGTTCATCTGGAATGTCGGACGGCTCAGGCTCACCCAAATCTTCGTTGTCAGCGCCCTTACCAGCGGCTGCTCGGAGTGCTTTCTTCTTTCGGAAGCGCAATCCCCCTGAGCCGCTGGAAGCCCTGACCTTCTGTTTGTTCATAGAATCACTCCCTCCAGACGGATTGATGTTGCTGTACTGCTCTTCGTTGACTTGACCCGGTCCCTTACCTGATATTGAGCTGGCCGCATGCAAGACCTTCGATGCTTCAAAGGCTGCTTGTTTCAGTTCATCAGGGGAATCGGAGTTGTAAGCCGAAACGAGAGAGTCAGCAACTTCCTTTGCCTTCTCGGGACTCAGGATACCAGCTTCTCTCGTTCGCCTTTTCATTTCACCTAAAGTTACCTTCCGCCCTCTGCGGCTTTCAAGCATAGCATCAAACTTGCCACGAGCCGCAGGTTCAGTTACCACATCAGCGGAATCAACCCGCTGAAACTCTTCGACATAGTTGACTTGCTCACCGCCCATGTTCGCAGGGCGAGTCTTGCCAATAGCGTTAATCGAGATGCCGAACAGGCCCTTCGCGGTAGGCTCATTGAGAATCGTATCAATCATATCAGTGAGCCACTTCGCTGAAGGGAAGAAATGAAGCTTGCCCCTAAGCCTTACTTTGCCTGTTGTTGGGTTGGCGTCCGTAAAGCAGTCGCTGTACCAGCCAACCAACGCACGCATTGTCCGTTCTGGGAGGGTCTTCTCGGAGATAGCATCCGGGTGATCACAGAAAGCCTTGGCCCCGTTGAATACTTGGACACCTGCTTTGAGGGCTTCGGCGCTGTAAAGATTGCGATCTTTACTATTTCCTAACCCCTCCTCTATAATAGTAACTAAGTAAACTCTTCCCTTTTGTTGAGTACCACTTTTCTGCTTTTGGGCGTCCTCTTCACCTTTTTCCGTAAAGGCATCCTGGTGAAAAGATTCTCGAATTCGAGAAGCCAAAAGTTTCCTCTTCTTTTTCTTTCTACCAGAAGCGACAAGATGTTTCCCCGTAGACAGGGGAAATTTTTGAACTCCTGCCCGTTGCAACTGCCCCGTAGATGAAGAGGAATTGCTCACGCAGCCTTCCTAATGAGGGGGAATACAACTTTGCAAGTTTCGCTGATCCTCTGGCGATGCTCTTTTGAGAGGTGTCTCCCTTTCAAGGCTTTGCTGATTTTGAGACGGGTTTCTTTTGAGGGAACATAGCCTAAGAGATTCTGATTAGGCCGCCCATACATTCGACTCCGTTCCTGAGGGGTCAATTTCGACAAGAACCTGCTATGGGACTTCCGCATCTTCTGCTTAGCTTCTTTAGTCCTCTTCAGCCCATAATGGGGGCTATCCTCCCCCACCCAATCTCTCACCCGCTCCCTCATCAACCTGCTTAGTTTTTTCCGGGCTGCTTTAGACATATTTGATGCGTAGGAATTCCCCCGATGTATTTCTCTCAACCTTCGGAGACCGTCTTTTGTCATCACGTGGGGCTTTCTCATCTTCTCTAGAACAGCCTCGGAAGGATTTGCGAGTCCATCCCCACCTTCTGTAAGATTGTAGCCAAATCGGGGGTCAGTAGTGTTGTAGATTCGGATATACAACTTTTCCCGGTCATTCAATTCAGATTCGGAATCAGATTCGTACAAAATGCAGCATTCAAAATTCCCAGGACCATATTTCTTGATGGCCCTTTTCAAGTAAAGAGTAGAGTTATACCCTGCCATATGTTCCCGCAGGCGAACAGACAAAAGCCTTACCGTCTTGCCAACATAAAATTTTCCGTTGGTAATGTTCCGAATTAGGTAGATGCTTCCCATTTCAGTAATTTGGTGCCCGAGACTTTATGAAATCCCCATGAGAGAGTTTCCTTGAACTATCATCAGCAAACTTGTTTCCTACTTTCTCTGCTTGTAAGTTTTGAGGCTTGTTCCAGTTCCCCACCCTCGGTGCTACCATCGTTGAGCCTCTGCGAGTTCCTGCTGCATTTGGCCGATGGTCCACTTCACCCTTCATTGGTGGCTTCAGTCTCATATCCGGGGGAGGGTCGGAAATTGCGGCGTTAAGACCAGGACTTTTGGCAAATGGGTCACGCATTTGATTGGCGCCCCTGGCTTCTCTATGGTATTGGTTGAACCTCCGCCCCCGGAACTTTCGCCCAAGCTGCGGGATATTGGGACTGAACTCATCACTTTCATCAAAGTCCCCTCCGTGCTGAGGACCGTCCACCGTAGGCCTGCTTCACTGCGTTGTCGAAACGCTTCACGCGAGTTTCCATTGCCATATTGCCGGCAGTCCGCTTCCGTTCAGCATCAACAGCGGTGTCTTGCGGAATGGCATCATACGTCAGGGCCTTCCTCGGGCGAGATAGCTGTCCGACTCCTGGACGGAATCCAGAGCCAGGGAGGATATCCTTGCGGTTCTTCTGGTCCAGGGCCTCCGTTACTGCCTTCAGCTTCTTGCCGTATTTCTTGCTGTGGTCTGCAAGGTGTTCAAGCAGAGCACCCCTCTGCGTCTCAGAAAGGTCTCCACTCGCCAGGAGCATACGGTGCTTCATGATATGCTCCTTGTGAGGGTCATCTTCAAAGGCTTCGTTAATCTTCCCGAGGGTCAGGAGAGTCTTGTGCTCTCCGTCAATGATCTTCGTGTAGTCCTTGGAGTAGTTGTCAGTGGAGGTCTTGCCGTTTGTCGGAACACCACGTGCAAACCGCTCGTTGTTCTGCGAAGCCGGCAGGACATTCGCTTCACGGAGCCGGAACGTATCGTCAAAGATGTCATCCGTGATTTCAGGGATGGGGATGACTTTGGACGGGCGTCTCTTAGCGCCGAGAAAACTCTGCGTCACGAAATTCGGTCCAGGGTCATCAGCCATGGAGGGTGTCAAATCAAGTTCGCACAAGGGCATGTTAGTTCTCCTCGAAAAAGAGGAGGCAGGGGCACGAGTCCTGCCTCCAGCGTGGGGCAGCTAGGTACAAATTTGCGTTTCGTTTCATTTCACCTAAATTTACTTTTTCTTCAGAATTCCTTAATGACAAGTCCAGACTCCTGTTGCTGAACCTTCGGCACGCCCGGACTGAAAGTAACTCCATCACGCCAACCGGGTGCGTTTGAAGGCTTGGAGTAGAATTCCCGGAGGTCAATCAGCTTTGGTTCGTCTTCATCGCGGTTAGACTCCATCACGCGGGGATTGACTCTTCGCTTGGACTCCTTCTTGTAGGAAGTAACATCTGGAACGTCCCTAGACTTCATCCCCCTTTTGCGGAGTTCCTTAGACAGAAACTTGCCAGCCCCCGACCCTTCATGCCGTCCGCTACCGGGTCCACCCTCAGCACCTTCCACCCCATTCTTCAGGCCGCTGTACCGCTTGTCAGTGAATCCTTCTGGGTGGCTCTTGTCATAGCGGGGGGCCACGTAGTTGTTGCCGGCTTCACCAGTCCTTCTCGCTCTGAACAGCAGGTCATCGCCCATCTGTTTCCGAACCTTCCGTGGGGGAGTGCATTCTTGGTCATCATACGGACCACGGCCACCTTCGCGTGCGAAGTTGCGAATTGCTCTTTCCCGTTTTCTGGCAGCCTTAATAATTCCAGCATGTGCACCCATCGTCTCGTTCTGTTGTAGCTGGCGAACAGCTCCAGGCTTATTGGCGTCCTGTGGATTCAGAGGAATCGGCGGCTTGTTCTGCCGGATGTCCTCGCTGGGCTGTTCAGACTTCTTGGGAACAGGGACTGGTGACTGTTTACCAGAGTAGCCAGGGAGAGCTTCTTTCTTTGAGGCTTGCATTGGAGCAGGCTTGACAATCTTGGAAGGCTTGGGCTGTTGAACTGCAGCCTGTTGATGGAGTGCCTTCGCCTTGCTGTGAATATCCGCGTGTTGTTCCATCGCTGCAATGTGAGCGTGCCCGAGGTCAGAGTCCAGGCCTGCCTTCTCTGCCTGTTTCTGGTGGAAATGCATCGCAGCTTTGTTGGCCTTCATAATCGCTTGCGGAGGAAGTTCATTCAGGTGCGAAGGGTCTCCACCGTGCTCGAACATTTCCTGAAGTCTGCCGGCTCCTTCCTTCGTGTAGCCGAGGGACGCTTTGAAGTGTGCTAACCCTCTCCCTGTATGGACTCCATATTTGAGGGCCTGCTTTTCGTGAAAGTGTTTCGCTTCTCTGGCAACTTGTCGCGAGGCATCAGCTTCACGCAGGCGTCTGATGCATGTTCCTTCCCTCGCCATGAAGTTGCCGATTGTCGGAGGGGTCCAGTTTGCGCCTGGGCCTTCCTCAGTAGCTGCTCCTTCAAGATACCAGGTCACGGCTTTCCTCCCCGCAGCAGCTTGATCAACTTAGCCTGGGCTGGTGATTGGATATAAAATGCTATGATCACCGCGGCCAAACCATACCAAAATGAGAGGTTGGGGTGATTGTGCACGTAGTCCGCCACTGTTGGACTAGCATACTTCCAGACAGCTGTGAGCAACAGTAAAACTGTAATCCAGTGCAGCTTCAAATACGCGATTGCCTGATTGATAAAATTCATACTCAGCTCCTCATCTAAATTTACCTGCTAACTGCCTAGCATCTCATCTGTGAGAACAATGTTTGATCTGTTCAACTGTTCTGCTTCAGCCCTGCTCACGTTCAGCCTCTCCTTCGTCATTTGAGCATAGTCTGTTTTCAACACCAGCTCTCCTGTGATTGTCCGCCCATCACGCCACGCAATTACATTTTCCACCCGGATTTGTTCGTAGCCAATATCCTTCCGATATTCTGCTCCCTTCAACCAGCGCTCCAGGACGTACACTACGTCCCGTGCCAGGTTTAGGATTTTGTCGTTAGACTTCAAAAATGACACCAGGCTCATATTCCGCTGGTAGGGCAACTTTGATGCGGAGAGGCTAGTGGCTCCTTCGTGTTCCGTCTTCCATGAGATATCTATCTTGATCAAACGTTCCTTGATGACGTTGATAGACAAATCCATATCCTCCGCGTTCCGCCCAGTCTCCATAACCAGACTTAGCAGATAGGCATAGGAGGACATCAGGAACGTGCAGACATCGTGGTTCTTGTCAAGCATAGGGGTCAGCCGCGGTTGCTCATTCCGTAGGATGTCATATATGTTTTCAGCCATTTCAGTTCACCACCGTGACAGAATCAGATATCATCTCAAAAGCTGCCAAGGAGCCTCCAAAGCCGCAGCCTAGGTCAAGTCCTATCTTGCCGGCCTGCCGAAAGACTTTCTTGAACGGAACGTGCGAGAAGATTACTGTTTTGCCAGGAATCCGTCTCCAGTCCTGTAGCCACCAATCCCTTTCCGCAAACAAGGTCTGTTCCTCCCGCTCTAGCTCCTTGCCCCCAAAGAGTCCTGGATGGCCTCCCGCGTGGCAGGCTACAAACGGGAACGTGTCATCCTCGTACCATTGATGGAGGTCGTGTTGCAGGAAGCGGATATGCGACTCCGGGATTTCCATCGGGATTCTAGCTTCCATCAGTTTTCCCCCCATCAAGGGGTTCAGAATTCTCAGCTTGCGGTGACTCGCATAACTTTCAAAGATTTTGTGACCGGACATCTCTCCCCAGAGAGATATCGTCTCCCAGGATGTATTCTCCTCAATGGCTTTTCCGAACATGTATTCATAGCAGCCCCTGAGGAATGAGCAATTTGGTTGGGTCGTTTTGAGCTTGAGTAGGAATTCCATCACGCCTTTACTATCTGGTCCTGGCCCAAGGTAGGAGCCCAGGAACAGCAGGGAGTCATCTGCGGTTGGTCCTATCTTGTCCAACAGTTTCCGGAGAAGGAAAATTTCTCCTCGTATGTCCGGTATTACCCACTTACGCACTTTGTCCTCCTATAATTCAGCATCAGTTTTGACAGATAACGACCCATCGAAATTGGAATACAATACTGAACTGCCCGGAAAATTCACCTTGATGGAGAATCGAAACACTCCATTCTTCCCCATTTCAGCAGGCTGCGCCAAGTCACCAGATGCAAATGTGTAAGTAACCACCCCAGAAGTAGCGGGGGAAACAATCGTCATCGTCTTCGTTGTAGGAGACTTCAATGGCCCTTGAAGACTGGTAATTGCGTAGAGCAGCTGTACCGAAGTAGCAGTTGTCAAGTCAAGCGGGATTTGAGCTGGTGGGCTCTGGGAGTAGTCCGTAGTCATCAAGGTGAATTGAAGCTGTTTGCCTACTTCGCCTATTGTTAGATCAGCCACGAGAATTTCTCCCTAAGTTTCCTGCAACGTCTGAACAATCTTTTCGTCCACCAAAACTGATGTTGTTCAAGACCTATTGACTAGAACTGATGCTGCACAAGACCTGCTGACCAGGATGTTACGAACTATCTTTTGGGAAGGAGTGAGTATTGTATATGCGTCAATGTTATGGGCAGTACTTGAAGCATATGCAATATCAGCATCTATATTATGGAAATGACTGTTAACGGTACTTGCATCAGCATCAATGCCGTGAAAATGGTCGGAAAAAATACCTGCGTCAACATCAACTTGGTGAGAATGGCTAATGAAGATTCCCACATCAGCATCTAAGTTGTGGGACTTGCTCGAAAAAACGCCTGCGTCCGCATCTACGCTATGGGAGTAACTCACTGTAGCCAGAGTCCCCGCAAAATCCACGCCCGTGATGTCCGCACCACTGACCGTTTCATTTGCGCTAGTAGGTGAGAAGGTGTAACCTGTCTTGGATGGGGTGATTATGTAGGAACCGTTATATAAAGGTATTGTGTAGTTTCCCGAAATATCCGCTATCACCGAACCATTCTCGGTTCCACTATAAGAAACAGTTGCGCCTGCTATTCCCGCGCTGCCGGAAATGAAATGTTCGGTTGCGTTAAATACGCCGATACCCGTGGTTGAATCGTAGGCATTCGCAAACAATGAAGTAGTAAAAGATGCCTGGGGAGTACTCGTTATTGTACTTAATTGGTCTTCAATTCCCGCCACATAGTTAGAACTTGTAACACTAGCTTCCCGCAATGCCCACGGAGTATTGGCAGCTCCTGTGCCCCCTCCAGAAACAAGTTCGTTTATCCCAACTAGTAAATCTCCAGCCAATGCGGAAATCGTCGGGCTAGTCCTGATTGCAGTAGTTTGATTTGCTGTTGCTACTGATGCTCCCCGAAGCGAATCTGGGCCACTCCATTCACCAATAGCTGTACACCCATTCACATTTCCACCGGCGGTCACCGTTACAGTTTCAGCGCCCGTGGCTGTACTGAAAATCCACGCCCATCCACCCGCAGCACTCCCTGAACCATCAGCAGTATCGTATACGATATTCCAGTTAGTGGTGTTAAGTGAACCCTTAACTTGTGTGATGGCGTGGGCGAGCGTTCTATACCATGCTACAACCAGTAAGTTTCCTTTGGTAACATTTCCAATATAAGCCAGGGGGAACGTTGAAACCGCCGTATGAAAAGCGCTTGCTGCACCTTGAATAAATTGGTTAACAGGAGGAGTTGCACCGCTCGTTTTTAAGGTAAGTGTACTCCAACGGGGTTGATAATAAGTTGGATAAGTTCCTGCATACAACATACGTAGAGAAATGTTGTTAGTAGCAACATTGGAAAGAACATCTCGATGCATGAAAGACGGAACAATCCAACCCGTTGAGGTATTCACCTGCGTATAAATTTGCAACCACGGACCGGCAGG